TTGAGCAGACGCATCGCCATCTGGTCCTGCATCTTCTCATCGAACATCTCGTCGCCCGACAGGCCCATCTCTTCCATGAGACCCTGGAGCGTCTGACCGACGATCTGATACTTGCCGAGAGCAGACGAGCCCTTGCCGTCGCCATACTTGGCACGGTTGGCGGGGTTGGAGAGCATCTGGCGCTGCAGGTCGCGGACCTGGTTGAGCGACATGCCAACGAGGTTCTGCGGACCGCCCGTCCAGGCGCCGTTGTCGAGGGTCGCATTGTAGTTGCCACCGGACTCGCCGCGGGCGATCAGCTCCAGCATCGAGCCAGAGAACTGACGGATAGCCTGGCCACCGGCGCCAAGACCGCTGGTGATGCCGCCCGAGAGGCCCTTGCCGATCTCGGAGAAGTTGACGCCGTTCAGCCCACCCTGAAGCAGGTTGACCTGCTGGGTCAGGCGGGCGACAGCCGAGGTGACGCCATCCACATGATTGACCGTGGCGTTCGAGAACGTGTTCTCGCGCATGACGGTGCCAACCTGATTGGCAGCCTCACCCTGGGCGTTCATGGCGCCGACGACTTCGCCGAGTGCCTTCTTGATGTTGTCGTAAGGGCCGAGGCCGAAGTAGCTGCCGTTGTCGAGACGCAGGCGCATCTTCTGAGCGTCGTTGAGCTCCCTGCCCTGCTGACGCTCGAGGAGCTTCATTTCGCGCTCGCGAATATCCTCCTGGACGTTCTCCAGGTCGCGATCGGCCTTCTGGTTGCCCTTCATCACCTTGTCGAGGGCTTCCTTAGCCTCGGCAGCGGCGAGCAGCTCACCATGGAGCTTGGCGACTTCCTCGCCACCTTCCTTCACCGAGCCGTAGTCACCGGAAGCAATCTTCTCGGCCATTTCGGCGGCAGCGCCGGATGCACCGTTCATGTTCGCGGTGATGCCGGCGATATCGGCCTTCAGACGCTCAAGCGCATTGGAACCACGCTCGACAGCCTTCGTCTCGTTGCCGGCGCCGGCAGTGGTCTTGTCAGCGCCGAAGGTCTTACCATCAAGCAGCGTGAGCTTCTGGAACTCGCTGTTCCGGAGCCCGCGCGTGAAGTTGATCTGCGCCTGGATGAATTCCTTGTTGTCGGTGTCGGCCGTCTTCAGCGAATCCTGCAGCGCGGTCAGGCGCGCGTCGTATTCGCCGATGATTGCCTGCGACAGGCTCTTCTGGTTGGCCAGAAGCTGCTTGCGATACCTCTCGGTGATCGCAGACTTCGACTCCTCGTTATCCTTCGTCGCGGCAAGATCGGACTCGAAAGCCTTGTCCTGCTCGCCCTGCAGCTTGTCGTATTCGCGCTGACGGGCAGCGATTGCCTCATCGAGGCCCTGCTTGTAATCCTCAAGCGCCTTGCCGGTTTCGGCCTTGGCCGCCTGAGAGATGATCTTCGGGCTCTCGGCGATGACCGCGGCAAGCTGGGCCTGGGCATCTTCGATCTTCTTGTCCCATGCGCCAGGAGACGACTGCGAGCGCATGCTCTCCATCGCAGCGATGCGATCCTCGAGCTGCTTGCGGCGAGTGTTGACGATCTCCTCGGCCTGGCGCTTGGACTCGGCGCCGAACTTCTTCAGCTCCTCGTAGGCGTCCTTGACGCGGTCGGAGAACATGCCGAAATATTCGCCGGCCGTGTAGGCAGCGACGCCGACGCCGACGATCAGCGGAGCGAAGGCAGCAAAACCGCTGACGAGAGCGCCAAGCGCCCCACGCATGCCCATGAAGACGAACTGAGCGCCGGTCGCCGCGGTTGCCATGTTGCGGAAGCCGCTCGCCCCGAGTGCGATATTGGAAACCGCTTCGCCCATGTTAACGCGGAAGATCGACCAGGCGGCACCAGCAGCCTGAATAGCGGCCGTCGTGGTCGTGATGCCGCGGGCCAGCGCCAGCATGCCGAGACCACCACCGACGAGAATGGCGATGCGGCCAAGCTCATCACGAAACTCAAAAGCGGCTTCGACAGCCGTGCGCATACCGGAGACGATCGAGGACAGTCCCTGCCCTACCGAGGTCGCGATCCGGTTTGCCATGTCGCCGGACAGGAACTGGTTGATGTCGCGGAGCTGCGTCTTCACCTGGTCGAAGAAGCCGCGGCCGCCTTCGTTGGTCGCCAGGTTCTGGAAGTTGGTGCTGAGCTGCGTGAGCTGACCCGAGAAGGTCTGCATCATGCGCTGCGCGGTGCCACCATAGACGCGATCAAGCTCGTCGTAGAGCTTCTGAAGCGCGGGGCGCGCTGCGACAGTGCCGGTCTGAATTTCCTTGGCGAGCTGACCGACCGTCATGCCCATCGAGCGGGCAAGAAGCTGCATCGCAATCGGCATCGATTCACCGATCTGCTGACGGAGCTCTTCCATCTGCAGGACGCCCTTACCGGCCGCCTGGGTGATACCGAGAATGGTGCGGCTGAAGGCTTCGTCCGAACCACCGAAGGCCGCAATGCCGTCGGCGATTGCCTTCAGCGAGCCGTTGGTCGGATCAGTGCCGGTTGCCTTCAGCTTGACGAAGCCCGAGGTGATCGTGCGCAGCGAGAACGGCATCTGGGTTGCCTGCTCGCGCAGATACTTCACGTTGTCCGCGGCGTCCTTGATAGGATCGGCAGCCGTGGACATGGCCTTCATCTGATAGTTGAGCTTTTCCATCTCCGCATTGATGCGGACGATTTCACCGACCCAGCCATTGGCCGCGCCGGTCATCTTCGACAGGCCCATCGAGACAATGCCGGCGACGATCGACACGTCGCGCATGGTGCTCAGGAAGCCCTTGGTCGCGCTATCCATGCCCTGCATGGAGCGAATGACATTGCCGCCGTTAGCGGCAATGTTCTGGAGGTTAGGATTGGTTGCGATTAGCTGCCGCTGGAACTGAGCAAGCGACTGCCCCGCCCGGAGCATACCGGTCGTGAAGCTGCCGTCTGCAAGCTGAAGTTCAACGCGAATAGCCGTCATTATCAATTCCTAAGTAAGGACTTACTTAGGTCAGCGGCCAGCAGCGATCTTCATCTTCAGTGCCCGCAGACCCTCACGATCGAATTCAGGGTCCAATCCGGTCTTCGGGTCGATCCGGATCTCCGTCGGGATTTCCTTTTCGAGCACAAAGACCTCACCGGCCTGAGAGTTGAGTGACTTGAAGGCGGCTTCGTATGCCTCCTTCGAACCCACTGACGCCATCAACTGGATCTGCCTCAGATCCTTCTCTGCCCGGATGCGGTCAATCATGTTCGAGATAAACCAGAACCGCTTGACCGTTAGCTCCAGGACTTGATCGACGGAGAAACCATACTCGGCCATGACCCTGCAGATCAGGAAGCCAAGGTCGATCTGGCTTACTCCGCCGCCGCGGACTTTCCCGTCTTCTTGACCTCCTCGATCACGGCCGGATCCTTCGAAGCGACCTCACCGTTGACCGTCAGGATCATCTCGTAGAGGCTCTGGATAACGTCGAGCGTCCACTTGTCGATCTCGGAGCGCTCAAGCGTCGGGAACGCGCGCTGAATAGCGCGAAGGGTCATTTCGGCTTCCTTGATCGGGGAAGCGTCCAGGCCGAGTTCCTCGATTTCCTTGAGGTTCTCGATAAAGGTGCCGACGGTCGCCGGGACCATGTCGTGCTTCTTCCCATCTTCCGTCTCGATGACGACAGCGGCAGGCTTGCGAAGGGAAGCGATGTTGATGACCTTGGTCATTTCAGTCTCTCTTGTGTCAGGAGGAAAAAGACCGGCGTCCCTGGTGAGAGGCGCCGGCCGTGATGATCAGAAGCGGTGAGCCGCTTAGCCGGTCGCAGTCACGTCGCCGAGCGCGAAGAGCTGGCCATCGTCGAGGGCGTAGCCCTTGAAGGCGGCCGAGAAGACGCGCTCGTTGTCGAACTGGTAGGCGAAGTTCAGGGCGCCGGGGCACATCGCGCGGTGGATGGTGAAGTCGTCTTCACCGGCCGTGCCCTTCGGGCGAAGCACGAGCGTCTTGGCGAGTGCGAGCAGGTTGGTGTTGACGCCGTTGGAGACCTTGACCTGAGCCTTGGTGGCATCGACGCCGCCTGCCAGGTTGACAACGGTGACGTTAGCCGGAGTTGCGACCGTCTTGGTGATCACGCCATTGCCGGAAACACCGCGGTTCTTCGCGGTCACCGTGACGACGCCGGCCAGTGCAGAGGCAACGTAGGGGATGGCATTGGCGTTGATCTTGGCTGCGAGCGCAGAGGCGGCAGCGCCGATCGAGGCCGGGATTGCCATGTCGTTCGGGCCGACCGGGGTCGTCTTGAACGTAAAGACCGCGCCAGCGATCGAGATGCTGTCGGTGTTGACCGGAGCTGCGGTGGCGAACGTAACAGTGCCGACGGCCTTGGCGCCATCGGAAATGAGTTCGGAGCCCGGCATGATGGCGACGAGGTTATCGAGCGTCGTCTCGGCCAGCGGCACCTTCGCCGAGACCGTGCGGCCCATGATGATTTCGCCGATCGGGGTTTCACCGAACTGGTCGACAGTAATTTCCTTCGTAGACGTGGCAACTTCCACTTCGACGCCGCCCTTGGTGAAGCCAAGGTCGATCCCGTCGAAGAGAACGTTGCAAACGCCGAGCTTTACGTTCTCGGTGGACGAGGCCATTGCGCATTCTCCTTCAGCGACAGCTTCGCCCATTGCGGACGAAGATAAGTAAGCACTTACTTACAATACCGCAAAACGGGAGGACTTGACAACGGAAAAAGTCAGTAATCGCATACTTATGCGTCTGGCCTCGGATAAGGGTGAGAAATCATCCCTCAACCAGGCCGCTCGACAACCTTTGCAGGCGTTGCTAGAGAGGTTGCAAAACCATTCGGAGCCACACCAATGCGCATACTCAAGGCGGCCGCGGCCGCACTACTCATCTTCAGCTCGCTTACCCCGGCAGCGCAGGCCAAGGACGTTGATGACGCGACCTATTTCGTCATGCTCAATGTCATATCGAGGATGAGGATCATGTCTGAGAACTGTCGCCTGCAGTTCGACAGCAAATATGACGCTGACTTCCTAACGGCGCTCGCCAGCACCAATGTAGATGTCGGCAAGGCTACCCAAGACCTGATCGAATATTACAAGACGGAGAAACACCGAAGCGGCAGCGAATGCGCCGCCGACAGTTCCGCCCGCCTCGAGACCCTCGACAACATCTACAAGATGACGCTCGAAAGCATCAGCAAATCCTGACGGGCTAAGCCTTCCAGTCCGGCTTAAAGCCGAACGCCGCCTTGAAGTGCTGCGAGAATTCCAGGCCGTGGCCTTCGAGGCGCGGATACTGGATCGGCAGCGTGATCGGATAAAATAGATTGACGTGGGCCGGGCCGCGCTCTTCCGAAGCCGGATAGGTCTCCAGGCTCTCGACGATCAGCGCCTTGCAAACGTCAGCGGCAAACTTCGCACCGTCGACAGGATCCTTGTGCCGGCAGATGACCTGCAGTTCCGTCTTATGCCAGCCTTCGATGAAGGGATCGATGTTGATACCGGTGAGCGGAGTGCGGGTCATGACGCCAACCAGGCACTCGGCCGGCATGAAGCCCCGAAACAATGAAACGCCGGCGACGACCAGGCCCGAGTCGATGAGCTTCTTTTCCAGAATATCGTAGATCACTTGGTCGATACCTCATTGATGATCTTGGTGATGGCCTCGATCGTTTTCTGTTCCAGCTTGGGTTCCTCGTCGCGTGCCGCGCGTGACAGAAAGCCTGAGCCGACCTTGTTCGGATTGGTTGCCATCTTCGCCAGCGTCTTCGGGCCGGGGCCGTTGACGCGCATGACGTATTCGTAGTTCTCGTGGACCAGGGTCGCGTAGATGTCGAACTGGTCCGAGGTCAGCGGCGTGCCCGAGGCCGAGAATGCGTCAGGCGGCATCTCGATCCCGATATCGATCTGAAGGCGGCCGTTCATGCCGGCATAGTCCTTGATGATCTGGATGCCGCGCACCAGGTTGCCTTCGTCTTCCGGCGCCCATGCCCTTGCCGTCTCGACGATGTTCGCCGCAGAACGGTGCATGGTCTTGCGAGCCGTGTCCGGCACCTTCTCGGCAATCGTGCGCAGCTCGGTGCGAACGGCCGTCAGACCGGTGAGCTTCATCCTGGGCTTCATGCCGGCACCAATTCCAGATCGCACTCGAAGTGATCGACCTGGCCCATGACGGAGCGCCGGACGTGCCTCGAGGCGATGACGAAGGTCATGCCGTCGAATTCAAAGCGGTCGCCGATCGCGACCGTGACGTAAGGGGCGATCAGGATCTTGGCGCGCTCGGCCATCTCCTCATCGGCAGAGCCGCGAGAGGCGGACGAGTCGGCGCGAACGACGGTCTTCGCCGCGCCAATATTCAGATTGACGATGCCGAACGGGCAGTCCGCGGGCTCGGAAAAGGTCGGCCGGGCGTGAACGTCGCGACCAATGACGCGCGAGATCTTGCCTAGCACGTTGGGCTCAAACATCGTCGATCTCCACATCCAGGAAGGAATTCGAATTGGGATGGAACAGACTGTCGCGCACCGCGGCGTAGTCCTGGATCGAGATCCGGTCGATCTGCTTTTCGACGCCATCCTCGAGCTTCATGACCGCTGCGTGCTCGACGCCGTGATCGGCCAGCGCGTGCAGCGTGACCTCGTTGTGGATCGACAACAGCGCATGGCGATAAACCGAGCGGATGAACGTCCTGGTGGGCGTGCGGCGCCCGCGGCGATCGACGAATTGAAGCTGGAGCTCCTGGCGATCCTTCATGACGTAAGCCATCTGCGCCTGCCTGGTCGGGATGCGCCGGCTGCGCTCGATGAGGGAGACGCCCAGAACCGCCCGCTGAAGCGAAAAGCGCATCTGTGCGATGTCGCGATGCACCTGAGCAGCGATCTCGTTTGAGAGATACGTCTGGGTCTCGCTCAGATGCTCCAGGGCTGCGTCCGACAGGCCAGACGACTCGATAGTCGTCAGCTTTTCAGAAACGCGCTGGTGAGCGTTTTCAGCGATTGAGAACATATGGTCGCCCATGCTCTCCTTGTCGCGTTCGAAATAGAGACCGGCAGCGTCGTATGCTTCGGCAAAAAGCTTGCTCGACTGGTTCGCATAGCCAAACTCGGCCGACATCAGCGCCGTCGTGTGGAGAGCGCTGAAGGTCTGGGCGAGATGGTCGTAGCGAACCGCTGCCTGGTCGGCAGCCTCGGTGAGGCGATGAGGAATCAAGTGCGCTTGATCCTCATGTTGAAGTTTACGTAGCCGACAAGGGCCTTCATCGTCTCAGAGCCAATGCCGTAATCGATGGCACCGGAGCGCAGCGTGACGGAGCTTTCGCCGATGGTCTCGGTGACGATGCCCTGCCGATGCTTCTTCTGCACATTATCGCCCTGCAGCAGTTCGTTGGCTTCGATGAACTGTGCGCGGCGAACGGCCTTCTTGAAGGCGGTCGGAAAGTCGGTGAACTGCTCGGGCGTGATATCGCCCCACATGTCGCGCTCGATGACGGTTTCTTCCATCAGCTCGCGCGGTGCGATCGAATTCCAATCAGGGCGCCAGCCACCAGAGGAGGTGCTCCCGACCGAAGCGCGATAGACCGAGAACTTCATCGGGATCAGCGTCAGGCGGCGATAGGCTTCCGTCAGTGCCGCGAGCTTCTGGTCTTCGCTTGCCACGTTCCAGCCGGACGTGTTCGGCGTGTCGAGCGCCATGAACTCGGCGGCCTCGAGCGTGATGAAGGTGTTGACCATGGTCACGAGGCGCTGCTCGGACTCGATGGCGTAGGAGAACGACCGCGGGATGGTGCCCTCGGCCGTCTCGATGCCGACGCGCAGGATACGCGCCGCACGGATCTCGTCACCCTCGAGGCGATTGAACTCCTTCGGGATGGGGATGACCTTCTGTCCCTCGGCTACATCGAAGGGCAGCGAACCGAAGTCCACAACCACGGCGTCGTCGCTGTCGTAAAGGACGGCAGAGATGGCCGTCGGGGTGACGGCCGCTCCATTGAGGTCGGTGAACTTGACGATCACCTCGACGATGTAATCCTCGGGATAGAACTTCACGGCTTACTCCTTCGGCAGCTCCGAAGATGCCTGGTTGATGGCAGCCGAAAGGTCGCCGGTGATTGCCGCATTCTCGACGGCGCCGACGACCGGCTCATCTGCCTTGATTTCGGTCGCATCAGCGGCGATGGGTTCGACGACAGGTTCGGCCGCGGTGATACCGAGCTTCTTATCGCGGGCGGCGACAGACTTTTCCTGGGCGTCGAGGATCATCTCGATCAGCGTCGGGATCGAGCGGTGCTTGACGCCCCACTTCTTGCCGATTTCGCGCAGACCCTTGATGCCACGCTTCGAGGCGATCTCTTCCAGACTTGCGCGGGTTTCCAGAACCGGCACCTTCGCGGCAAGCACGGCTGCAGCGGCGATTTCGGCAGCCTTTTCGGCGTGCGTCTGGCGCGTGAGCGGCTCGAGCTTCGGCGCACGCTCAGCGCTTTCGCTAATCAGGCGATGCTGGGCGCCGGCCGGCGCTTCGTTGCCTTCGGCGTCGACTTCGAGGAATTCCATCGAAGCGGCCATACGGTCGCGGATGTGACGCGGCAGATACTCATCCGACACGCCGTCGGTAAAGCGGACGGGGCCGAGAACGCCGGTATAGCCGGCCATGCGCGCCGTCGCGACCTTGAGCTTCTTCATTTCCATATTAGAGGTTCCTTATGCTACGAGCTTCTGCTTTTCGGACTGCGGGATGCCGGCGACGATGCGCCTAACCATGACCGGATAGGGGTGAACGCCGTCGACCGAGGGGATCTGATAAATCGGCGTGCCAACCGGCTGCACCTCGGCCGTAGCCGAAGTGAAGGTGATGACGTTGCCGTCGACCTGGGAGATGATCTTGTTGGTGGCGCCGACCAGGATCACCTGCTCGGGCTGGTAGATCGATCCATCCGCAACCGTGATCGAGTTCGTGGCGTTCAGCGGCTGGGTGAGCGTCGAAAACGGCAGCTCGAGGTAGCCAGGCCACTTGCCATCGGCGCTGGGCGAGACCCAGGCGCTATAGGTGTCGACTGCGGCATCGGCGATGCTGCCGAAGAGCGCAAGGATACGAGCCCTCATTACCCACTTGCCAGTCGCCGGATCGGCTTCGTTAGCGGGCCAAACATTATTCGACGAAAAGGACTGGCCGGTAGCATCCCTCCAATTGTTATTGGTCGTGGTGCGACCCAGCGGGGGAACATAGACGTGACGAATGCCGGGGTAGCGAGTGTTCGAGCGGGTGCGCGGATTAAAAATGCGCGTCCACCACTGAGCGATGGTCGTGCCGGTGTCGTTCTGACCCATCTGATTGACGAACACGGTGAAGGGAAGCTTGGTGCCACCATTCATCGCCTTCACTTCATCGACAATATCCCAGCGCATCGTTGCGATGGTCGACCCGGTCCCGGTCATTTCGTATTCGGCGTGAGCGCCAGGCCCAGCCATCATCATGTGCGGGATGCGACCGATGCCGGCCTTCTTGTCGAGCCAGCGGCGAAGCCAGCCGAGATTGCCGCGATCGTCGGCGGCCGCGCTGAATTCCTGGCGAGCTTCACCGATCGAGTCCACGAAGCAGCAGGCGACCGGACGGCCATCCCAGCCCTTAGCAACCATGAAGTCGGGGCCATAGACCTGCGGCTGAGCCTGCGAGGCGTAGCTCACATCGAGAGGGCCAACCGAGTCAGCGTCAGGATTGCTGATATACGCCTCGACGGTCGCAAGATCGGCGCCCGACCATACGCGTTCGCCGCGATGCTTCTGGATCCGATAGACGGGGATCTGCTTCTCGCCAACGGCCGTGTGATAGATAGTGAAGAAGGTGACCTTGGTCTCGGAAGTCACCTTATTGGTGAAAACGATTTCGTCCGACCAACCGCCCCTTGCCGCGGTAGCGATAGTCAGGCCAGGCGCGCCGCCGAACTTGACCTGCACCATTTCGCCATTGGCGTAGGCGAACACCTTATCGATGATCTTGGCATTGGTCTGGATTGCACCCGTCGCCTGCTCGCGCGGCGAGTTCCCGCCTTCGGTCAGTAGAAAGTTCGAGAAGTGGATGCGCAGATGGTTGACCGGGTATTCAGGCGTGTTGACCACGATCTTCGAGACGACGTAGTTGTGGCCGGCCGCGGCCGTGACCAGCGTGCCAGTCGGCACGCGGTTGCGGGTCGCAAAGAACATGTAGCGATCGGGATCAACATCGACCGGCGCGGCGACAAGAGATGCCGCGGCTACGCCTGCCATGAGGCCGACAATTGAGGACAGGAACGACGCCATTAGGCCGAAGTCCTTCCGATGAGCTGGAACTTGCCGTCCGGGAAGCGTGCAAGCGTCAGCAGTGCAAGGCGCTTCTCGGACTTGAACTTGCCGTCGATTTCCTCAACGATCGCGCCGGCCCCAGCGACCACCTGGATCTGATTGGCACCACCCTGGCGAAGCGCACAGTTGAAGGCAGCCGGGAGCGATGCCGGAACGGTGACGACGGTGCCGACCGTGAAGTCGAGGATCATGCCAACATCGGTAGCGACAAGCGTATAGGTCGAAGTGCTGATCGTCCGAACGCGCGTGGCGTCGGAGCCTTCGGCGATGACGGACTCGGTGCGCGGAATGGGCGGCGTCGGGATAATCGTCGTCTTGCGATAGAGAGAACCGGCCGGACCCAGATCGGCACCGGCGCCGTCGACCAGGCGAGAGCCTGCGAGCTGGGCCGCGATCTTATCGACCACTGCGAGCGGAATGTCGTCGGAAATGCCGCTGGTGAAATTCACACCCCGGAACTTCTTGCCGGGAAGCTGCCCGGTCAGATTGGCGAAGCTGGGCTTCGTGAGCTTGATGCGCGGCATTGCTTTCTCCGAATAGCAAAATGGGCGGGAATTGATCCCGCCCATCATAAGTAAGTTCTTACTTACTTTCAAGCTTAAACGAGGACGCCCTTCAGGCGAGCAACGGCGTGGGTAGCGCGGAGAGCCGCACCGGTATACCACTTGACGCGCCAGCGCTTGGAGTCCTTGTTGAAGTTGGTGCCGATTTCTTCCAGGCGGACACCAGCGGCATCGCCGGCCCAGAGGCCATGGAAGCCGTCGACTTCGTTTGCACGGACTGCGTAGATCGAAGTCGTCGCAGAGCTGGAGCCCTGAGTTTCGGTCTTCGAAATGTAGTCGTTGATGATGACCGGCGTGCCGTCGTAGAAGCGCATCGGAGCACCGAAGTTCTCGACCATCATCATTTCAGCGGTGTTACCACCGTGCAGACGGTTGAGTTCGCGAATAACGCGCCAGGTTTCGGAGCGCATCATCAGGAAGTCGCAACCGAGCGGAACGGCATCCTTCAGCTCGTCGAGAGCGGAGTAGGCAAGAGCCGCGCCATTGGCACCAGCCGTCAGCGTGCGATCGACATCGACCAGCTTGCGCAGGCCGTCGAACTGCTTGGCGTTGACAGCGGCGTCGCCGTTGATGAGGACGTTCTTGAAGTCGCGGCCGACCGCCTTGATCTTGAACTTCGCCTGGACGGCGATCTGATCATACATGTCGGACTTAACTTCGGAGATGAAGTTGGCGATATCGAACTGACCAGCCAGGATCTTGATCTTGGTGCTGATGTTCTCGACCTGACCAGTCGACTCTTCGATATCATCGTAGGGGTCGATCCAGCCGGCGCCCGGCAGAGCAAGCTCGCGGGTGTAGCTGAACGTGTCGTCCTTGGCCCGAACGAAGGGCACGAGGGCGAAAAATTCGTCCTTGTCGAGGAGTTCCTCGATAATGCCGCGCTGGCGATCGTCTTCAGCCAGCTTTGCGGCTTCGGTCATCAGAAGCGGCATACGTGAATTCTCCTTAAATGCACATAGCCCGTCGTGGACTACGTATGTAAGCACTTACTTACAATAGTCCAACGGCGGGCTTCTGCGCAAGGGAAAAGTAAGCTAGCGCTTACTTTTTTCGCTATAAGTTGAAAATTGGCTTATCCGCCGAAGGAAGCGCGGATACGATCGACGCCGGACGTGATGCTTACGACCTTCTTTTCCGGGGCCTTTACCTGGGCGCTATTCGAGCCCGAGCCCGGATTGACCTTCGCCTTCAGCAGCGTTTCCTTGTCCGGATCAGCCTCGATGATGCGCTTGAAGGCTTCATCGAACACCAGCGGATTGCCGGATGCGTCGACCAGCGGGTTGCGGTTGGCTGCGGACTTCGGCTTGTCGTAAGCCACAGTCCTGCCTTCCTTCACCTCGAAATGCTCGCCGTAGAGCTGGCGAGCCTTTGCGGGCGTCAGCGTCAGGGTATCCTTGATATAGGCCGACTGACCGAAGTCATTGCCGATCGTCAGGGTGTCGATCGTCCTGTCCTTCTCGGAAAGCTTGCCTTCGAGGTCCGCGATGCGCTCCTCGAGCGACTTGGTGTTCTTGGCGTGCTCTTCGGCCATCATGGTCTTGACGCGATCGAAGTCGCCGCGTGCCTCGGCAGCAGAACGCTCGGCGTCCTGTTCCTTCTTGATGAGCTCCTTGACCTTTGCCGGATCGATGCCTTCATAGGCCGCGAGCGCAGCAGCAGCGTCGGATGCCTTCTTTTCGGCGTCCTTCAGCTTGGTCTTCTTATCCATGACCTCGCGCAGGAGCTTGGCCTTTTCGGCTGCGAGCGCCTTTGCGTCCTTGCCCTCGTCTTCAGCGGCCGTAGCAGCGGCTTCGGCATCAGCAAGTTCCTGGGCGGCAGCAATGGCTGCGGCTTCAGCAGCAGCAGTCTCCTGCTCGTGCTTTTCAACGGATGCGGCTGCAGCAGCAGCGGCGATCGCGTCGGCGTCCCCAGCTCCACCGGCGCCAGCGCCAGTTTCAGGGGCGAACATGATCTGAGGCGCGCCCGGATACGTCATGGACGATGCATAGATTGCGCCTGCGGTTGCGATTGCGGTCTTCATTCTCAGTCTCCTTTACCCATTGTCTCGGGCGTTTCGATTAGGCGTAGTCGGGTTGGTCCAGTATCTCGGACCAGATGCGGGTGCAGGTGCGGCCGGTTACTTGGCTGCAGCCTTGGTCGTGTTCGGCTTTGCGGACGTGGTGCGGGTGACCTCGCCCTGACGGTTGGGGGCGGCAGCGGGCTTGGCGCCACCGATGGAAGTGGGCAGCGGCAGGAGGTCAGTGCCCTCGAGCCACTTGTCGATATCGGCGTGGAGCGTCTTGCGAAGCTCCTTCTTGAGCTGCGGGAAGATCTTGTCGACAACCGACTTCATCTGCTCGCGGCGCACTTCGATCGGCCCCTGGAGCTTCGCCAGTGCCTCGGCGGTTACCAGCTCGTCGTTCAGGCCCATGATGTCGAAGGTGGTCGGATAGGTGACCAGGTCGTCGGTCGGAGCCGCCTCGCCTGCCCAGGCAAGCACGGTCTTGACCAACCAGTTTTCGGCGTTCTGGCAGGACTGAGCCTTCGCCAGAAGCAGCGAATTTACCCGCTCGAAGTCGTATGCCTTGGCGACACCCGAGGAATTGTCGATGCCGACGGCATTGTCTTCCTTCGTGCGCTCGCCGGCGAGACCGACGGTGTTGTAGATTTCGTTGATGATCTTGTTGATCACCGCCAGAATGACGCCTGCCTGCTTGGGATCGGGCGACAGATATTCCGGGCGCGCAGACGAGCCGGCGCCAGCGTCGTAGACGAAGATGCGCTTGGTGCCCATTTCGAGCACCTTGTTGAACATGTCGTCGCCCGACTGGATCGCCTGAGACGGGATCGCGAGCTGGGAGAACGTCTGGTCCTGAATGATAGCGTCCAGGTTCGACAGATAGTTGGCGACGGCGCGATCGAGATAGGCGATATCGTCGATCAGGGACGTGACGCGGTAGCTGTCCTCATTGATCGTGTGATCGGCGAAATAGACCGGCACGAAGCCGAGCTTGTGATAGCCGAAGTCGATCATCTCGACCTGCTTGACCGGCGTGCGAATGCCGTTGATGACCGTGGTCTCGCCGGTCTCGACCTCCTGGTAGAGCTCCCAGCCGTCGCGGGTCCACAGGCGCACGCGCTCGATGAGGTCGCCGGTCGAATAGAAGGGATCCCGATCGTCACGGGCGATCTCGCGCAGCTTCACCCACAGGAGCTCGCCGTCACCATCTTCGTCGAAGGCGAAATCGAGGATGTCCTTGACCGGCACGGTGTATGCGTAGATGCGGAAATTCTGAGCCTTGGCCTCGGCGATCGAGACCGGGCGCGTCACGCCTTCGGAGACCTCGACCTCGGCCTGGAAGTTGTTGTCGACCACAAGCGCCACGCGGCCGCCCGTCGAGTTACCGACGGAGACCAGGCGCATGAGCTGATCGACGGACACACCGCCCTTGGTCGCCTTCTTCCAAAAGCTGGTGACGACATCGTGCGCGTCCGACGTATTGCGGGTGATTTCGCCCTTGAAGAGATACTTCTGGACGAGCTCGACGACTTCCTTGGTGTGATTGAAGCGATAGGCGCGCTGCAGGCGCTTTTCGAATTCGTGGTCACCTTCCTTGTAGTAGCGGAAAATGTTGTCGCGGAACCAGTCACGGCCGCCTCGATAGGCCATGTCGAGAAAGTGCCAATGCGAGATCGACTCCTGATAGCCGGGGTGCCGGCGATCGTAGAAGTTCCTCAGCGCGTCTTTATGTTCCGTGGTTCCGGCCATAATTGTTCCTGCGTCAATGAACGCGCATTGTAAGTAAGGACTTACTTACTTGCAAGCCTAAATCGAAACGCCCAGGATCTTGCTCTTGCGCATCGGGTGACGGAAGTCCGCATAATAGCCGAAAGCGTCGGTCGCGTGCTCGGCGCCCTGCTTCTTGTCGACCTCGTTGGTGCCTTCCTTATAGATGGTCTGCTCCAGGGAATCGATGAACTTGCGGCAATTGGCGTTCACGCGCAGACGCACGTCGCCCTCTGCAGTGCGCAGCAGACGGTTGACGGCGTTGACGCGGTCCTGGACGGCCGGGTGCTTGCGCTTGAAATAGATCCGGTTGAAGCCGGACTCGCGCAGGATGTCGAGCGAGGTCTCGCCGCGGTCGTGATTGCGGTTGTTGCCGGCCGGGTCCGGATAGATCGAGATCTGGTTGAAGTGCTTGAAATAGCGCCTCGACAGCTCGTCGGCCGTCTCCTGGACGTTCGAGCCATACATGACAGCCTCGTCGACCACCCAGATCTCGCCGTTCGGCTGCTCCTGGACGATGATCGAGGACATCGGATCGATGTTAAAGTCCATGCCGATATAGATCGGCAGCGCCGGGTTGAACGGATAGTCGCCAACGTGCTCGGTGCGGTCGAACGGATAGTAGACGCGGCCGGACATGGTCTCGAAGCTCGCCTCGAATTCCTGACGGAAGGAGCGAGGATCCATGTCGCGCCGGCGCGCTTCGATTTCCTTGCGCGGGATGAACGGCGAGGTGATGGTCGGAAACTGCCAGCTCATCCATTCGTTGGTGACCAGGCGCTTGCGGTGATCCTTCACCATCGGGCCGCGCTGACCGAGCATGAAGCGATGGTAGAGCCAATTGTAGGACTTCGGCGTGCCGATGAAGAGCGCCTTGCCGTTGGTCGTGGCGAGCGTCGGCATCAGGACTTCTTCCCAGGTCTCCTCCTTGATGTCCTGGGCCTCGTCGATGACGACGAAGTGCAGGCCGACACCACGCAGCGAGTCCGGCTTGTCGGCGCCCTTGAGTGAGATTTCCGATCCGTTGATCAGGATCATTTCCATGCGCGTCTCGTGGATCGACTTGATCCACTCCTTCGGCATGGCAGCCTTCAGCGGCTTCCACATGAGGTCGCGTGCCATCGCGTAGGTCGGGGCGACATACCAGATGAGCTGCTTCTGCCTGGCAGCCGCATACTTGATCAGCGAAATCTTGGAGACCTGCGTCTTGCCCCAACGACGGCCGGCCACGACGACGCGGAAGCGGTGCCGGTCGTTCATGACCACCTTCTGCAGTCGATGAAGCTTCAGAGCGGAGATCGGATTAGACATCGAGCTCGATCTCCGGATCGGCCTCGCCGGCCAGCATATCCTCGACGGTCGTATCCTCCGGCAGCGCGCCGGTGCCGACGTGGTGCTTGAGGATGTCTTCGTTGGTCAGGTCTTCGATGCTGAGCGTCGGCAGGTCGTTTTCATCGACGTGCTTGTCGGCTTCGAGCAGGTTGAGGGCGGACTCCAGGTTATCGACGAGGATCTTGTTGAAGCGCTGGACAGCCTTCAGGTCTTCATCCGCGGTCGCGATCGAGCGGCCGGCCGAGATGGCGTCCTGGATAGCCTTCTGGGCGAGCTGGCGTGCGAGCTTGAGCTGACGGACACCGGTGATGCGGGTTTCTTCGATCCACTCGCCGCGCTTGTCGACGAACCGCTCGATGGCGCCGGCCGCGGCAGCCGAGGGAGAGCCCGTGGCAGCCTTCTTCGTTGCAGCCGCAGCTTCGTGTGCCCGAGAGCCCTTAACCGCGCCAGCGTTCTTCAGACGCGCCGAGAGAGCCTGCCTGGTGACGCCGAACTGATCCGCGAGCTCAGACAGGCCAGCCTTGCCGAGTTCGTAGAGTTCCTTAGCTTCGGCGAATTCAGCATCAGACAGGCGCTTACCCGTGGAGCCGGCGCCTTCCTTGACTTCTTCCTTCGCTTCGACTTCTTCAGACATGCTTTCTTCCAAATTTTCTCAATGCCGCGGACCTTGAATCTCATCACCGGAGGATCTTCATTCCCGTCCTCTCATGGTAAGATATATATAAGTAAGTAATTACTTATTATCATATATATAACTATTACGATAGACGGATGGGAATTCACGTCGTCGGGCGGAACCAGTCGTATCCTCTCAAGGTGGGAACAAGACGAGTGAATTGACCGTCCGGGCGGCGTTCCAGCATTCCCTGGGAGACAAGGAAGCGAATAGAGATCCGGATCGCGCCATAGCTTGCCTCGTAGGAGACGAGCTCATGGATGTCGGTCGTGGTGAGGAACCTGCCCTCGCCGGCCGCCTTCAGAATAAGACCCATGATCTCCTTCTGCTTCTCGGTGCGACGCGGCTTCACAGCACGAGCCTTTCGTTGACCTTCTGGCGATCGAAGGCAGTGAGCGGCAGCTTCTCCGGCAGGGCGCGGCCGAGGTCGGGGTTCTGGTAGATGCCATACATCGGCGAGGCGAGCGCCATCTGCTGGATACCCTTGATCACGTCCCGCGGCGTCATGGCAGCCACGCGCGAGTCAGCCTTGTCACGGGCGGACCCGGTATTCTCCTGGGCCGAGTTCTTCTGGTAGAATTCCTTGCAGGCGGCGAGGAGCTGCTCGAACCTCGGCGAATTCTCCAGCTCGTTGACGACGGCCTCGAAGTCCTGCGGCGTGGACTCGAAATTGCCGCGGAAGAACTTCATGCCGGCGTCGAACTTGTTGGCGTTCATCGGCTTGACGAAGTTGAAGCCTGCCTTCTGACCGAAGGCGTTGAACTTCGACATGGACGACTGGATTTCGATAAACCTGTGACCGTCCATCCGGGCGACCAGGTTCATCATCCGGTAGCCGGCGCCGATGCCGCGGAACATCGTGTCCACGACAAAGCGCGAGACCACGCGGAAATTGGCATTGATGTAGATGTAGCGGTTGGTGTTGGTCAGCCGCGTGTCGCCGGAGCCCGGCGCCAGCTTCTTGAAGACCAGGTGGCGCTCCTTCAGCATACCCTTCGGCATCCCGACGACGAGCACGCCGATCGTCTGCCCGTCGAGCGTCAGCTTCCAGAACTGAGGTCCGATCGGCAGCCCTTCCGCCTTGTAGTGCAGATCGTGCAGCAGATCCCAATCAGCCTTGGTCCCACGTTCCACATACATGTGATCCGTGAGCGCGAAATTAGCTCGAGGGCTCGCGTTTCGCTCGATCAGTGTCTCGATATCAGGCAGCATCGTCCTCGTCGCCCTTGAGCTCGTGTAGCTCTTCCCAGCGCTGCCTAAACTTCACTTCGTCATGAACGAGGTAGAGCACGAGCAGCACGAGAAGAATGATGGTCATGATCATGGTCAGAGGATCCTGCGGCCCGTGTTTTCTTCGACCCGAACCGCGCGATCGTCCCAGAGCTCGATCAGACCGAAGTCCTTAATGTTGGTGATCGGCAGCACCTGGCCGATGTGCTCGAGGCAGAACTTCTCGATCGCCGGCGTGCAGTCTTCCGGCCCGGCGCAGCGCGCGGTGAAGATCCGGACCTCGCGGCCGGCAGCCAACCAGCTCTTGACACGGTTGATCATCGGCCAGATCGGTTCCCCGACGTGGTCGATGCCCTTCCAGGTGTCATAGGTTGCGAGCGTTCCGTCGAAGTCGACGCCATACCAGCCGCGATCAGCCATTGATGCTGACCTCCTTCACCAGGCCGAGTGCCTGGGCTTCATCGAGGTCGAAGCGCAGCGAGCCGGTCGTGTCCTTGTCGAACCCGATGATGATCTCGCCGTGCGGGGTGAAATATTCTGACTTGAGCGGGCCAGGCCCGACTTCGGTGCCGGCCGGAATCACGATGTCCGCGGTGGTGACGAGCTTTGCCATCAGAGCACCTCGACCCAATCTTCAGCCAGCATGTCATTCTGAGAGGCAAGCCAACCAGTAATGATCGTGCCGTTGGGAGCGCGCAGGTTGATGTGAGGCAGCCTGACGGTCGTGCCCTCGGGGCCGGTTTCGAAATGGTCCTTGTCGACCCCGGAGATCAGATCCATGCCCCAGCTCGTCGGCTCGACGGCCGTGTTGCCAGGCGCGGAGCCCTTCTCCAGGTAGATGAACATGTTCTTGCCGTTCCAGCCGCGGCGCGCGGCCTTGCCGTCGAACTTGAGGTGGTTCAATGCATCGCCGAAATTCATCATGCGTTTGCTCCTTCGACTTCCACCTTTTCGCGGAAGCGCTTCGTGATGGTGAGAGAGGGGCCGAGCTCTTCCTTGAGGTCGGCGTGGGTGGTCGCGACCATGAAGGTCTTGCCCATGCGCCGGGCGACCTTCTGCATCGAGAAGGCGACCAGCTTGGCGGTCGTGCGATCGAGCACGGCGCCGAATTCGTCGGCGATCCAGACATCGGCGTCGGACGCCATGAGGATCGCGAGCTTGAGACGGTAGCGCTGACCGTCGGAGAGCTCCGAGGGCTTGCGCAGGTAGATGTAGGCGTCGGAGATGCCGGCCTTGGCGAGCAGATCGGTTGCCTCGACCGTGGTCTTGCCGACCAGCTCGATCACAGGGCGTTCCTCGAGCTCGACCTTGTTGAGATCGGCGATCTTCAGACCGCCCTCGCCCATCTGTGCCGTCAGATCCTTGAGCAGCAGCGACTTGCCGGAGCCCGACTGACCGGTGATGTAGACGACATCACCCTGGTTAATCTCGATCTGGAGACCGTTGTAGACGACGAATTCCTTGTCGGAGAGACCGAGACCGAAGGCTTCGGCGATCTCCAGCACGCGCGGGGTGCGATCGACCGAGGTGTTGAACTTGCGGGTGATGGTGTAGAGGGTCATTCGAAATCCTCCGGGTCCAGCATCACGTATTCCGGCTCGAGATACGGATCCTCGATCGACCCGTCATTCATGAGCGCCGGCGCCATCGTGGCGCACTGCTTGAGCTCGAGGCTCACGGTGTCGAGCAGACCGGCGAAGCCGAAATAGTCGTTGAGTGGCACGGTGCCGACATCGAGGATGAAATCGTTGAAGAATGCCTTGCTGTTCGGATCGCGGCCGAAGATCATCAGACCCTCGAACTTGCCGGCCTCGATCAGCGCCCTCACCTCGTCGAGCATGATCAGCATGCCCGTCTTGTGATCCTTCTTGGCCTTGTCCTTCTCGAAGCGCTTCCTCTGGCCATCGGAACGGCGGGCCTTGCGCTTCTCGGCCTGCTCCTCGTGCCAGGGCTTGCGGGTTGCGAGAGAGATCACTTCGGCGGTCTGTTCGGTCATCCTAAGTAAGTCCTTACTTAAATCACTGCGCATCAGAAAGGACGTAGATCAGGGCTTCGACGCCCTTCCGTCCGGTCTTCATCTCAATGCCGGCCATCAGACCCTTGAGCTTGCGGCTCTGCTCGATGGTCACCCGCTTGAAGCCGAGGGCATCGCCGACGGGAGCGGCCGTGTCATCGGTTGCCTCGACCTTGGCCTTGTTCTCTTCCTTCTGGGTCTCGACGGCGCCGGAGATGTCGTCCACGAAGAGATCGTCAGAAATCTCGCCAAGCTCAGCCAGGCTGAAATCCAGTTCCTTATCGGTGAAGCCGAGATCGGACAGTTCGAACGTGCCGTCCAGCTCGTCAGCCAGGCGCTGCAGTTCGATCTGGATCGCGGCCTGGTCGTAGTCGGTGCCGGCAACGCGGTTGTCAGCGAGGCGCAGCGCGTCGGCCTGGGCCTTCGTAAGGTCGCGCCGGACGATGACCGGCACCTTCTTCAAGCCGAGCTTCAGCGCCGCCTTGCGCCGGCCGTGGCCAGCGATGATCGTGCCGTCCTTCCAGACGATGATCGGCGAGGTCCAGCCGAACTTCTGGATCGAGGTGGCAACGGCCGCAACCTGGTCGTCGGGGTGCCGCTTGGCGTTGGCCTCGTATTCCTTGAGCCAGGTGATATCGACAATTTCGATGGCGTGTTCAGACATCAGAGATCTTCCGGGTTGGCGAGAGCAGCGTCGAGCACGGCTTCAAGGTCTTCGTCCTTGGGGCCGCTGGCGCGCTTCAGATGATCGGAGAGGAGATGGACCAGGGCGTCACCGGCGTTGGTGAGCTCGTCCTCGGTCGTGTAGCCGTGGCTCTTCTGGGTCTTTGCGATGAGAGCGGTCAGCCGTTCGGCGTCGGCGAGCGGCACCTTGTAGCGCATGACGGCGTGGGTCTTGGCGACCTTCGGCAGAGGCGTTTCAGCCTCGTCCGTTTCGGACGACTTTTCGAAGCTTTCGTCAATCTCCAAGTCGTCGAGCGCTATAACTGACGCTGAGAAAATAGCGTCAATATCGGCCTGCCCATAAGGAAGAAAGCTTTGAAGTTCAGGAACGTCACCAATCTCCTTGAGAAGATCAGAAAGACCGAGCGTGTCATCGGCGCCATACCGGGCGTTGTCGATGAGACCGATTTCCTTGGCCTGCTTTTCGGCAATGACGCCGAGGTTGGCAACAGGCACCTCAGATTCGCCAAGTTCGATCGCCTGTTCCCAGCGATGCTCGCCGCCCAGGATCTCATAGCCAGGCACACCCTCGACTTCGCGAACGACAATCGGCTTGAACATGCCGTTGCGGTTGAGGCTTTCGCGGATCTTGAGCTCGTTTTCAGGCGAGACCTTATTGGTATTCCAGGGGTTCTTCCGCAACTGGGAAACAGCGACGTTCAGATATTCAATCTTGCGCATATGGATGGTTCCGAATAAGTAAGTGATTACTTACTATATCTGGTTGAGAACGCAATAGGCAAGTTTTGAAGGAACAATAATGGCCGTCGTCACGATCGCCCGCAATGCAGTCGTCGCCCAGCTCCGCGACCCGCCCAAGGAGGTCAAGGCTTTCGTCACCAACCTGCTCTCCTACCAGGTTGAAGGCGGTCTCGGCTTCTCCGGCACGTCGAGCTTCTTTTCCGTCACCAGGAACAGCTTCCCGGCTGGCTTTGCCTATCTCGTCAAGTCGGAGCTCGAGAAGATCGGCCACACCGTCTACGAGGTCGCCCGGCCGCACGCCACGCCGCTCGGCCCCGAAAACCCGATCGTGGATGAGTTCGGCAATGATGATCCGCGCTACGACTACCAGATGAAGGCGCTGCGCCAGGTCGAGAAGCATGGCGCCGGCATCATTCGTGTAGCGACGGGCGGTGGCAAGTCGAAGATCGCCAAGCTGATCGCGGCCCGCTTCCGGCGCATGACCCTGTTCCTGACCACGCGCGGGATCCTGCTCTATCAGATGGACGACCAGCTCAAGGAGATCGGGCTCAACACCGGGCAGATCGGTGATGGCGAGCTGCGCTTTGTGCGGGGCGTCAACCTCGGCATGGTCCAGACGCTGATCCAGGCGCTCGAAGAGCCGGATATCAACGCCGAGATCCGCGCGATCGTGAAGTCGCAGCACCTGTCGAAGAACAAGGACGCGAACATGTCCCGCGACGACATTTTAAAGCTCGCCCAGGCGAAGTTCGACAGGAAGACCAAGCGCCGGGAAGCGATCAAGAAGTTCCTCGAGCTTGTCGAGGTCGTCATCGGCGAGGAAGCCCATGAGGCGGGTGGCACGGCCTATTACGAGATCCTGCGCCACTGCAAGAACGCGACGATCCGTGTGGCGCTGACGGCTACGCCCTTCATGAAGGACTCGGCAGCCGACAACATGCGTTTGATGGCTGCCTTCGGCCCGATCCTGATCGACATTCCGGAGTCGTTGCTGATCGAGCGCGGCATTCTCGCCAAGCCCTATTTCAAGTTCATCGACTGCGAGGCGCCGAAGGGCCTGCACAAGTCCTCGCCCTTCGAGCGCGCCTATACGCTGGGCTACGTCAAGGACACCTCCCCTATGCATGCCGCGATGCTGCGGGACGCGCGCATGGCACAGCTCTATGGCCTGCCGGTGCTGACGCTGGTTGCCCGCACCGAGGCCGGCGACAATCTCCTGGCGCTCTACAAGCGTCATGGGCTCAAGGGCGTCTTCCTGCGCGGCGACGACGATCAGAAGGTGCGCAAGGCAAAGCTCGCGGACCTGGCTGCCGGCGTCATCGATTTCATCATCGGCACCAAGATCCTCGATGTCGGCGTCGACTGCCCGGCGATCGGCCTGGTGCAGTTGGGTGGCGGGATGAAGGCGGAAGTCGAACTTCGTCAGCGCATCGGGCGCGGTCTGCGCTATAAGAAGAAGGGACCGAACATCACGTTCATCGCGGACTATTCGATCAATCTCAATGGCACCCTGCGCGACCACGCTCGCAAGCGCGAGAACATCGTGCGCCAGACGCCGGGCTTCGTTGAGGGGATCTTGGCCGCTAACCAGAACTTCCCCTGGGAAGTCTTCGAGAGGAAGGCAGCCGCCTGATGCTGATCAATCCGATCCATTTCTTCAACGAGCGCGGCCACTCGATTTTATCTGCTGATCACCTGCACGCCGAGCTGCAGCGGCTGCGGGACGAAAACGACGAGCTTGAGCGGCGCTGCCGCTCGCTCGCAATGCGCCTGGCTGTGCTCGCCGGCGAGGACGAAGCCGAACCTGTCATTTCTGGCTGAATAGCTATCTAGCTGCCTAGCTAAATATGCAGCGCTCCCGCTGTCTCGCTATAAGTAAGTAAGCACTTACTTAGTCGCAGGAGACAAGCGCTTATGACCACCCCGAGCATCCCGAAGATCATCGCCCTTTGCGGCAATCCCACGTCCGGCAAGACCACGGCTTCCGAGATCATCAACGAAATCTACGGTCACGATGTCGCCGATGACGGCCGGCCCTTGCGCATGATCGCCATCGACTATTTCGGCCTCACGCCCGAGCAGGTCTTCACCCAGGAAGGCAAGCTCGAAAAGGTCACGCTCAACGGCCGCGAGTGGGTCGTGCGCGAGATCCTCGGCGAAATCGGCAATGCCTTCGAAGAGAAGTTCGGCGGCGACATCATCCCGATCATGAGCCACAACGCCCGGCCGAAGGGCGCCTACTCCGTGTTCGGCTCCGTCCGGCGTGAGCAGGGTCGCTACTGGAAGGAAAAGGGCGCTCTCGTCCTCGAGATCAAGAACCCGCTGGCAGGCGAGAGCCCTTACGAGTTCGACCGCTATAATCCCGAATACGCCGATCACATCATTCACAATGATGGTCTCGCCCGCGGCATGGATTCGAAGGCCGCGCGCCTGGATCTCATGGAGAAGCTGGTCACCGTCATCGGGCGTGTTCACTGATGCAGGTGTATCTCGGCAATCGCCGGGTTGGGGAGGCTAAGATCTCCCCTCGCCCCGGCCAGCGCGAACACAGGATCGCGATCGCGCCCGAAGTCTCGTTCGCCGCTTCTGGAGCCTTGCCCACTTTCGAAGCGGTGCGCGAGCTGCGCTTGTCGATCGAATGGGCTCATTTCCGGATCGACAATCTTCACCTTGCTGAGTATGGCCCTGAATTCGAGGCAGAGGTGTTTAAGAAGCACGGCGTCTCGAAGGAGGAGTGCGAGGTTATCGAGAACTTCGCGCAGGACTGCAAGGACTACCGCTACCGGGTCTTACAGGTCGACAAGGATCAGCTCGAGGAGATCTTCGACATGGACTGGTTCGAGCCGGCCGATGGTCCTCCGGATCGGGAATACATGGAACGTCGTCGCGAAATGATGATGCGCGGCTATTCGGTATAGACTCCATTAACCTGAATCAGGTAGCCCTGTAGCTATCCACTTAGATAGCTACATAGGGACATAGACATATGGCTGACCTGATCATCGCATGCCTGTCCCAGAAGGGCGGGGTTGGCAAGTCCACCCTCGCCCGTCTGATTGCCAGAACATACGCCACGGCCCAATGGACCGTGAAGATCGCGGACTTCAACACGAAGCAGCTCACCTCGGTCAAATGGGCCGAGATCCGCAAGCAGGCCGGCCTCGAGCCCGTCATCGACGCAGCACCCTTCGTCCAGCCGACAGCCATGCGCCGCGAGGACTACAATCTGGTCGTTGCCGACGGCAGACCGGACTCCGATCAATCCTCACTCGACATCGCCCTCCTCTCGGACCTGGTCGTCATCCCGACCGGGCTGCCGCTCGACGACCTGGAGCCGCAGCTTGCCTTTGGTATGGAGCTCATCGCCAAGGGCGTGCCGAAGGAGCGGATCGTCTTCGTCCTCAACAAGATCACCGAGAGCAAGTCCGCGGTCAACGCGGCCCGCGATTACCTGACCACGGCGACCGGCTTCTATGTCGCTCGCCAGGAGATCGCGGCCAAGATTTCATACCAGCGCGCACAAAACCACGGCTACGCCTTATCTGAGGTCGAGAAGCATGTGGGTAAGCTGGAAGAAGTTGCAGACCTGCTCGCAGCCGAGATTGTCGATCGCGCCAGCGCTATTGGAGAAGCCGCATGATAGAGAGCCGTGCCAAGGTAGCCCCTCCCCCGAAGAAGACCGCCTTCCTGCCCGAGCAGACAAAGCCGGTCGAGGCGGCCAATAACATGAAGGGTGAGAAGTTGGTCGGCATGACCTTCAACATGCCGCGCGACTGGCACACCCGATTCAAAATGACCGCGGTCTCGCGCGGTATGGACATGAAGGATCTGCTGATCGAGTGCTTCGCGACCTGGGAGCGTGTCGAGAAGGAAAAAGCTAAATAGCTACAGAGCCACATAGCTGAATGAGGAAGGCCCGGTCATCGCCGGGCCTTTTGGTTTAATCGAACTCGCGCGGGAACCGCTTCAGCCGGCACCAGAGGAAGTAGCCACCTTCGACCAGGTGCGACATCCGCCAGAGGAAGAGGATGAAGCCGACGAAGCACGCGAGCGCGATCGGGATGACGACGCCGGCGAATGCAATGAGGAGCGCCACGACGATCAGCGCCGCGAACAGGTTGAGCGTCAGGAGGACGTGCTTGAGCATGAAATAGCTTTCTGGCTAGGTAGCTATTCAGCTACGCGAGGGGAAGGGAGGTCGAGCGGAAGCTGGTCAGGGTCGGCCCTGGGATGCAGCTCGAGGGTCGCGACCGGCCCGCCGCACATGGTATCGCAGGCGATCGCAGCCTCGACGGCCTGGGAGGCACTGGCGCCGGCGTGAAAGGCACCAAGCGCATACTTCTTGCCCGAGCCGACGGTAAACACGTCACCCATCAGCGGCCCGGACGGATAATAGGCATCGCTGAAGAGGTAGACCTCGCCGTCAGTGTTCACCAGGAGAGCATCGAGGTCCGGCGTCGTCGGCGCAAAGGCTTCCTTGTTCATGCCTTCCGTCACCCACTGCCTGAATTCTTCTGCCATGCCGGGCACGGCCGAGGTGACCCCGAGAAGGCAGCCTTCGAACGGGCCGCTCTTGATCCGGTGGATCTTCATCTTGTTACCGATTGGATGCGCATCGCCACCGTAGGCGCGGCTGTCAGCAGCCATCAGGCCCCGCTGGCTGTCGTAGATGACGACGCTCATTCGAGGTCACCATCGAGGCGCTGCGGCTGGAAGACGCCGCGGTTGAGCCGCATGAAGGCATCCTCGATCAATCCACGGGCCATCTGCACCGAGCGCTGGTCGAGTTCGGCGCCGCGCTGGACGTGCAGGTCGATCTGGCGAAGGATCTTCTCCTCGAGAACCTTGTTCTCGTTGACGAGCGCGATGAGGTGAGGCGGCTGGGTCTTCTTGTAGCCCGCGACCGGCAGGCCAGCGACCTGTGTAGCTACATGGCTATCCAGCTTTTCAGCTTCATGAGTATCGGACTTCTCGGCGATGCGTGCCTGTTCTTCCTTGCAGCGCTCGCAATGACCGCAGCCGGTGTTGAGGAAGATGGAGCCGCGGCAGACGGCGTTCTTGTAGGGAGAGGGCATAAGGCAACGAACCACGTTAGAGTTGGCGGGTGAGCAGGGAATCGAACCCTGGTCTTTGGTTTTGGAGACCGCTGCTCTGATCCATTGAGCTACACACCCTTGCGACGAGGAGGCTGGTTGCGGGAGTCGGACTTGAACCGACGACCTCTGGATTATGAGTCCAGCGCTCTGACCAACTGAGCTATCCCGCGTCAACGATAGGAAATCCCTAGCATCCTTGGAGAGATAAGTAAACACTTACTTACATCTAGCTAGATGGCTATTTGGCTGCCTGGCTATGGCAGAGGAGGATAGGGCACCGGGGTAACTGCGGCCGGGGTGGAGAAGTGGAGAGAACGGACCTGGCTAGATAGCTACGTGGCCAGGTATGGGAGGTTCCGATCACCGGATCTCTGGGCCGCAGAAGGCATCCCCATCAGCTCGCTTGAACCAATCTAAGACTTCGATAAAGTCAAATCATCGAAGCGAAACAAGCAAATAAGCACCGCTTCGAAGTCGAGCTAAGCAACGCTCATAACGCTAACGAAGAAAGTCCAAGCAATGTCTAATGAATATCACTCTGCAATCGTCGCTCGTCTCTCCATCGCTCTGACGAATGACTGCTCCGCTTCTAACGAAAAGAAGATGCGCAAGCTCGCCACCATGCTCGCTAACGAAAAGCTCGCCGATATGCTCGCCGAAGCATCCGTCGATCCCGACCGTCTCTCACGCGCCATCTATGCATGTGAGAAAGTCGTCAAGTTCGCTTCTCAAGCCGTCGCTCTCAATGCCAAAGACCTTAACGAAAACACCTATGCGATCTTCCGCACCGCGCTCCTCTGCTACCGTAATGACGCTCCGCTGACGCAAGCAATGATCGAAGCGTCTATTAGCAGAGACTTAACTGTCGATGACAGCTTGACGCACCTCGTCTACCGTCGTGCGATCATTCAGACGCCTGAAACGATCGCCGCGCAGTCACAGACGAGCAGAGACGCGCTCCTGACGCTGAACATCATCGAAGCTCGCGCAGACATGAGAAACGCTTACACCGTCAACCTCACGTCACTGGCGCAAGCTCTCGCTGACGCGTTCAAGCTCGACACCGCGAAGGTCGAAATCGAAGACGAAAGCAGCGAAGACGAGATAGCTGCATAAGCAAGCACTAATAAGAGCGAGCGCTACATAAGCGCTCGCTACATTAGCTTGACGCCCGGCGCCTCCCTGCCGCGTCCCCTGACCACCCATAGGGGTGAGCCACCCCGTTCCCCAAATCCCCACGGAGCCCAGACCATGCTTATCCGCTCGAACCCTTGCTACTCCCCACGGTTCACCTGGTCTCGCCACGGGCTCTTGATTATCACCCGGACCCTCATCATCGCAACCGGTTCGCAAGCCCGCGGCTGGGCTTGACCTCGATAGCCATATAGCTACCTAGCCACATCCACGGATAGCCTCGGTCTCCCAAGGACCGGGGCTTTCGTTTGGGCAGGCGGAAGGGGCAGGGCACGCCTAAAGCCGAACCCGTCACAAGGGTTCGGCGGACCCCTACCCCGCGCCCCTGGGGTCCGTGCCCTAGCCCGCCTCAGCCAGACGCCGGATCCCTGTATCCTAAGCCGTTCCCCAAAACCCCTTCTCCCATGCCCGTGCCCTATGACCGAGCCCAGAAACAACCGCAGCCCATGAGAGCTGCGGTCATCGCTGCGGTTCGTTCGATCAGGCGGCGATCATGCCCATCTGTTCGAGCACGTCGGCGCGTTCGGCTGCATCACGCTCGCGCTTCTCGCGCCTGATCTTCATCATCGAGGCTGCGTCGGCGCGCATTTCGCGGACACGTTCGAACGCCTTCTTGAAGAACTCGTCCGGGCTCATGACGCTCTGCTGCGTCGCCAGGCGCTGGAAGCGGTCAGCATGCTCGCGCATCACCGTTGCGAGCAGAGCGTGCTTCTTGGCGTCCGCAGGCAGCTTGTGCTGTTGAGCCGCCTGCAGGATGTCGAGGGAGCGAGCTGCTTCGGCGATCGAGTGCTGGGTGGTGAGTTCGGTCAGGTAGGACATTTAGCTATCTCCGTTTTGAGCTAAGTTGCTGTTTGCATTGTTAGATTATTAGCTATCTAGCTAGATAGCTACAGGCTTATACAGGCAAGTGTGCGGGCGCGTTGTAGACGGCCCAGGCAGCGATGGCCCAGACGAGGGCAATGACGGCAGCAAAGGCCGCGGTGTCCTTGAGTTGGTCGAGGATGATTTCCTTGAAGCTGCGGTCGTCGAACATTTGAAACTCTCCTTTGTTGATGTGAAGAGTTTCGCAAATGGCAGTCGCGGGTGTCTCGCGGTGATGGATGGTGTGCCACGGGCTCCCGTGGGAATGGCCGGGAGTAGGGCAGGGGTGGCCGGTCTCAGGGCCTGGCCGGGGCACGGCCATCGGTGGAGCCCGTCCCCTGTCAATTCCTCCTAACCACGGATCCCTTGATCCTAAGCCGTTCCCCAACCCCGTGCCCTTCCGCCTACCCAAAAGAAAGGGCGCTGTCGCGAGCGCCCTTTCTCCCCTCTGGTTATCAGGCTGCGATCTTGCCCCGGACGACCTCTTCGAGCCGGCGCGTCTGCGGCGTGTCGGTCAAGGTCCAGACCTCCTGGCCGCGTGCACCGGAGTTGGTGACGATGCCGAGGGTCTTCAGAGCCACCATCGTCGACGACTTCTGGGTCGAGGCGGTGTTGGCGCTGACCGTGTGCCGGACCAGGTGCTTCGTGATCGCCCGATCGGCCTTCACCTTGTCGGACGCGGCGCAGAGTGCTGCAGTGCCCGTGAAGGGAATGCCTGCGTCGCGGAAGTTGAACAGGCTCTGCACGATCGCACGGTTGATGGCGTTCTGCATGAACCCGCCGTCGAGCGCCACGATCAGGTCATTGACCTTCTGGAAGGCGTAGACGTTGAAGCGGCTGCCGGTCGAGACCTCGCGGTTGATGAAGGACGGGTCGATGTCCATCGCCAGGAACAAGCCTGCAGCGCCGATCGTCGCCATCTTCTTCTCCTCGGCCTCGAGGTTCGGCAGCATCTTCGAGGACATGCCCGGCTGCGCAGCTTCGAACGCCTTGCGGTCGGTGAACTCGGAGATGATTTCGTCGCGCTTGCCTTCCTTCTCCTCGGCCGTGAAGTTGCCCTTCAGCGTCTTGAGCTCGCCCGGAACGTGGGTCGGATCCTCGATGTCGGAGAGGTCGGTGTCGCCGTCGGTGGCCGGCTCCTTGTCGCCTACCTGGCCGGGCTCGAGGCCAGCTTCGATCTTGGTCCAGACCGGACCGTCATCGGTCTGCGTCCAGCGGCCAGTCTCGCCTTCGAAGGTCTCGAGCGGACGAGCCTCGTTGGCTGCCGCAAGGGCTGCGAGCTCAGCAAGTGCGTCGGCGTCTGCCTGCTCCTTGGCCGCGAGTTCGGCTGCTTCAACGCCCATATCGGCGATCGCATCGGCTGCCAGGTCGAGGAAAGAGGCAAGATCGAGTGGTGCAGCAGCATCGGCAACTACAACGGCGGTGTTCTTTGCGTTTTTCTTGGTCATTTCGGTCATTCCTTCTGTGTTGCTGTTTAGATCGAAGCTTTATCGCTTTCGATGATTAGACAATACAGAGAGAATTCTAGGGGTAGTAGTGGTGAGGGACGGGGCGGCAGAGGGCAATACACGGGCGGGAGCCACGGCCCGCAGGTAAGCCTTTGCCTATACTGGTCACACCCACGGAACTCCACGGATAGCCGCGGCGAAACGAAATGCCGGAACCTTCATTCCCGTCCGTTCATCGTAAATATTATATACCTTATACCTTTGTCATTAGGTGTAAGGTATAGACGGTGTGCGGACGGGAATGAAGGTTCCGGTGATGAGATCCGCGGATCTCCACGGCAGTCCATGGGTGAGGGCTCCTACTCTCCGGTGAGGCAGATGCGCCCCGTTCCCCGAAATGCCAAAAAGAAGGCGCGCCGGCCATTTCGGACCAGACGCGCCTATTAGGTGTCTCGCTCGCACCCGACGGCGAGATCAGCAACTACGAAGAAAGCGGGAGCATGACTGCTCCGCTCAAGAGCGCTCCGGGTGACAGCGCTCGAATTCGATGATTGACGTTTAGCTCAGGGCAGCATGGAGTGCAATCAGGGCAGGCGAGGGGTCGGGCGCCGTGCGTCTCCGTGGATTGGCGTGGTCTGGGGCGGGAGGTGATGGGTGTCCGTGTGCGACCGTGGGAAACCGCGGCGCGGCCTACTACCTCCTCTCGACGATTACCCTACGCACCCTCTCCACACGCAGGCACTCACCCCAGGCACACCCCGACGCACTGTCTCCCTCTATACGCACGTCACCTCTCTATGGTCACACCTAGCTCTATAGCCATCTAGCTACCCGTCTATGTGTCTCCCTCTCTATGGGTGTCGTGATGCTCGAATATGTTTTGACCCTTTGGTGCCCGAGCTTCCAGGGTTCGCTCATATCTCGTCTGTGAGTGCGAGGGTCGTGTCTGACGCTCTGTGACTCATCTCTATGTCAGGGATCGCGTCAGCGAGTCTCTATGTCTGTTTTCGAGATCGAGGATTAGCTGTTGCTTAACTTGACAGATTGCCGAAATTTGCGATTTCGGGTGTTTTTGTCAAGAAAAGGTAAAACTCTGTCAAGGTTGGTCCCAGAGAAGGTGGGTTTTAGCCTTGCCTGACCTTTACGTTTTGGGCTGGCCGAATACCTGTTTTAATGGCCTGGCCGGGCCTAGACCTGACAAACCTTGTCATGTGGAAGGTTGTATGTAAAGGTTGTGGTGCAACCTATTAGAGGTCTTCGGGATCCCTGAGACCCTTGAACGAGGCATGGCGAAGCTTCCGGTCTGCTGTCCAGCCCCTGTAGGCGATCTCTGCATAGAGGGTGGCCTTGGTGAAGACGAGGTTCTTCCGGCTGGTGTTGACCGGGGTGAGGGGCTTTACGATCTTCTGCTTGTCGACCTGTGCCTTGATGGTGCGGTGATCCCGCTCCTTCAGCCCTGTGCCGACCCCGCCGACATAGGTGAGGGTGCCGTTGTCGTCCTGTGCCAGCAAGAGGCTTGCTATGGCGCCAGGCGAGCTCGAGGGCTCGTAGCCGATGATCCGGAAGCTATCGGACTGCACGCACTTGATCTTGCGCCAGGTGCCCTCTCTGCCCGGTGTGTGCGGTGCCTCTCTGTCCTTGGCGATGATGCCTTCGAGGTTGAGCTTGCAGGCGTGGCGAAAGAGGTCGTCCGGGTCGGCTTCGAACTCTTCCGAGAGCCTAATTGCGCCGGCAGCACCGTCGAGTGCCTGCTCGAGGATGTGACGCCTCGAGCCGTATTCCATCCGGCGAAGGTCGTGACCGTTCTGGTAGAAGAGGTCGAAAGCCATGAACATCGCGTCCGGGGCTGCCCTGTGGCCTGCACGTCCACCAAGCGAGCTAACGAGGAGGTTGAAGTCGGAGCGCCCTTCCTCGTCGAACACCACGATCTCGCCATCCATGATGTAGGTGGTTGGGCTGAGGGCGAGGGCTGCCTCTGCGATCGCCGGGAACTTGGCTGTCCAGTCGTGCCCGTTCTTGGTGAGGATCCGGATGCCGTTCGGCTCGCGGTGTATGTGGCCGCGGTAGCCATCCCACTTGATCTCGTAGCCCCATTGGTCGCCCTTGGGTGGCTTGGCTGACAGCTCGGCGAGGCAGGGCTCAACACGAGCAGGCATCGGGTCGAGCAGGAGCTGGGGCTTTTTAAAGTCAGCGCGCCGGGTGGTGCCGCTCTTCAGCGGTCCCTCGGTGTCCTTCTGCAGGCCAATCGCACGCGGCTTCCTGGGTGGTTTTGCCATCCAGCCATTACATCAGGGATTGGTTAAATATCAATGCTTGGTCAGGCCCGCCTGGATCATGGCAACCGTGGTTCGGACATTCTCCTCCTCGGCCGCGAGGTGAGCGAAGGCGAGCTCCTGGAGGGCGTGGGCTGCCTCTGCCTTATCCCAGCCGGAAGCCTCGGCCAGTTTGAGGATATGCCGGAAGGTATCCTCCAGCGCCTGCTGGCAGTCGAGGTCGCGGTCTGGATATGGTGTGATGTGCCTTGGCAGCCGGATCGTCATAGCGTTCCTCATCCGTTCTTTCTGATGGATAGCGCGGAGAGGGCGTTTTGTCGAGGGCGTCGAAAAGGCTCCATAGCCGCGCAAACAGCTATGGAGCTATATAGCTATGTAGCTACGCAACGACCGTCAAAGAGGCCGAGGTGTCGATCACGTCGACGCCGCGCTTCTGCCGGATCTTGAAGCTGACCGTATTACCGGCCGTCAGAACGCCAGCGCCACGAACCAGGTCACCGTTGGCGTCGAGGGTGATTGCCGTGCCGGTGTAGGGGTCATAGCCGCGGCTGGGGTGCAGCAGCGTGCGCGTCTCACCGTTAAGCAGTGCCGGCAGGTCCACAACCACGGCGCCTTCAGCGGACGCCGCAGAGATGTTACCCGTGGTCGGCATCGCCGGCAGGGCGATGGCAAGATCACCCGTGCGCGGCACCTCGCTCGAGGTCGAATAGGTCGCATCGTAGGCCAGCGCCGTGATGGTCTTCGTAACACCAGCCTCGGTGAAGGTCAGGTGAATGCGATCGACGCGGCTGACGCGGCAGCCCTGTTCGGCGTCGGTGACGGTGTAGCTGGACGAGGTAGCGCCCTCGATCCACTCGCACAGCCAGCCCAGGTGCACGCCGGTCCAGTTTGCCCACTGGACAGCAGGCTTGTGCCGGCGCCACTGGTAGGAGCGAGTGATGACCGCGGTCGGGAAGGCCGCAAGCACCGCTGCCGTGTCGAAGATGCTGTCGGGGCCGGAGAGAACCTGGCCGGGCACACGGCTGCCGCTGATCTGTGCGCGAGCAAAGACCTTGGGCGGCTCTGCGATGCTGCCGTTATAGATGAAGTGGTCGCTCCAGAAGAAAGCCTGGATATCACCACCCACCGGCAGCGTCGTCAGCGTCCGATCGAGCGGCTTGCTGACATTGTGGAAGACAAAGCCACGGAAGCGGCCCGAGGTCGGCCGGTCGATACGAACGCCATTGGCGCACTTGATGACGGTCTCGTCGTGGGCAACGATGTCGACACGGCCCGACTTGGTGCCGGTATAGCCGGTCACCGAGATCCCGGTGAACGACAGCGCCCGGTTCATGTCATACCAGGAATTGTCGTAGAGCTGGTGATTGTGCGAGGACGGCTGGTTGTCGTAGCCACCGATGCCATAGCCGAAGGAATAGGTATTCTTGCGCGAATAGCGGCTGACGTTGCGGCAGAAGACCTGGTTGTCGCCCTCGTCGGTGCCGTGGACGAAGTTGTTCCCATCCAGGATGTTATCCCGGATCAAAATGTAGTCGTGCATGTTGGTGACCAGGCAGCCCTTGCCGGACGCGGTCTTGCGCGAATGCATGTCCAGGAAGGTTCCCCGCATGAGGAAGCCCTTCTGGTGCGGACCAGGTGCGCCATTGCTGTCGTTGCGGTCCGCACGGGTCTGGATGGTGTCGCCTTCGGCCGTGTAGACCGGCATGAAGAGACAGTCCTCGACCGTGATCTTGTCATTGGTGTCGGAGTAAAACCCGTCAGACATGACCTGGAGCAACTGAACGCGGCGCAGCGTGATGCCGTTGTTGCGGTAGAAATAGATGCCGGACGCGTTCTCGGCAGAGCCGACCGGGTTGAAGCCGGCGCTGTCGATGACAACGTCCTCGATCACCCAGTTGCTGCCCTGGCGAGCCATGATGGCGCGGTCACCAGAGGTGATGCGCATCTTGCGGACGGTGACGTTGCTGCGGCCGAGCGAGCCATCATCGGTGTAGTGGTCGATGGCGTAGGCGGTGCTGGTCGAGCCGATCGAGGTCAGGGCAGCGCCAAGACCTTCGTAAAACCGGCCGCTACCGACCTTCAACCGCGTCCCGAAATCGCCGTTCAGAATAGCCGTAGCGCCCGACGGGATGGTGTCGGTGCCAGTCAGGTTCTGCTTGGCGAATTCAGCCGTCAGGCCGTCATTGAGGTCGTTGCCGGTTGCGATATTCCAGTAGGCTGCAGCGGACTGGACAACGACGCCCGGACTGACAGCAGCGATCCCAGCACCGACGCCGTTGGTCGGGATCACGGCACAGGTGATCGTCTGGCCTTCCTGGGCGGAAGTCGGCTTATAGCTCATGAGCGTGGCGCCAGCGATATCGACACCGTCGGCACGCCACTGAACGCCGTAGCCGGTCGGCTGATTGCTCCATGCGCCGAGGTCGATCTGCCAGGTGGTGTTGGAGCGAGCGGAGGCGGCGACAATCGTCGGCAGCGTCGTATTTGCCGGAGCCTGGGTCTGGGCTACAGCCGCTGCCATGCTGATTTCGTTGGAGTAGGCGACCACGTCGTTGTTGCGATTGGAGAAGGTGCGGGCCAGCCGGACATTCTTGCCGGCCATGTCGGCACGGGTGGTGAACACCGACAGCGTCTTCTGCAGATCCTGGACGTTGCCGATCGGCAGCGTTGCATAGGAAATGCCAGCGCGGGCGTCCCACTGGTAGCTGTTGGCGCCAGAGCCAGAGATGTTGCGAGCCTGCTGCCGGAAGACGAGATAATCGCCTTCCAGCCATTCGCCGAAGTCGTGCGTCAGCGTCCAGTGCGGCGTGGAATTGGCAACCGTTGCCCATTCGGCCAGCTCCTGCCCAGCCGTCGCGCCGACCTTGGTCATCTGCGCTTCTTCGACCAGCGCGCCGCCTCGATACTTCGCCGCGAACATCTTGATGCGGATGCTGGAATTGGTGTTGAGGTGCCGGATGAAGAGGTCGTAAACCTGCGCACCTTCGTTGCCACCGGCCGCGCCGACGAGAACGGGAATATAGTCGTTCTCGGTCGCACTGGTGTTGACGGAGAAGCTATAGGTGTTGGAGCCGCTGTAGGCGGAACTGGAGAGACCGACGCCATGATGATTGGCGCCGTCGGGGTAGGCCGTGGGCGCAGAACCGGCCGCAGCGCCGCCCAGGTAGCGGGTGAGGGGAGCCTTCAGCGCCTGGATCTTGGCCTGGTTGATCTGCCACTCGTCGGACTTGACGACGGCATTCTCGCTCGCGGCGCCGGGCGAGGTAACGGTCAGCCGGCTACCGGGCGCGGTGGAGCCGCTGATTACCGGAGACGCAAGCAGCGCGGAGGTCTTGTTGGACACCGGGCCGATGCCGTTTGCGGGATACCAGGAGCTGTCGCCACCTGCGTTCGTCGCCTGGACCTGAGCCGTGATGATATCGGCGTCGTCGTCGGCCTGCAGGGTGTAGATCGGCCCTTCGGCGCCGGGAATGACGTAGGAGGTGCCGCGCAGATAGCGATAGCGGTAGCCGGTCGGGCTGCCGTCGAAGTTCAGGGCGTTGACGGTGATGGTATCGCCAACCTTGCCCGTCGACGTGGCCGTGACAGGGTCGATCGGTGCAGACAGCGCATTGATGGTCTTCTGCGTCGTCGCGGTCAGGTAGATCGCCGCACGGGCTTCGATCGTATAGGTCTGGCCGCGTGCCAGGATGCCGGTGTAATCGAACGATCCATTGCCAAGGGCGTCGGTCGTTGCCGACTTGGTCACGACCGTTCCATTCGGCGCGGTCGCCGTCAAAGTCACTGGAACGTTCTCGACCGTCCGGCCGGGGCTGGTCAGGCGAAATTGCACAACCGGCGTGCGGTTGTCTTCGTCCAGGAAGAACAGGTGCACGCCGCCGAGGACAGCCGTCGTCGCGCGGTATTCCTGCCCATTGGCTTCGATAATCAGGTTGCCCGTGGCGACGGTCTCGGGCGACGCGGTCAACATCTGGTCTATAAAGCGGCGATCAGCCATTTAGGTCTCCAATGAGTCAAGCAGATCGCCGAGGGTGATCTTGCGCGATCCGGCGCTCGTGTGGACGAGCAGCAGGTCGCTGGGCGCGGCTTCTGTGCGAATGGGGAGGTCGCCGAGCGTTCTGTCGCTGGCGTAGTGAATGGCGAGGTCAAAGGCGGCCTGGTCGCCGGCGAGGGCGAAGACCCCACCGTCGCTCAGCAGCAGAGCCGAGCCGACTGCCGGGATCTCAGGCTCTTGAACGCTGGGCGGCGCGCGCCTAAGCGACCGCAGGCGCGTCCTCTCGTGCAACGGCAGGATCAGGGGAAGCCGAAGCATTAGCTGTCGTCCCGGACGGAGACGAGCTTGCCGACCGTGTTGCGGACGATTTCGAGCTTGAGGTAGGGAAACTTGGGCAGCCTGATGAACCGGTTGTCCGGTATCGCGCGATCGAGGATCGCGACGATCTCCCAATCGGCTGCGCTATCAACGCGCGCCTTGATCGCGACTCTCGCCCTGGGGTCATCGGCCTTGAGCTGCAGGATGATTTCGCCGGCAGGTGAGAATGCGGCGCTTTCGCCAGATGCCGCAGTAGAATTGAAGCGTTCGGTCACGACCTGGGATCCTATTAGTTGGGATCCACAACAAATATCAGGTCTGCTAATATAAGTAAATACTTACTTACTTTTAGACAGGGATCCGCCCGCTATACGCGAAGTTCAGTGGCGCGAAACAATTCATACGGCAAAAAGAAAGGCGCCTGGGGTGGCGCCTTAGCTGAAGGTCTTGAAGTATATCCTGCCGAGGATTACGGTTTGCTCTCGGAGATATTAACCTCGGGGAAGTATTCACCCGCTGCATACGCCCGGCGCGCCTCGTCCTTGTCGTCCGGCTCGAGGAACACGTCGACGCTGGGCTCATTGACGCCGTAGGCCAGATGGACCTGGTAGTCCTCCGGCGTCATGGTGTCGTGCAAGGCGAAGACCTTCATCGCTGCCTGCTTCGGGTCGTCGGCTTCGACGGTCAATACGGTCACAACGCGGTATTGGGGCATGGCTTCAGTCCTCCTTTGCTATCCGCGGTCCAGTTGGTGAGCTTGCCTTCCTTATCGACGGTCGTCCCAACATACCACTTGATCTTCGTTTTAGTGACCGGCTCAGGATTCTCGACCGTTAGCTTGAACTCGGTGCAGGGGTAGGCGGGTCCGATCTGCTCGCCCTCGTCGTTATGAAACGTGACGATACCCTTGCCGAAGGTGACGGTCTTGCTCATGCCGCCTCCTTGCGCGCGTCCATCATTTCACGGGTCTCGAACATGGGGTGCTTGAGCCGAGGCTGATAGTTCCGCTGCCAGTCGCGCAGGTTCAAGGTGTCGAACTCGATCTGGTTGCGGCAGGAGTCGCAATACCAGGAGTATGAGCCGTGGTTATACCAGCGCGCCGGTGCGGCCTGGCAGCGGGTGCGGTTGCAGGAGCCGTTCTCGTGGCCCTTGTCGGGCTTATTGGGGCCGTCGTAGTCGCCGTATGCCATTACGCTGCTTCCTTCATATCGAGAGGGGACTTTCCCTGGAGCCGGTCAGCGAGACGCTCAGACCGCAGGAAGATGAAGTTGACCGGCGCATAGGTGAAGTCGTCAGCGGTGAGCCGGCGCTTGATGCGGGTTTCGAGGCAACCGATGCAAAGCATGCCGCCTTCCTTGTCCATGCTCGCTTCCTTCTCCCACACATGGTCATGCACCATGTAATATTCGTCGGTCTCGTGGGTGTTGGTGCTGCAGTCGACGCAGACAAATGCAGACAGTGGCGCCATCTCGGGCTGCTCGGGCTCGGGGCCGAGAATTGCGGCCAACTTGCCTGTCGCCTCCCAGATTTCATCCGCCTCCTTCTCGTCGCCATTGCTTTCGCACACATCCGCGGTCTCGTCGGCCGCACCGCATACCGTGGCGATAGCAAGCATCTCCTCTTCGGTAAGGAGTTCGCGGATCTTGGCGTGGCGTTCTTCGTCGGTCATGGCGTTGGCTCGCTTTGTGCGTTGCTGATGATTAGTTTTAGCAAGCGCACGCTTGGAGAGCGGCAGGTGATGAGCGGGTTCGAAAGGGATCCGCGGGCAGGTGGGGCGCATCGAAAAGGGCGCTCGAAAGCGCCCTCTCCAGATCATTGCGTGAGGCTTAGGCCGCGCGGACCAGCGTCGGCTTGGGCTTTTCAAGGTAGTCAGGTGCCTGGAGCATTTCGCGCTCGAAGCGGGTCGCTTCCTCGATCTCTTCCTTCAGACGATCGGTCGTGACAGCCTCGCCGTCGAGCTTGGCCAGGGTTGCGGCCGTGCGGATCACGTTCTTGATCTGACGCCCGTTGAGATCGGAGTCGGCCAGTTCGGTGATGTCGCTCGCATTGATGGCGAGGCCGGCAGCCTTCAGCAGGTTGGTCCAGACCTTCACCCGCTTGTCGATATCGGCCTTGGTGAAGGCGATCGCGACGGAGATACGGCTATAGAAGGCGCGATCGATGTTGCGAACGCGGTTCGTGGTCAGGAACAGAACGCCCTGGTGATATTCGAGCAGACGCAGGAACACGCCAACCATGGCGTTGCGGAGCACGTCCTTCTCATCGCGGGCTTCGAGGAAGATGTCCGCTTCATCGAGCAGCAGGACCGCATTCCAGATGGTCGCCAGGTCGAGGATTTCGCGCAGGCGTTCCTCGAGCTGGTCCGGATCGGTGCCGAGCTCGCCGACGGAGATCGAGTAGAGCGGCCGGCGCAGGTCTTCAGCGACGGTTTCAGCCGTCAGCGTCTTGCCCTGACCGGGTTCGCCGTGCAGCAGGAAGACGCAACCACCGCCCTTGCCACCGATGATGTCGGAGAACGATCCGCTGGAGTTCTGCACGAGGGCGCGGACGCGCTTCTTCGTCTTGGGCTCGAGGACCAGGCGCTCGAAAGCGTCCTTCGCCCAATCGATCGGCTTGATGCCGGAGACCAACATCATGCCCCAGGTCTTCGCACGGAACGAGAAGCCGAGGACATAAGGCGAGCAGGCGAAGAGATCCTTCTCCTCGACCGTCTCGATCTTCACCTCGACATCATCGTCCTCGTTGTAGCCCTTCTTCGACATGATGCGGCGCTTGGCCTGGTCGTAGACCTTGTTGTCGATACGGCCCATCGATTCCGGGTCAATCATGACGCGGCCGTCGGCACGAAGCACGGCGTCGGACCAGTAAGACGGCTTGATCAGCATTCCGGTGTATTCGACATAGGCAGTGCCGGAAGCAATCGATGCGAAAATCTGACCGCGGTCGACCAATTCACGTTCGACCTTCGAGCCCGCGACCAGCTTGACGATCGGCAGCTTGGCAACTTCCATGGTGCCGCTGAACTCGGGAACGGTCGCAGCGACCTGAGCGCGGGTGACGGACACGCCGACCTTCGCGATCACCTCGATCTGGAAGAGCATGTAGGAGCCGCCCCAGCTCCGCTTGGATTCGGCGCTCTTGAAATACCCGCCGACCTGGATTTCGTCGCTGTTTTCCCAGGTGATACGCTCGTCTTCGGCGAAGAGGAACGGCAGGTCGTCGAAGGTCGTCAAGCCGGCATCGAAACGCGTGCGGCGATCTTCTTCGACGCGGGCGGCCGCTGCCTTAACGACTTCGAGAACCGCGCGGGATTCCTTGAAGAGGGCGTTGCTATCGAAAGCCCGCTGCACCCGCCTGATGCGCTCGACCAGCTTCTTCATATTGTTGGCGAGGAACGAAACGGAATAGACGTTCCGATCGCTGAGCGCGTGATGGCCGAGCGTGGCAGAGATCGCCTCGATCCAGTTGGTATAGGCGTAGCCGCTCTCCAGGAATTCGATGAATTCGACGCCATTCAGCTTGAAGTGGCGAAATTCATCGTTCTCCACGATGACCTCGATCTTGTCCTTGCGGAGCTCTTCGAGAACCTCGAGACCGCGTTCCTTGGTGGTGGACATGCTTGACCTTTCCTTGTTGTCATTGCTGCGTTCAGTTTTAGCAACCGAGCTCTCGGGGCGCGGTAGGTTATGAGCGGTAGCTTTGCAGCTAGATAGCTATGGAGCTATGCCGAGAGTTCATTGATCTCTCTCCGCACCGTCATCACCCTTCAGGAAGGCGGGATACGGATCTAGGAGAGGATCGTGAGCACTCAAGCAGATCCCCTGACAACGACTGCGGCCGGTAGCCGGACCATTCGAGGCATAGGGGTTGAGTTGTTTTCACCCAGGCTAACCGTGACGGCGGGGCGACGGATCGGAATCAGCGTCCGGGAGGTAGGGCTCTATTTGCTCTGCCCATCTCCTATAACGGCACGCCTACCGTATGTGGGATAACGGCTTCATCCAGGCCGGGCTATTTGTGGTCGAGGTAGCCACCCTCAAAGCAAAACCCATGTCATCGTGTCGCTCGCGTCTTTCGTTGCTTCGCTCTTGATGATTAAGTTTTAGCTGTATTCGCGTTGGAGTGCGGCAGGATGCGAGCGGCTTATGCAGCGATCGGCATATAGGCTTCGTCGTTGGCAAACAGGGCAGGGGCGATCATCACATTGCCCGCTGCATCGATGCCACGGGTGATGCACGACAGCTCGCCGGCAGCTCCACCAGGAAAGCCGGTCGTGGCAAAGGTCGGCACCCGATCGGAGACCTGGCCGCTGTAGCCTGCCGGGATCGTGAAGCTCTGGCCCGTCTCGCCGGCGATATACTTGCCGTTCAGGCGCCACTGATATTCAACCGACACGGCGCCGGTGAAGGAGGGCGCGCTGACCGTCACGGTCTGCCCATTCTGGACCGTCCCTGAGATCCTGGCCCGTTCCATGCAGATCGGCCCATCTGCGGTGTTAAGGAAGTTCGGCGTGACCGTGCGGGTCGTGTAATCGCCACCCGTCGCAACCGTCGCCACACCCGAGACCGTATTGGAGACGTTGCTCTGTCCGACGTTATACTGGAAGTAGCCGGACATCAGGCGGTTCTGGTGGAAGAAGGTCGTGTGCCCTTCGCCGATGTTGTCGTTAATCTCAAGGTCGTAGCGCGACCACAGCGGAGCACCAGCAGCCTCGCCGGTGCCGGAGATCGAGAAGGCGCGGTTGCCCGGCCCAGACAGGCGATTATCATACCAAGACTGGTCGCCAGTGTCGTAGGTCGAGCCGATGCCCATGGTGAAGGAGTTGGAGCTGTAGGTCGCCTTGCTCATCCGGTTGTTGCGGATGGTGTTGAAAGTCGACACTGAGGATACGCAGAAATAGAGACCGCTGAAATCGTTGTTTTCGACCAGCGCCCGCAGGCAGCCCTCGATGACGCAGTTGCCCTTGGCGGACGTGCCGCCCACGTTGACCATCGTGTTGTGATGGATCCAGACATCGGCGCACGGGTAGAGGACGTTGCGCTCCGAGGTGATCTGCATATTGTCCGAGGTGCTGCCCAGCGGCGTTTCCAGTAGATTATAGGCGAGCTCGGCGTTCTTCAGGCCGCGGCAATACACATTGTCACCATAGGAGCTCGCCGGCACCCAATTGTGCCTGAACCTCAGACCCGTGACCTGGGTCGTGTAGAAGGGGGCGCGGTTGGTGCCGTCGGTCGGGACGCGGAACACGCAGCGGAAAGCCTTGAAATTCGTGCCGCGGTTGATGTGAACGGCGCGCTGGCCGGCCGAGATTTCGATGTCCTGGACGGTTGCGCCGGCTAGATCGGTGCCGGTGAGCCCAAAAGCGGACGTGGTGCTGATCTTCGGTGCGGGCAGGGCAGGGTCGCCATAGCAGCGGACGGTTTCATTGTTGGCGAGAACCATGGCAGCATCGAGCGCGGTGCCGCGGCGAACGGCGTAGGTCTTCGTGCCCGAGCCCTTGGACGTGCGGGCCGCCCAGGTCTTGATCGCCTGCGAGGGCTTGATGCCGGTGTTGCTGTCATCGCCGGCCGTCGGGTCGATGTAGATGACGTTGGTCGCCGTGCCCACGACCGCAATGCGGATGGTCGTGCTGGCGAAGCCGGCGAGATTGACCGCGGTGACGGTGATGGTGCGAATACCGACCGTCAGCAGCGAGCCGTTCGTCACGTAGATCATGCCGGTGTCAGGCACGATCGCGAGGCCGTTCGTCTCGCCGGTCATGATGTAGAGCGCGTTGGGCGAGGGTGCGTTGGTCACCAGGACGCGGCCAATGGTCGAATTCACCGCGGCGCCGGCCTCGGTCACCATGGAATCCAGGAAGCCCCACTTCTCGTCCGCGCCCGACCGCTGGGTATAAGAGGGAGGCATCGTCGGGGCGAGGTAGACGGGAATTACGACTTCGCTCGACAGCAGCGGATTGCCGAGCATGGTGCCCTTGGCGAAGATCTTCATGGGTGTGGTGTCCGGTTCCAGAGAGCCTGATTTTACTGGCCCAGGTGAGGTAAGTAAACACTTACTTATTCCGCCCCGAAGCAAAGCACCATTGACTCTTTGGGGTCGCATGAACAAATTAGGAACATGAAACATCGCCGCGGTATACAGCTCGGCCGCCCACGGCGCGACGAGATCGTCTACCTGGGTCCAGTAATGGATCCGGCGCACACGACCCTTGACGACATCCCGGAATGGCACGCCCTCGGCGGGCACTGCTCGAAGTGCGAGCGGGAAGGGTGGCTCCTCCGCTGGGAGCTGTCGCAGAAATGGGGCAAGCAGACCTACCTAAGTTCGCTCGCACCCCGGCTGCGGTGTCGGAGCTGCGGAAACCGCGAGGGAAACAAGTGGATCCTGGGGCAGTTGCCGCGTTAATAAACCATTGAAATTTAGGCTTAATGAAAGGTTAACGGAAGCGGCTGGAGTCGTCGCTTCCGTTAGCCATGGGAGTCGCGGGCGGCGCATCTAACCATCGATAACTACCTCTTATCGATGGTCAGGAAATACCCGCAACATGAATGCCTCAAGCTCGGCTTCTTGCTCGATCTTGCGGGCAAGGGCGCGCCGGTCGCGCTCCTCCATCGCAGCCTCAACGGTCAGAAAGGTGTCGGCCGCCCGCATATAGACCTCGTGCCCGTAGTCATTGTGATAGGCGTAGACGAAGCCATCCTTGGTAAAGGAATCCCAAATCTCGTCCTCTACGCCGATATGAAGCGCAACAGTGCCGGTCTCAATCGGCTCAGCCTCCCAATAGCGGATCGGGACGAAATATAACGGCGTGCCGATAGGGCGCTGGATGATGGTTTCGCTCATCAGTCCACGCTCCATTCTTCGACCAGCTCCTCGACCGAGGCGTAGACCTTCAGGGTCTTGCCGGCAGGCTTGTCCATGACGATCAGCCGGTTCGCCTCGTTGATGTAGCCGAACTTCATAAGGCCGTTATTGGCCTCAGTGACCCACGGCTGCGACTTCAGCGGCAGGATCGGGTAGGAGGGCCAGTGCGACGAATCCTTGATCCGGCGCGCGTCCTCGGCCATGCGCTGCGCCCTGAACACCGCCTTGATATCCCTCCGGCGCCGGCCGCGCTTGTGCAGCTCTTCGGTCAGCCAGGCAACGGGATCCTCCGCGCACGCAGCAAGCTCGGCCATCTGGGCGATGTCCAGCGGCGAGAGCACGATGAAGGGCACCAGGTCAGGATCCAGCTTCAACTTGGTCCAGATGCTGGTCGGTTCAGTGGTGTCGCTCAATGCTTCCGCTCCTGGCTGGAAATTGCCGTGCCCTGCGGACGATAGGAATCGTCCCAGGCGGCCTTCGACGCAGCGCCACCGGGGCTCGAAACGAGCCATACCGACTCGGAGATCTCGGACGAATCCTCATCGATGAACTCTGACGGATGACCTTCGAAATACAGCTCCACGACCTTCTCGTCGGTCATAGCGTCGATTTCGTCCTGGCTTGCCGGCTCATAGGAGCCTGCCCATTCGACCGGGCCGCCCTGTTCACGGACATAACCGGCGAGCTGGGAGAGCAGCTCTTCCTTGGAAGCGCCAGCATAGAGGTTGATGCCCTGCTTATGAGTGATGGCTGCGAGATAGACCTTCATCAGAATGCTCCGAAATTGGGATGATCGATGATGACCTCATTGGGAAAGAGGTCTTCGAATTGGTATTTGCCGCGCTCGAATTGAAGCCGGATCTGATAGATCGCGGCCTGCACCTGCGTCAGCGTCGGGTAGATGAGCCCTCTGGTGTAGGTCTCCTCCTCGGCGATGCGGCGCCGGAACATCGCAAAGCGCGAGCCCTCCGGCATGTAAGGACTGGTGCCTGCCCAGATATCCCAGCCGGCACCGGAGACGCCTTGGAGCTGCGTCCAGCCGTCATGCAGCTTCGGCATGGGCTTCCTCCAGGATCCAGTTGACCTCGCCAGTCGCGATCAGCCGTTCCAGCACTGCGACCACATGGTCGAGCGGGATCCAGGCGAGCGTCAGGTGATCGGGCAGATCGAAAAACAGGGCATTTGCCTGCTCATGGCTTAGCCCCAGATAGAGCTGGGCGATTTCCTCGATCTCATCGGGTTCCTCGTCCTTAGCCTGCTGGAAGGAACACCCGGTCTCGAGGATGTAGGCGTGGCCGCAGACGCATGCGACCCATTCGAGATTGTGACCGCTATGATCAGGCAGGGCTTCGCTCGTCGGGTAGACATAGCCGCCCATGTTGAAGCCCAGGTTCTGCGTCTCGGGCAAAAGCCCTCTAATTGACGCGATGACGCGCTTGGCATTCGGCACGTTCACCATCAGCGCTCACTCCTCTGCTATTTGCATCGCTTGCAATTCATTTGTAGCGAAAACAGCGTTGGAACGCGGTAGGTGATGACAAGGGGGCTGCTGCTGAGCAGCACTTCCCACTAGAATGCGCCGAAGGTCGACAGGCCGCCCAGGTGCTCCTCGACGGACTTCTTATGGGCCATCTGCTCACGGGCCATCACCCGCCGGCAGGCAGTGCGGATGGTCGCGGCGACCCAATCGGAACCGTTGGAGCCGGCGAGCTCGAGGATCTCGGCGACGTTGTCGATGAACTCCGGGTCGGTCAGATACTTGTCCCTGATCGCCGTCGCCTCATCCGTGCCGGCGCGAAGTCGATTGAGATGGCTGTGGAACTCGAAATAGATCTCCACGGCGCCGCGAACGTCAGCCGGCGCTGACATGTCGATGAACTCGACCACTGGCGCCACATAAGCGACCGTGATGCCGAGGGTCCGCAACACGTTGCGCCAATGCGCGTAGGCTTGCGGATAGTCCTCGAAGGGCGTGTCCTCGAACTCCATGCCTTCGGCCAGGCGCACGAAGAACCTGTCGCCCTCGAGCTTGTCCTCGATCGAAATGACCTGAAGGGAGGCACCGCCCGGCACCTCTTCGATATGGTGAACGGCGATGGTGTCGGTCATGAGGCGGCCCCTACGGCAAGTGCGGCGTTGGCAATCTGCTCCCAGGTCATGCGCCAGACGATATTGTCGGCGTGACGCAGCGACTCCAGCGCCTCGGCCTTCTCACGCAGATACTGTGGCGCGAAAGTCGGATCGAGCTCGGCGATCCGCGCGGTGTTGTGGAAGATGTCGAGGCACTTGACCGTCGCCACACGGGCGGGCGAGTTCCGCAGCCGCTCGCAGTTGAGGTAATGCCGGCGCGCACGATTGCCGGCGCTGGGTTCGACATTGGTCAGATAATAGAGCCCGTCGGCGATCTCCTCGCCGAATACCGCCCGGACGTGGCTCATCTCGATCTTCGTATCCTCGACCGTGTCGTGGATCAGCGCCAGGACGACCTGCTGCCAGGTGTGATCCGGCAGAGCCCTCACCATATCGGCGACTGCGCGCGGATGATCAATATAGGGCTCGTTAGTGTATTTGCGGACCTGGCCGATCGCGGTATGCGCGGCGAAGGCGAACAGGTCGGCCTTGGCGATCATGTTCTCGCCATGCACGGAATAACGGTTCATCGGAGCTTTCCTCGTGTAGACGTTGCTTATATTCGCATTCTAATGCGCTGATTATTGGGATGCGGGAGGCTCATTGCGGTTAGCAACGAGACCAACGGCGCGCGCCGCGCCCAGGAGATCGCGCTTGATATTCTTGGCATCGCGATGGTCGGACGCGGTCGATGCGCAGAACACCTTCCGAGATCCTTCCGGACCGAAGATTGTGATGGCTAGGTGATGGCCCGAATGCTCTATTTTGGCCTTCGGGCAGATCGACTGCGCCATCTTCAACAGGTCGCGCTTGCGCTTCTGCACACTCATTTCAGAACCTCGCAAAGAAAGGATGTGTCTGGTAGTGAGCCACTTCCGCCAGGTCCGGCTCACTCATCACTGCAGACGCCGCTAACGCCGCCCGCTTCTGCCGAAGTTCTTCCTGTCCGATGACCAGCGTGAATAGGTTTTCCGCCTGAACGTCGGTGTAGGCATCCTGCTTCGATAGGTATTCGTTGGTCCGGGGCCGGTAGCGGTAGACGATCCAATTGGTTTTCTCGGGAAGAGGATTCCTCATCACCCCGACCTCGATATCGCCGACCTTGACCCGCTTGCTCATCGTCTCAGGCGCCTACGGAGCGGCCGTAATCGACAGGCGTCGGCTGCAGCTCGGCCGTGATCCGATAGGTCTTGCCGGTCCTCTGATCCTCAAAGAGGATGTCGTGAGTGGACCCAGGGCCATGAGCGCCTTCGAAACGACGCTTGATGATCGTGCCTTTTGGGAAGAACTCATGTTCGAGCGCCGCCTCAAACAGGGCGTCGAGAACGTTGGCATCTGGCATTGTCTTCTCCGTGTTATAAGTAAGCTCTTACTTAGCTTATAGCGCAAAACGTGTAGGAGTGCGCTCGGTAACGAGCGCAGCTCACATGGCAGTCAATAGTCGTGGGCGTAGAAGACCGACATAACCCTGATCGTGGTCGCGGGATCCTCGGGGTGAGGGGAAAGGGTCGCCTCGTCCAGGGCGTAGTAGTCGATCTTGAAGATGAACGTGTCATCGCCGACGGCGAACCTGCCGAAGTCGTGCTCGAGATAGGGATCATTGCCCTTCGGAAAGTCGTTGAAGTCCCGGATGGCGTCGAGGATCGCCATGATCTTCCCACGGTCGTCGACCTCGTTGGTCAGATCGCCGGTGATGATGATCTTGCCGTTGCGCACAAGGCGCTTGGCGCGCAGTTCGTCGTTAAGCTCGCGGATGCGGGTCTTCTTCTCGTCTTCGGTCATCAGAAGCCTCCAAATGCCGGCAGGTTGGTTAGGTGTTCATGTTCGCGCTGTGCCTTCTCGTAGGCTTCGGTTGCAGCGATCAGACGCTCGCGCTCGGCCGCAGCCTTCGCATCCTCGATCCGCTTGATCTCGGCCAGATGCATCGCACGGGCGCGCCCCTGGCCCTGGGACAGGTTCTTGACCTGGACGCGCTTCTGACCCTGCAGGACATACCAAAGCCTCTGGGTGCCGGCTGCCGGGTTAGGATGGCGAGGATCCTTCCTGTCGAGCTTTTCCAGCACCAGGTAGGTGTCGGCGCTGGGATGCTTCTCATCCTTAAAGGTCGCCTTCACGTCATCGCGGGAGAGCCATTTACCGTCCACCTTCGCGGTCGGGATTGGACCAAACTTGGGGAAGTCTTCCCACGAGAGGCGGTCACGCCGGAGCTCGATGTGTTCAATCGCATTGCGGAGAATATCGACGGTAAAGGCAGATGCGGCTTCGTCGACAACGATGGTGTTGACCGTAGCGCCGCGGATGCCTTTATCGATACGCGGCCGCTGCATATAGAGCTGCTGGAAGACGCTCTTACCGGCGCCGCGACTTGGCAGCGCAATGATCCCGCTCAACAACTCCTTTGACCAACCTTCGGTGTCGAGGAGCCACTCGCTCATATTGACCATGGGTCACCAATTCGGCATGACCGCGACGATGCGATCCATTTCGATGAGGATCAACCCGCCGTCGTTACGGTCGCGGGATAGCTCGACATATCCGCCTGCCGGATCGATCTTGGTGATCCAGCCCTTGAAGATCTCCTGGCCAACGTGGAGCTTTACAAACATGTTGCGGGTTGGCGTCCTCTCGTTCTCAGCCTTGTGCCGGCGCTGGACCTCGGCAAGCAGGCGGGCGCTCATGCTGCACCGCCCTGAATGAGGGCGAGCTGCGGCTTCTGGCGAGCAGGACGCCGCACAGGGAGCGGCACAGGCTCGCCAGCGAGAACCTTGGACTCATCGCTAACGTCGGCCTCGAATTTCGCTGCCGCCTGCTGCACGGCTTCCTCGCGCGTGGCAGGCATCTCGGGCGTCCGGGCCATCTGATAGATCGCTTCCTTGTCGATCTTCGCCAGCACCTCGACGACGCCGAGGTTCTTGGTGACCAGCCGGTAGTTCTTCCCGTCCTCGTCGACCTGGAGCTTTCCAGATCCGAGAGCGATGTTCATGAGCATGGGCAGAAGCATGTCGCGTTCCTTCCTAAGTAATTGCTTACTTACTTTATAGCGCAAACGACATTGGGAGCGCATCAGGTCGTGTGCGGACTGACTTCTTCCCGCTTCGCGATCCAGGCCGCGAAGGCGTTGTCGGTGTCGGGGCCGGCGTATTGCACGGCCTTCTGGACACCAGCCATCAGCGCCGACCGCTCCTTCTCGGGATAGTCGGCGAGGTTCTTAATGGGGCAGGGATCCTCGGGGTGGAGCTTGGCCCATTGCTTGCGCATCTCGGCGAGGAACCCAGCGGCTGCAAATTCCAGCCGCTGTCGATTGGTCACGTTCATTGCCATCACGGATTAGTGCCGGGTCGTCGCGGCGCGGAGCGTCTGAAGATCGACAACCTCGGGATCAGAGGCGATATCGATCAGCGTCTGCATCAGCTTGGGATGACCGGCCGCAAAGGCGAGGGCGAACAGCTTCTGACCCTGCTCGAGCATCTTCTTGTCCTCGTCGGTGAGAGCCGCGTCCGGCTGCGTGAGCCTGCTGCAGTCGTAGCCGAACGTCAGCGGCTGGACGGTGCCGTCCTTCTTGATGAGCAGGGCAACATCACCAGGCTCGATAAGCTTAGACGTGACCGGTTCGGACGACGTGAAAATGTTGTTCTGGTCGGTCATGAAGATTTCCTTAAATTATGTGTCAGCAGTCGCGCATATAGCGCGTTTCGTTACGAAATCACTTATAGCGAAAGAGCGACGGCAGCGCGTAGAATCCGCGTTAACCCTGGGTAGAATTTCTGAATATAACAGTTGCCAAAGCGTTAAGGATCGGATCATTAGGCCGCTTGGGATCTCCTCATCAATCACCGACGAACGAGGGGGAGGTGCTGGGAAAATGGAGAACAAAAACAATGACGCGCGGCTATTTCGAAGGGCAAATATCGGAGCTTCAGGCGACTGTTATTTGTGCCGTCGAGGAGCATTTTAGACAACGGGAAATTGCCTTTAATATCGGGCGCTTCTTGGCAGAATCCGAGGTTGACTTAGGTCAGTTCCTTCGTGAAGCCTACTTCCACGGAGCGGAAATATTCCCCGTGGATACAGATCAGTAAGAGCCAACGGCCCGCCAAACGGGCCGTTTTGCTATTGCTTGAACGAGGTGATCATCCGCTGCATGTCATCAAGGTCGACCACCTGGCAAAGGAACTGCTGCGAGATGAGCGGCCGGCCCGTGCCAGGGTCGACCGTGGTCTTTACCTGCTTGTCCATGTTGGACTTCCACTCGTCGCAGCCCGCCTTGTCGTAATAGCCCTGCGGGATGACCTGGGGCTCGGGCACCTTGCCACCTCCGAGAATGGCGAGCGTGACGGCGAGATAGGCGATCTGCATTAATTACCCCTGCTGCGATGTTAGGCCGCGGCCTTCATACGCAACTGCTGCTGCGCTGCCAAGACGGTCGTGCCGAAGATCTTTCCGTCATGGCAGCGCTTGATCTGCACCGCATACTTCGGCTTGTTCGGCAGGAAACCGCAGATCTCGTAGGCGGTATTCTGGATGATGATGGCCTGGCCGAACCACTCCGGCTCCATGCCGTAGGGCTTCGCATAGCGATCCCAATTAGCCTTGGCACCCGAGACGCCGGCGCCGGTGTCCCGAATCGTGACAGCGATCTTGACGTGCGGGTTGGTCTGCCCGTAGACGCCACCTGCGGCCGTCAAGTCAACCCCAAAATCTTCCCCGATCTTTTTCAGGGCAGTCTCGATCGCGGCAGAAAGACGACGATGTTCGGAACGGGTGAAGTCATTGATCTTCATTGATGTTTCCCTTTCTAGTAGAATGACTGCATTGTATGCATGGGTGACCGGGATGTGCGCCCAACTGTCTGACTTTCTTATGATTCCGTCGGTCCGCGCATATTTACTCAAAGTTGATTTATACCTCAAGTCAATGGCTATATAGCTAGCTAGCTACATGCAAATCTCTTGATTTATGACAAGTCTATATATATCTCAGCGCTGCTTGGCTTGCGGCAGGCAATTTTTACCAATCACGACATCGCGGCAAAGAATCCGGTTGACATGATCGGCTAGCATATAGGAATTTACTCCTATAGAACGTAACAGGAACCAATGGGCATGACGCATATGGAATTTTACCAACATGCGGAGGGGATCCGCCAAGCAATTTTGACCGCGATCGAGGGCTACCTCGGGACTAACGGGCTTCCCTTCCGGCGAGATGCATTCATCGAGCAGAAGGAGGTCGACCTAACCGAAGTAGGAAAAGAAGCCTTGTTTTATGGCGCCGAGGTCTTTCCGGAGGTGACCTTGGACTCCTGACGCCACGCGCGGATCAGCTTCTGCTTTTCCTGCTGAACGAAGGCGGCGTCAAACCGTGGATGCCTCTCCCAGAAGGCGAGCTTACGCTCGCAAATAGCGATCTCCTTTTCGACCGATGCCCGCTCCTCCCTTGAGCCGCTCTTGGCGACAAAATTGAGGAAGAGGAAATTGGAGAAGTGGTCAAGGTAGCGCATGGATCCGTTCATCTTCCATACATTGATGTCAGATGAGCCCCGTGCCGCCGTGTCGCTATAAAAATACATTTCCTAGATCTCCGTCTTATTGCTGACAGAGACATTTTGACAATTTAGCTGATGGAAGTCGGCAGGTGACCAGCGGCTATTGACGGCCGGCGAGCCGACGCCTATCTTTTGGAGTGCTGACAGGGAAGCGCGAACCTCCCTGCCAACCTTTACTGCTTAGGACACAAGATTAACCCGGACGGTCACTGACCAGCTCGTCCGGGTTTTTCGTATCTGCAGCGTGATCCTGACGGGTATCAACCACATCATTCTCACCTCCTTCATCGAGAGCGAGGCACTCGCCAATGCCGATGTTGCCCATCTTCATCGGCGCGCCGGCTGGCCTCGGCGCATACTGCTTTCGCTCTCGATTCGTCGACTGTAGCAGTCTCAGTCGTGGTTGTCGGTAGGGAAGAGCAGATCCCGACCCATCATAAACCAGGCGTTGATACGCGCCCAATGAGCCGGGAAGGCGACTTCCGCGGGATCCGGCGCCCGCTCGGCGATGACGACCTCGATCACCTCATCCTCCTGCGGCTTCAGGTCAGCCGCGACCTTGAACATCGCCTGGCAGAAGATCAGATTGACCTTTCCACCCTCGACCGTATCGACACCAACGATCGTCAGATCGCTCGGGCGGATCGCGACGCCGGTCTCCTCAAGCACCTCACGCGCGCCGGCTTCTTCCCAGGTCTCGCCGAGTGCCTGATAGCCGCCCGGTAGCGCCAGCTTGCCATAGCCGTCGGCGAGCTTGCGCCGCACGAGCAGCAGTCCACCATTGACCTCGACCAGCGGCACGACCACGGTGGCGGGGTTGTCGTAGCTGCCGGCGAGATCCTTCGCCAGCTTTTCCATGTCGGAGCGGAGCGAGCCATAGCCCTCGCCATACTTATGCCAGTTGTCCAGGCCGTCAGCGCCCTTGAGGGCTTCTTCGATCCGGGCGGCTGCGGTCTTGTAGTTGGTGCTCATGTGTCTCTCCATAGCCTCTAACCAGAAAAGGCGCCACTAGGGCGCCTTCTCCGTGTTCATGCGGGATCCGCGGTTACTTGATGTTGAGGAACGGCGTTGCAGAGCCCGGAATGAACGAGGTCGGCAACTTGCCATCCCACTTCTGAGCCTTCGTCAGCTCAACCAAGTTCGGAGACTCCTTGATCGCGTCGTTCTTGGCACGCAGCGCAGCAGCCTCGGCTTCGCCCTGCAGCTTCACAGCGTCAGCCTGAGCGGTTGCAATCTTGAGGTTACTGTCAGCCTGTGCCTGAGCCTGGATCACCTGGATCGAGGCTTCCTTCTCGGCGACCAGGCGCTGCTGCTCCTTCGTATTGACGAGCATTTCGGCGACGGTGCGCTTTTCGGCAGCATCGAGAACGACCTTGGAGAAGACGATATCTTCGACCTGCAGGCTGTCGATCTTCACGATATCATCGCCAAGATTGGTGACGGAGCCGGTGATCTCGGAAATCAGCTTTGCCCGGTTCTTGATCGCCTCGTCGATCGAGTAGCGACCAACGACGACCTTCATCTCCTGACGTGCCTTGCGAACCAGGTCGCGCTGTTCGAATACGGCGAGCGAGCCGTAGCGGCTGTAGATAACACCGGCCTGAGACGGGATCGGCGTGTAGTTGATCGAGAAGGAAACGTGAACTTCCTGACGATCGGTCGAGAACGCGGATTCGTCCTTGAACTCCAGCGCCTGCGTCTGCGTGGAGATGTAGCGGACTTCATCGACAAACGGCGTCTTGAAGTGCAGACCGGCTTCAGAGATCGAGGACACACGCCCGTTGGTCAGAACGACGCCGACTTCGCCCTGGTCGATCTGGTAGAAAGAGCCAGTGCCGGCAGCGAGGACGATGAAACCGACAATCGCTGCCGGGATGAGCTTGAAAAGGTTCATGATTATTCCTTGTCTCCTTTAGACTTATCGGAACGCTTGATGGTGATGTGGGTCAGGAGCCAGTAGGCTCCTGCGCAAAAGACAGCGGCGATGACGAGCCGACCGATGATGACGGCTTCGATCATGAGAAAATCGCCGCGATGATCTTGACGCCGGCGCCGAGCAGCAGCCCGGCGCACATGACGGCGGCGACGATGAGTGCGCCCCGGTTGCCGTTGAATGCCTTTCCGTCGCTGTTGATGATGTTCATGTCTTCGGGACGCATTATTTTTCCTCTCTAGCTAAGTAATGAGTTACTTATATCGCTGAACGCGACGGAGCGCGGGAGGGAGTGAGCGGCTTATTCAGCCGCTTCCGCCTGTTCCTCGGAGCGCTTCATCACCGTGTCGGTGAAGTTCTGGAGCTCCTTGTGGGCGCGCTCCGTGACCTCTTCCCAGGTGTGCTCGCGCACCATCTGACCGTTCGACCAGACGACCTCGAGGAGGTTCACTTCACCGGTGAGCTGTTCCAGAGCATCCTCGCGGACGCTTTCGAGCTCGCCGTCGATACTGATGACAGCCTGGCGACCTGCCTTCGACGCCTTCAAGGGATCCGTCGCGGGCTTCTTCTGGACATCGACCCAGCCATCGCCGAAGTCGATCGCATTGGCCTTCATGGCGAAGCGCATGTCGTCGCGCATGTGACCCTGCAGCAGTCCGCCGCCCATACCGAAGGCGATATTGTCGATGGAGAAGCCTTCAGCGACCAGCGAGGTCACGAGATGGGCGATCGAGGAACCGTTCATGCCGTCGCCCTGGATGACGGCGATCTTCTCGTTGAGCACCTTGTAGCCCTTCGAGTTGACGGTCCCGCCGAAGATCTCCCAGAGCTTCCTGATGACGGCGATCGGCGTCGAGATCGGGTCGCCCGAGTCCGGCCGGATGATCAGCTTGCCCTTGATGTTGAGGATCTTCTCCTTCAGCTCGTCGCCGAAGATGCTTTCGACCGCGTTGAACAGGTCGTAGCTGTCGGAGACAATCGAGAAGAGCCCGTCGCCGAACCGCTCGATCATGTTGGCGTAGGCAGCGGACTCGCGATCCTTGCCCCAGCTCGTCATGGTCGAATGTTCGGATGCAGGGATGGAGAAGCCCGGCATCGAGGCAGCATGATAGTAGTGCATCGCGCCCTGGATGGCTTCGAGCGTGTCAGTGCCCTTGAAGTTGACCAGGTGCGCCATCCCGCCGAGCATGGCGCTCTCGCCGGAGGAGACGCCGCGGGCGCCGAAGTCGTGCAGCTTGAACGGGATCTGAGCGTCCGGATTGTCCGACGTGCGCTTCAGGGCGTCGTAGATGATCGCCTTGGTGATGAAGGACAGGGTCGCGACCGAAGTCGGATACCAGATGGCCCGCAGCAGCGCCGTCTCGATGAAGCTCGTCAGCCACGGAACCTTCGGGTCGGTGTTCCTGACCTGGATCAGCGGCGTGCCGCGCGGAACAAGCGTGCCTTCCGGCAGTGCCTGGATCTCGATCGGCAGGTAGCCGTGGTGTTCCTTGAGGATGTAGTCCCAGCCTTCGCGGTTGAACGGCAGGCCGTGAACCTTGCAGAGCTCCTCGGCTTCTTCCACGTCATCGTGCGTGAAGGATTCGGACAGGTATTCGAGCAGGAATGCCTGCAGGCCGAAGAAGAGCGAGACCTGCTTCTTGTCGGAGCCGCGGCGCGCCTCGATGTAGGAGGAGACGGACTGCGCACCGGGCGGATACTGCAGGAAGTGCGAGTGCTTGTAGCTGTCGGTCGAGAGGATGATGTTCCTCATGGTTACTCCCCAGTAAGAATGTTGGTGATGAGGGTGTGGTGATCTTCGTAGAAGCGCTCGGTGCCGAGGCTCTCGAAGTCATACCAATCGGCGTGCGAGGCATCGTCGCCGCCCTTCGGCGTCGTGACCTCGACCTCGGCGGGAATGTCAAAGTGGAAGACCATCGACACGATCCGGCCCCGCAGCGAGCGCTTCGGGTTGTCGGCCAGCGTGTGGCCGGCGAGGTAGTCGGCGATATCCTGGCCGTCGATGTTTGCTTCTTCCTTCAGCTCGCGGATCGCGGCGTCCAGGAAGCGCTCACCCTTCTCGACGAAGCCGCCCGGCATGGCGAGCGTGCCCTTGCCAACATCCTTGCCGCGCGTGATCAGCAGGATCTTGCCGCGCCAGGTGATCAGCACATCTGCCGCGAGAAACGGACCCTGACCATAATCGATGTTGTCGCGGGACAGCGCGTCCTTGTAGGCGACGAGATCCTTGAACGGCTCGGTGAGCGAGAATTCCTTGAGAAAGGTGAGGATCTTCGGCGACACGGCATCGTGCGGCATGCGCGGGAGCCGACGGAAATAATCGTAGCGGATATCGGACGCGTTGATCGTGCCGTGCTGCGTATCGATCTGGATGTTATCCCACTCGGGGAACATATCGAGATAGTAGGACGAGGAGTCCTTGCCGTAGCCGGTGAGCGCGATCTTGAAGTCGCGAGTGCCGTGCAGGCGGATGCCGCCCTTATTGGCGTGATCGAGAATGGCTTCGGTGACGCCCTTCTTGAGGTTGGTCGACCAGTCGTAGTCATGCTCGTAGTCGTAGAGGGGCAGGACGATCATGCGGCCCGATGCCATCTCGTGATGAAAGGCAGCGCGCAGCATCGCCTCGCGCTCCTCGAAGATGAACGGATTGACCGGGTTGCGCGCCATGTGGCTCGAGCCGACGATGACGATCAGGGTCTCGCAGCGCTCAAGCGCCTGGCGAATGACCTGCTCATGACCGATGTGCAGCGGCTGAAAGCGGCCGATGTAGATGCCGTAGTGGAAATCCCGCATCAGTGAATGCTCCTGCTGTAGCGGAAGCTGCCGTTGGCAGTCCGGATAATGTTGCCGTCGAGCTCGATGATCGGCTCGGAATAGAAGGTCTTGCCGTCCAGCGTGCCGGCGAGCACCTGCTTGTCGGAGCCGATGGTGAGAAAGCGGGCGTTGGTGACGTGACCTACGATGCGCTGCGTTTCGCTCATTTCGTCCTCGCTAAAGTAATTGCTTACTTATCTTATAGCGCAAACGAGATTGGGAGCGCCCAGGTGATGAGCGCTCCCATGTAGGGGATCAATCCCAACGATCGACGAGGTAGTCGGCGCGACCGAGGTCAGTCGTCACGCGAACGCCATAGTTCAGACCCACCTGGCCACAAAGGACGCCGCAAGCGGACGCCTCGTTCTGACCGGACAAAGTTCCGCGATGGGAGAACGCCTCGATCGTCTTGCGAACCTCGTGAAGGCTCGACTTGAGGATCTCCGGGAAGAGGCACAGGCCGGGCGTGCGCAGGTCACGGCAGCCGTCGAGGATGAAGAGAGCGCCCTTGCCCTGATTGTCTTCAGCGTCCGGATCGCGGTGCCAGGCAGACGGCTTCAGACTGATGCCGTTGACCTTGATCCAGCCTGACGACGGCAGGTTCCAATTACCGGGCATCGAGCCACCGCTGTAGAGATACCAGGAGAACGGATTGCGCTTGTCTTCCTTATCCCACTGCAGGATCGGCGGGGCATCGGGATCCTCGGCCGTTACCAGCGCCACGAAGGCGGCACTCACCGAACGCATCTGCATTTCCATCGACAGAGCCTTCGGAACAACCGTCCGGAAGAACTTCTCCCAGGTGATGTTCTTAACCGGTGCGACGGGTGCGGCCTGCATCGAGAACGCTGCGCCCTTCGGCGTCAGATGACCGAAGACACCGCCCGCTGCCGGCGCACTAGCAGGTGCCGCAGGCTTCCAGATGGTCTCGACCTCGTCGAGGCGGGCGAAACGACGCTTGAGGGAGTTCTGAATGCCCAGCTTTTCGACCAGCTTCTCGGCGACGGCGATATTGCCTGCCGACGGCGCTGACTGCGGCCGCTGATACTGCAGCGGATCCATCTTCGTCTTGAAGCGGCTCTTGACCAGCTCCACGCTCATGCCTTCCTTCAGGTCATCGAGGAGCGTGCCGATCATGGACGAACGCGGCGTGCAGAAGCCGACCGGGGCCGTTGCGACTGCCTTCCAGATCAGGTTGTCATGGCGATGCTTGAACTTGCCCTGGTAGGCGTCGTGGATCGCGAGCAGGAACTTCGCCGGCGCAATCACCTTCTCGGAGCGAAACAGCGTTTCAGACTCCAGCAGGTTGACTGCAGAGGCGACAACGTCGCGGGAGTAGTCGGCGAGGCCATGCTTCAGCGTGCCGAAGTCCTGCTTCTTCTGCGCCATCACCTGGAACGCGGTGTTCACGCGGTCGCGGTGGACACGTTCGCTGCTCTGGGTCAGCGAGAAGTGATTCCAGAGCCCGGTCTTGGCATTACCCCAGGTCGTTTCGGACGACAGAAAGACGCCATTGACGGTTGCCCTTACAGCCGCCTTCCGAAGACCAAGGGCGGCCTTCTCGAAGGACACCGGAACAAGCGCCTCATCCCAGAGCGCTGAGTGCTGAATACCCTTGTCGTCGATGGTGACGAGGCCGCCGTAATGGCGAATGAAGTTCTTGCAGCAATTGCAGTTGTGCTGCTGGCGCTCATCCGGGTCGTCAAAGCCCTCGAGATAGCGCTCCCAGAGGTCGCCGGCGTCGGTCGTGAAGAGCGGAGCACCACCGGCGACCGATGCCGTGTAACGCTTGCGCACGGCTTCTGCGAACGGCAGGAAGTCGTCATAGTCATGGGCGTGAGCACTCACGCCGGAAACAGCAGTCATCTGCATGTCCTTTCAGTTGCGTCGATAGATTGAGTATCGCGCAGTTGTTTTTGGGATGCGGGAGGGGTTATTCGGCCTTCGGCTTCTTGGGCTTGTGCCACTTCATTTCGCCGGCCATGATCGAGCCACGCGGCAGAATGCGATCGGCGATCTTGGCGAGACCGAACTTCTCGATCTGAGCCTGGACCTGGTCCGCGTTCTTGTAGGCGCTCGGCAGCTCGGAAACGTCAGGGTCGCCGGTGTAAAAGCGGACATCGAGGCCCTTGGTCTCGCGCTCCATGATCGCCTTGATCGCATTCGGCCCCAGACCGCGCGTGTCGCCGAACTCTGCCATCAGCCGCTTGATGTGCCCGGTGCGGGAGAGATTGCGGCCGGCGCCGTGCGGTGCAAAGCCAAGGGCATCTTCATTCTCGGCGTGCTCGGCGATCAGGATCGGCTGCGCCATGTTCATCGGGATCAGCGTCAGACCCTGGTCGTCCTTCGCAAAGCCCTTGAACGACGGCGTTGCGCCCTTGGCGTGATAGAACAGCCCGTCGGAGCGCTGGAAGACGAAGTTGTGTTCGTTCCAGAACTGCCCGATGATCTGATTGCCGAGGCGCTTGGCGACGATGTTGTGGATCGCGAAGTGGTTCATCTTCGTCCACAGGCGGATTGCCTGCAGCGCCTGCCAGTAATCCTGGCCGACCTGGCTATCTGCCTCGATCCATGCGTTGTGCAGCGGGATCCGCCCTGCGACGATGCGCGTGTGACGCTCGGCTGCTGCCTTGCCGCGCTTGTAGAGCTGGCCGCCCAGACCGCGCGAGCCGTGGTGCGTGACGATCGCCATCTGCCCGGTGCTTTCGAGCTGCCCGACATAGAAGAAGTGATTGCCGTCGCCCTGCGTCATGAAGTGGTGAATGGCGTAATCCTCGAGGCCCTTCAGGAAGGGGTTCGCATCGAAGCCGCCCACCAACTGCACCAGATCCTTATACTGGCGCGCTTCCGATGCCGTGCGCTTGCCGACGCCGAAGTGAGACGCCTTCATCGCAATGTCGAGGACGTAATCTACAGGCGTGTCGCGCTTGAAGACGGAGATCGCCATCGAGCAGCAGATGTCCGCGGAGTGGAAGCCCGGATGGATCGCGTTCTTGGTCGCGACCACACCACCGACAGGGATGGTGCCGAGCGCCGAGCCGGAAGGGCACGCATCCGGCATGACTGCACCCTTCTCGATCGTCGGAACACGCATCAGCGCGTCCATATGAGCGAGAACCGAGGCGACATTCGCCTTCTCGTCGTCACCTTCCGGCTCGATGAACTGGCCGAATGGAATGTTGTTAGTGCGCAGCGGCACGCCTTCATCGATCGCCTTGGCTGCCTGCATCGGGAACAGGGCCTGGATGATCTCCTTGTCGCTCTTGCCAGTGGCGCGCATTTCGCGGGCGATCGGCAGAGCCTCCTTAAACCAGGCGCCAGGCTGCAGACCCCAGGAAACAAGCGTCTTGCCGGTGATGTTGCTCATCTAAAACTCCTCATGGAACGGGACTGGCACATGCAAGGCCCGTGAAAATAGAAAGGCTGATAAAACCCGCGAGACGGGAATGGCTCGGGCGGCGGGCGCCTCGGGATCGGACCCTTCGGTTTCACGCGAATGCGGTAGGCGATCTTGTCACTGCTTCCCTTGACCTGGGCGCGACCGTTGACAGCAGCTTCCCTCCGGTTCGCCCAGAGATTGCCCGGTTCCAGATGCTCGCCAGGCGTGCCGACCTCCCGGAGATAGACGTTGATGAAGAAGCCCCGGTCGGGATTGGTGATGCCGAAGAAGTCCTCAGCGTGCTTCTGATAGGGGAGGAGTGCGCGCATCTTAGCCAACATGCTCATCCCAGCTCGGGTTGAAGCGGCAGTTATCCGGCATACCCTCGAAGAGAGGACGGATCTGCTCGCGCTTATAGCCGGCCAGACCGCAGCCGATCGGCGTCACGTCGAAGGTGAGGTCCGGCCGGGACTTGGCGAACGTCATGAAGTCGTCGATCGCCTGGTCGATATACGGCAGCGGCAGGGTGCGAATGAGAGTGTCCTTGGTCGGGATGCCATAGGATTCACCCTGCAGCCCGACGCCCTGGCCGTAAATCGCGCCCTTGTGCTGGAGCGCGTAGAGTGCGGCACCTGCGCCGTGACGGCCGGCCAGGTTTGAGCCGAATACGAAAATCTCAGTCATCGGAACGTCCTTCCTGTTCTGCTTTATCGGCGCAGTCGGGGCAGCGCCCGTTGTAACCGTCGCCACCATCCGCGTAGTGCTCGCCGCACTCGCGGCAGGCGTCTTCATCGTCCGGGAGGTCTGAAATGTGGATCCAGCCCATGACGTAGGCGCCACCTGCTCCATCCCTGGCGATGATCGTGTCCTGGTCGTAGTGGATGGAGCCGTTGGTGAGGCTGTCGAGCTTCTCGAAGGCGGCAGCCTGGAAGTCGCCGCCTTCTTCGCCGTAGACCAGCTCGCCGGCCATCTGGTCGATGCAGCAGGTAGGATCAGCGGTGAAGGCTTTCTTGCGCCGCGAGAGCCTCTCCCTCAGATCGAAGCAGGCTTCTTCACCGGTCGCGGCGAAATAGGAACTCAGCGCGTAACTGATGAGGTCGGCTTCTTTGTCGGAGACGTTGATCCACATGGACGTTTCCTCAGATCGGGTTGGCGTGGGCGACGCAATTGACGCCATCCGGCGTGTGCCAGTCGAGGGCGCCGGCGTCGTTGTTCTCCGGCACGAGATAGAAGCGGAGATCTTCGACCCCGGCTTCTTCGGCCGGCTCAGATGAAAGAACGCCTTCGAAGACGACCGACCAACCGAGGGCGATATCGTTGGCCTTCCAGATATCGAACGCTTCCTGCGGAGACTCGCCGCGCACAAAGAGATCCATGCTGTCGCCGTTGTCGTCGCTTCCGTTGATGAAGTAGAGGTTCACGTAATTCTCCTCCGCTAAGTAATCTCTTACTTAGCTTATAGCGCTATCGATTTTGGGATGCATGAGGTGGTGAGCGGCCGACGAGAACAACAGGTGGGACTCGTCGGCCGCTTCTGCGGAGCAAGCCGGGGCTAGCTTGCGGCAGGAGCCGGCAGGCTGCGCAGGCGTTCGGCCAGCAAGCTGTCCGAGCGCAGGGTGAGCGTCTGTCCTGCCCGATCGGCAATCTTGACAGTCGCAAAGAGGTTCATGATCTGGCCCGACTGCGAGCGAGCGGTGCCTTCGCCGAGACCGGACGCCTTGTAAGCGCCGACGACATCGGAGGAGGTCATCGAGCCCTTGCCGTCGAGCAGCTTGAAGGCGATCATGACGTAGGTGGACGGCGCCTTTCCGACGCTGAGCGCCGTGAAGAGGTTTTCGAACTTCTCGGCGACCTTCACCTGGTTGGGCACGAGCTTCATCGTGGCGTCACGGGCGGCCTTGAGGTCGTCTTCCGACATCGCCGACACATCACCGGCGAGGACGAAGAATTCGTTGGCGACCTTGGAGATATCGCGCGGCGTGCGGGCGGCAGATGCACCGGCCGAACCGGCTGCCTTCTTCGCGCGCTGGCCCTTCGGGAGCACGGCATCGGTCGGCTTCGGCAGTTCGGTCGTCGTGACGGACGCGGACTTCTGCTCGCCGTAGAGCTCGGACTTGGCAAGCGCCAGGTCGAGGTCGGCAAGCGCATCGTCGCTGACGATCGCCGGCGCAGCTTCGGCTGCTTCCAGCTCGGCTTCGTCTTCCGGCGTCGGGTCGAGGATCACGTCATCGTCGGCGTTGGTGCCTTCTTCGAGGTTGAAGTCGGCGAGAACAGCGTCGAGGGCTTCAAGGTCTGCTACGTTCGGCATGACTGCGATGGCTGCGACTGGAGTGGTCATTGCTGCATTCCTTTCTAAGTGTCTGCGTTTGTTGATGAATTAGATATAGCAGAGCACTAATTGGGATGCGGCAGGATGATCATGCAGCGAGCGCTAACCCTTCCGTTTCAGGCAGGGCAAAGAAGCCCCAATCGAGACCGCGGTAGAAGCAGTCCATCATAATATCCACGTCATAAGCTGCGCCGTGCGCCTTCGACGGGTCGTAGTCGACGCCACAGGCGAAGGCGAGCTCACCGAGGCGGGGCTTCTTGCCGTCCGCGGTCGCCCACATGCCGTCGACCATGGTGTCGATCCACGGCTTCTCGGTCAGCTTCAGGCCAATCCGCTCCATCTCGCGTTCGCCAAACGGCTTGTCGAACTCGTTGCCGTTATGGGCGACGATGAAGTCGGCGCGCTGCAGGATCTGATTGATCGTGGGAGCCACGGTGTCCCAGATCGGGCAGCCGATCAGGTCGGGCGCGGCGATCTTGTGAACGCGCTGCGCGTCCGCGGAAATCGAGCGCTGCGGGTCGATCCGCTGCTCATAGCCCCAGATCTTCGTTCCGCCGCGGTAGAGCCCAATATAGGCTTCGATGATGCGGTGATCCGGCTCGTTCTTGCCCGTCGTCTCCCAATCGAGACCGGCGATAATCGGAGAATTGGTCACTCGCTGTCTCCCATGATATCGGTGATGCCAACGGCGACCAGGTGCTCTTTCAACTCGGAAATGCGCTCATAGCCCATCGTGCAGAAAATCTGCTGGCCTTCCTCGTTAGTCAGAACCTCGGCGGACCAGCCCGCGAAATCACCGGTGCCTTCGGGCTGATGCTCAATGATGGCGTGAAGCTCGTCACCGATTGCGCCCTTCTCCTCCATCGCCTCAAGCATTTCTTCGTGGCCCCAAGGGCGGGGCTGCCCCATCGCATTCCGCTTCATACGTGTGTCCATGTGGTTCGATTGAGAACGTTGATGATGGTCGAGCGACTAACCTTGTGCTCCGCCATCAGTTGTTCGATGTTGTCATTTGAGGCACGGATCTTCAGCACCCGCTCGACATCGAGCTTCGCATTAGAATTGGCAGAGCCGCGCCCGGTCTTGAGCCCGGTGCGATGGGCGTGCTTCTCGTTGTCGGCGCCGGTGGACCATTCGAGATTGTCCTTGGCGTTATTTTCCTTGTCGCCGTCGATATGATTGACCTGCGGCAAGTTCAAAGGGTTCGGGTGAAAGCGCCAGGCGACGACCCTGTTGGTCAGCACGGACTTCGTGAAGCCCATGAAGGTCATGTTGAAATAGACGCGACCGGACTTCTTGTGGACCTGTTGCGTGACGACCGAATAGCCCTTCGAGGCGTCAACATTGCCCTTGTCGTCGGCCTTGTTCGCGCGCCGGATCGTGCCGTCTTCGGAGACGATGAGGTAGCCCTTGCGCAGAGCTACCTTGATCCACTGATCCTTGGGAAACTTCTTCAAAGCAGGCCGCCCTCGCGCAGGCGATGAATCGTCTCGCCGTCCTTGATCTGCGAGCGGACGACCGTGCCGGCCGGCAGCAGCCGGCAGAACGCCAGGACGCGGGTGAACAGCCCAATCCAGGCGAGGCGGCGCTCTACGCGGCGATACTCACGGAAGTCCTCGGCCGTCAGCATGACCGTATCGCAGCAAGGGCAGCGCTTGCCGATCGTGCCGAACGTGACGCGCTCGATCTCTTCCATGTGGTGGCAGGCATCACACACCAGCTTTTGCTGCCTTACGACGCGCCGCTTCATCCCTGAGTTCCTTTTCTATATTGGCGAGAAGCTCGCTTATTTCTTTCGGCACCAGGCCGCTTGTGGAGTCATAGAGCGACACCGCGATCAGATAGAATTCCTTCAGCGAGATCCGGCCGGTGTCGTAGGCTTTCATCCACTTTTCGATGACATCGGTGGACTTTCGGCCCAGCTCCTCTGCGAAGCTGGGCCAGTTGTCGGTGTCGGCCATGTTCTTCTCCGAGCTAAGTAATTGATTACTTAGAATATAGCTCAACAGAAGACGGGAGATCAGCGTAATTCGGCCGGCGACGAATGGCGTCTTCATATTCCATCAGGAAGAATTCCTTCGCGGGGAAGGCATCCAGCATCTGAATTTCGTAAGGAGCTACCTTGCTGTCGTCGTGCATCTTGCCCGACTGCCATTCTTCGCAGGGATCCTTCGGCACGATCTGGATCGACTCCGCGGCGCAGACGGCTTCGTCAGCCATCTTCACTTCCTTCGGGAGCGGATAGAGCAATCCGAAACGCTTGGCGAACGCCTGCTCGATCTTATCCTCGACCTGGGAATAGATCGGGTGGATCTGCGGCGAATGCTTGAGCGGCCGGATCAGGTCGCCGGTGATGTATTCCGGCCCGTCGTGGAGCAGCGCCTCAAGTTCGAGGTCCGGCCGCTGCAATACCTCGCGAATGTAGCGGGCGCAGTAGACCGAGTGCTCCGCGACCGAATACGAGATCCGAGTCCTGAACCGCTTGTGCTGCGTGGCGCCATTCCAGCGATTGTTGGTCGCCAGGTGATGGGCGACGACGCCGATGTTGATTTCCTCCGGACGCGGGTCGAACGGATAGATCTTCCGGCCGTTTGCGGAGTGCATATACTGGCCGCGCGTGACGGGAGCCGGCGTCGGGCTCATGATTTCGGTGTGCTTGTGAACGATCAGGGGCATGTGAATTCCTTAAATGGCGCCGAACCAGATCATGAGGCCGTGGACGATGCCGATCGGGAAGCCGATGGCGCCGACAAACAGCAGCATCCAGGAGGCGGTCGCGATGCAGACGACGACGTGCGTCAGCCAGGCGAAAATCAAGAGAAGGGTGGCGACTATGCCGATTACGCATGTGAGCCAGGCCGTCATAGTAAATGCTCCGTTAAAAGTAAGTGCTTACTTAGTTTATAGCGCGCAATGCGACGGATGACATCACATTGCGCGCGGGTTATTCAGGTGGAATCAGCCGTTGGGCTTCAGGCCGTTCTTGTCGAACAACTTCTTCAAGGTCTTGCGGCAAATGTGCAGCTCAGCCTCGATCTGACGGTTCGACTTGCCTTCGCCATGCAGACGAAGCGCTTCAGCCTTCTTGTCGATCTTCGGTGCCTCGGCAGGCGCCGCATCAATGTAGGCGTCGTTCTTGTCGGTCAGATCGGTCTCGGCCGCCTTCGCCCGCGTCGGCTTGGCTGCCTTCGTCGGGGCCGGCGAAGACGCGGCCTTCGGCGACTCAGCCTTCGTGGGCGCTGCCGTCGCTGCGGCGTTAATCGCGGCGCCATAATCCCCGGATGCTGCAGCGGACTGAACGACCGTCGGCTTCGTCACCTCAGTCCGCGTCTCCACCTCCTTCTGAGCCACGATAGCAGCCTCTGCACGATCACGGATCGACTTGAGCGAGACCACGTTGACGCCTTCATCGAGCGCCTTCGCCAGCTTGCCGGTCGTCATGATCTTCTCGAAGGTCGTGCCTTCCGCCGGCGTGATCACCACGTCCTGGCCCATCGTGCCGTTGATGCGGACGTATTCGAGCACCTTCGGATGCTGACCGGCGATAACATCGGCAAGGAGACGCGAAGACGCTTCGTGCGAGGTCATCGGGCGGTTCGCCTTGAGCAGGTCGAAACCTTCCTTCGGCACCTCGGCGACGATATGATATGCAGCGGCGCGCATCTTGTTCGGCTCGTTGTGCGGAACCGCGATCACGTCTTCCGGTGCGACCTTTACGACCATGATCGCATCGCCGTTGAACGACTTGATATAGCCGCGACGGGCGATGTGCAGCCCCGTCGAGCATTCATGGCGCCGGCTATCATCCACGATATCGATCGGCATCGAGACGTGCGAGCCGAGCTTCTGCTTGACCTTCCTCGTGTGCGGATCGACGTAGTGATCGCCCATGTTGTAGAGCATCTTGTAGGCGACGATCGAGCCATCTTCCGCGATCGGCAAGTCGCCCATCTTCATGAAGTTGAGCAGTTCATCGACCGTATGCTTGCGCTGCGAGGCAACAGCCGCGATGCGATCCATGAAGCGCTGGAAGCCGACGACGTTTTCGAACGCCGCATGTTCCAACTGCTTGTCGATCTGCTGGATGTGCGGAATGGCGACTTCACCGGTTGCGGTCTTGACGACAGCGATGGTGACTTCCTCTTCCTTCTTGACCACCTCGGCAGTGGGAGCCGGGGCAGGCTTCGCGGCCAGGCGTTCCAGACGGCCGATCAGAACGGCGTCGGAAGCGTTGCCCATGCCCATGAGAGACTTGAAGCGCTTAGCCGTGGTCTTCAGGAAGCGGATCGCGCCGCCCGTGCGTTCTTCGATGCGCCGTTCGACTGAGTAGTCGTCCAGGTCGAGTTCGACGATCTCGTGACGGGCGAGAGCTTCAACCGTCTGGTCGAGGATCAGGCGCGTCTGGGCGGTATCCTTCGGACGGTTCAATTCTTCACCGTTTTCGAGGTAGAAAGTGATGCCGTTTGCACTGGCAATGGCACCGACGATGCGGATCTTGCTCATGCTGCCTCCTTGGCTTCTTCGAGCGTTGCGTTGTCGTTGTTCGGGGTAGACTTGACGCTGAAGGTCCGCTTCAGGAACTTCAGGATGGTCATGAGATCGTCCTTCGACGTGTCGCCACGCTGAGAGACGCCCATGCCGGTGAGGGGCTTGAGCCAGGCGAAGACCTTCTCCGACTGATCACGGTCAAGGATGAGGTGCGCAAAGGTCTTCTTGGCCTCAGCGTAGGTCCGGTCCATCTCCTGCGAGACGGAGTTATTGTGACGGCTGACGCGACCGCTATTGCGGTTGCCGCCAAGAGCGCTCATCAGAAACTTGGCGTCTTCGAGTGCCGTGCCCTTCGACGGCTTGACGCCGAAGAAGAAGGTCACGAACTTCATGTCCTTGTGGCACAGCTCGTTGATCAGGCGACCAGGCGAGTGCCAATGCGGATTCTGGATGAACCCGTCATGCTGCATCATCGAGGCGATCTGCGCCTCGCGGCTGTTGTTGGCCTTCTGCAGGTCGGCGAACAGTGCGTCGTAGATGTTCTTCGCGCCGGCAGCCTTGAGCTTCGCCTCGGTCTTGCTCGACATCGCCAAGGCAACATCGCCATAGCGTTCGAGAATCTTGTCACGCACCTGGAAGAGAGACTTGTCCATCTCCAGGCGATCGAGCCCGCCGCGCATCGGCATGTAGTAGTTAGCCTTTAAGAGGGTCTTGATCTCATCGATCTTGTGGACGTAGCCGTCCTTGTTTTCCTTCACATCGCGCAGCGAGTAGTAGATGCCGATATCAGCCCGCTTGCGACGGATGGGCTTGGCGAAGTTCGTGGTCTCGATGTCGATCTTCCAGTGCTTTGCAGCATCGCGGATCTTGTCGAGCGTTTCAGGCGACAGGCGCCGATTGATGATGACGAGGGTCAGCTTGCGCTCGTAGCCAGGCTCGTCCTTCGCCAGCGCGTGGTATTCACGGGCTGCCTTGAAGCCGTCACGCTGCGTCGGTGCGAAGATAAGGCGCTGGTTGACGGCGCCGAAGTGGTTGAACTCTTCGAGCGGGATCAGCTTGCGACCCTGGATTTCGTCCCAATGGCTGACGAACGCGCTGCCGAAAAGATCGAACTTGGCGATCAGGCGCCGGACAAGCCGGGACTCGTTCAGGAACTGGTCGCGCTCGCTGGAGACGGCGTATTGACCGTAGTAGCTGCGGTTGCGGAACATGGTGTGCCGGTTGCGACGGAAGAAGCGGCGATCGTCGCGATACTTCTTCGCCATCTCGTCCATGACGATCTTGTGGCGCTGCAGCGCCGTCGTGAATGCGTCCATGTTTCCGGACGCTGCGATCTTGGCGAGCGCCTTGGCATCGGTGACGACTTCGCCACGGGTCGAGATCCGACTGCCGCTGTTGATGATATCGCTGCGGATTTCGTAGCGCTTGGCTTCCTTCAGGCGACCCTTGATGATCTCCTTCACAGCCTTGCGGCCGTGGCCTTCGACCGACTTCTTGATGTTGGTGATCAGCCCCAGGATCGTCGCGACAGTGCGATCAGAATAGGAGAGGGACTCGCGGGAGGGCGTCACGCCGACGGTGTTGGGCTTGGCGATCAGGATGAACTTGTCGCCGTGATCCTTGTAGTTCGAGATCGAGTTGACGGCGTGCGCCAGGTCGGAGTTCGTGCCGGAGACCGGATAGAGCACGGTGCCGTAGAGAACGTATACCTGGGACTCGCGCAAATCGGCGCTCTGGCCGCACAGGGCATAGCCGCGCTTGCGAGCTTCGGTGTAATCGAAGGTGAACATCTCCTGCTCGTTCAGCAGCGCCTTGATGCCGCCCTGCTTGACGACTGCCGTGATGTGGCTTTCGAACCTGAGCCGGTCATCACGCGAGCGGATCGGGATCGAGACGGTGATGCCGGAATTCTTGGTCGGCGTCTGGACCATGGCGCGCATGTCGGGCTTGCCGTCAGTCTCTGCACCACCGCGCGAGACAGCGTAGACGGTGCGCAGACCTTCATGAGCCGAGACGACCGAGAAGTGGTCGGAATAGGCGAAAGGTGCCTTCGAGCCGAGACCGAAGCCGCCCGTCTGGTTCTCGTCCTTGACCTTGGTCGAGGCGCCGTAGATGCAGTAGATCGGACGCATGCGCTCGGGCGCAATACCGGGACCGTGGTCGCGGATGATAAGCTCCTGGTCAGTCAGCGTGATCTCGATCGGGCGGTCGGTTGCGCCGACCATGATATGCGCGTCCCAGGCGTTGCAGATCACTTCGCGGGCGACCGCGCGGATCTTGTCGCGATAGAGCGTGTCTGAAAGCACGGTGAAGAATTCTGCGGACTCTGACATGCCGAAAGCTTCGGCTTTTCCACCACCGATGACGGCGTGTGTGTCCAGTTCTGCGATCGATGAAACCTGCATTGTGCTGCCTCTTCTAAGTAATCACTTACTTATGATGTTTTAGCGCATCACGTCGCGGAGTGCGGTAGGTGATGAGCGGGAAGAATGTTGGAGGGATCGACAGGATTCGAACCTGCATAGACGGATTTGCAATCCGGTGGCTGGACCAGTTCACCCACGACCCCTCGTGTCCGTCTTTCCGGACTGTCAGACCCCTGGAACCCATCCAGTCCCGCGACGATCGTCTGTCGCATCGGTGGGATTTGAACCCACTTTTCCTTACTCAACCTCGGTCAGCGAGCCGGAGTCGCGCCGGCATTCCTGTGAAATTGGTGTCCAGGGTGAGGGTCGGATGTTCATCGCTGGAAAGCGGCTTAGCATCCCCTACTCACACTTTGGCCCGCATTGGAGCTGCCTCTTGCGTTCTGCTTGGGCTACCCGGACGTGCCCTTTCGGGCATCTTTTGTGCGGGTCTCTCCCCGCCTGTCACGCCTGCGCTGACGTTTGCGTCCTGAGTCCTGCCTTGGTCGATCGCGGACTTGTCTGCTACCCGCCCATCGATTTCTCAGCGCCTCAGACGTGCCTGTTTGGAGCTTCCGAGAGCGTTATCTCGGTCTGTGCCGGCAAGACCTTTATCGATCCCGCAGCCCCAGCTCGTTACCCGTTCGGGCGAAACTCGGAACCTTCCGGAGGGAGCCTATGGGCATACTCCCTCCGATCCATTGCTGGCGCCAACCGGGTTCGCTGTTGGCTGCTCCACCCACCGACATGCCCGTCAGGAAGATGGCATTCTGCTGCCCATTCGGGCGAATTTGGCTCCGGGGCAAGGAGTCGAACCTCGACCTGCGACCTCTGAAAGTCGCTGCTCTGCCCTAAGCTACCCCGGCTCAGGTGTCGTGGGCTGGTGGGAAGCCGGGCCTTTCGGCAGCCGGCTTCCCTAGACGCCGACCCGACGGTTGTCGGCGCCTATCTCAATCAAGCAGCGAAGCGGACAGGGCTCAGACCACCCTTCAGAATGCCGATGATGGTGTCAGCAGTGACGACGCCGCCCTTGTGGAACGTCGGAGCGCTGCCGGTGTAGGCTTCGTAGCCACGCTGCAGGAGCGCCCTGAGCTCGTCGGCCGTCAGCTCGTCATCGGTGTCGAGCGCCTTCAGATCTTCGCGAAGGCTCTTGAGGAGCTTCTTCTGCGCCTTCACCGCCTGGAAGCGTGCTTCCACGTCCGTCTGCATGTTCAGGACTTCGCCGAGCAGGGCGCGCTTTGCGCGGACGCGAGCTGCTTCCTCGCGCTCAGCCTGGATGCGGGCGCGTTCGGCTTCAGCAGCTTCCCGCTCAGCGCGGATCGATGCCAGGGTCGGGTCGATCTTCGTGACTTCGGTCGATGCGGCTGCGTCGGAAGCCTGGTTTTCGAGATGCATGCACTTTCTCCTTCAGGGATTCAGGTCAAATTCAGCGTCAGGCACCATGCGACAAAGAGAAAAGAGGCGACGAATGCGGCCTGTGCGATGCGCGTTCCGGTCATCGTCGTCTCTCTTGTTGTCAGTATGTGCTTACTTACATTTTCACTTATAGCGATGCGCTCGTTGGAGCGCATCAGGTTATGCGCGGGAAGAATTCAGTGAATGTGAGCCGAGCTCGACCGTTCCCGCGAGATATCGTCCATCCGTTTCACCACGGTATCAAAGACGAGCTCGTGGCGCGCCTCGAGATCCTGCTGACGGATGATCGTGAAGTTGACCCGACCGTAGATCCGCGACATGCAGCCCTGCATGATGAGCTGGGTGTGCGTCTGGTAGGCGCGGTTGTCGGCCGGGCGGCTTTCCTTGACCTCGTAATGATCAAGCTGGCCGAGGATGAAGATGTAGTCGTAGAGCTTCGCCGTGGTTTCGAGGCAAAGATCGACGTATTCCTCGATCGCGACGATCTCTTCCGAGGTGAGCCGCATATGGCTGTGCATGTCGATTTCAGCGAGCATGTAGCCAACGAGATCAATCGGGGTGCGATCGACAATCAGCGGCCGTTCTGCCTTGGCGACCATAGACACATGGTCTTCCAGAAGCTTGAACTGCAGCCGGATGCGATCCTGCAGGCTCATTGGCGCCACAGGATCAAACCCGTGGCGCTTTGCGATTTCAGTGATCGAACCAGACAAGTAGGTAATGCCCAGGTCTTCCGCGACACGCTTCGCGAGCGTGGTCTTTCCCGTGCCGGCCGCGCCGGTGATGCCGAACAGCATATTACTTGCCCGTCGAGCCGAAGCCGCCTTCGCCGCGGTTCGTTTCGTCGAGGGACTCGGCGACGGAGAACACGCCGCGAACATACGGCTTGATGATGAGCTGGGCGATCCGGTCGCCGTGCTTCAGCTCAACGGACTTCTCCGAGGTATTGAGCAGGATCACGCCAATGTCGCCGCGATAATCGCTGTCGATGATACCGCCCAGGACCGCAACGCCCTGCTTAAAGGCGAGGCCGGAACGCGGTGCGACTTCGGCATAGGTGCCGGGATTCATTTCCACCGCGATACCCGTCGGAATCAGGACGCGCTGCCCCGGAAGGACGGTCAGAACCGTATCCTGCGAGGTCAGGCCGACAAAGTTCGCGAACAGGTCCGCGCCGGCTGCCTCCTCGGATCCGTATTCCGGAACCTTTGCGCCGTCGTTGAGCAGCTTCACGCGGAGCTGCTGTGCTTCGTTAAAGGATGCACCCATTTTCATTTCTCCTTACTTTAAACCAAGCGCTTCCATGACGGACTGCGCCAAATGCTTTTCACACGCCTTGATCGCGGCTTCCTCTGCCGCTGCGCGCGTCTGAAAGGGGCCGAACCAGAGGGCCTTCTCGTCGCCCGAAGGGAAACGATAGAGCCAGCCGTTCCGGCGCTCTTCCACGTCGAAACTCATGGTCATGCTAGTCATAGCGAACCGTGATGCCCTTCAGGAACCCGCTGCACAGGACGCCGGAGACCGGCTTTCCATTGGCGCCGATGCCGGTGAACTTCGATGCGAAGTTATCGCCCTTCGAGCAGCCCCAGAACGGGTATCCGCCGATCTGGACCTGGGTGATGCCCTGCGCCTCGAGCGAGCGCTTTGCGGAGTCAGGATTGACACCGCAGCCAGCGAGCAGGGTAGTTGCGGCCAGCGCCGCGATCATGGTCAGCTTCTTCATGCTGCGATATCCTTGATGTATTCGTTGAGGAGGGTCTTGCGATACTGGATCCAGCCGGGACCGAGGTTGCCGGCGAGATGCGGGTTGTTCCAGTCGTTGCCTTCGCTGACCGCCTTCCAGAGGTCATGGTCGCGACTCATCGATGACTCGAAGGTCTTGACCTGGCGACGGTAGGTGGACTGCGTGTCAGGCGTGGCCTGGTGTTCGGTGGGCGAGGCGTGGAGAGGCGAGGAGCCGACGAGCAGGTCGTAGCGCTCCAGCTCACGCTCAATCGACGGATCACCATCAAACGGCGCGTAGGAGATGCGGGCGCTGCGGGCGACGGAGAGCTTCTGCGCAATCGACAGAGCCACCGCGCGGTCCTGGCCGGCGTGGCGCATCAGGATCGAGTGATATTCGCCGAGATCGACGTAGGGCAGGTGCCATTCGCCGGGGTGAAGGATGGCGGGCCTCGCGCCCTGGAGAGCTTCGCGAACGAGAGCGGCCAGGTCGTGGAAGTGCGGCTCGGCATCTCCATGGTCGCGCAGGTGCAGGAAGTTCGCCCACGAGGTCGAAGTGATCAGCGTGTGCTTCCAGGTGTAGGGCGCGATGATACGGTTGGCGATCTGCTTGTGGTAGCCGGCGTGGGCGTAGTTCTCGGCGAAATCCGCTGCCGAATTCGCAGCGAGGCGCCATGCCTCTTCGCGGGTCTTCAGGATATCGACCTCGCGATCATTATGCGGGCCGCCTTCCCAATAGGAACCGATCTTAACCAGCTCGTTGCATTCTTCCGACGCCTGCATCCCCTTCTGGTTCTTGCCCCAATGCCAAGGCACGAAAGGATCCTCGCGCACTTCCTTGACCATCGTTGCGACCGGGACGGCGCGCATGGAGCGAGCGTTGCGTGAGAACACCCGATGCGTCATCACCTCGCCGTGAATGATATCCGGATAATGCAGGTGCATCGTGATCAGCGGCAGAGCGGTAGAGCTCGCTGCCTTCGACGCCAAGACGATCTTGGCGAACATGCGTTCCTTACCTGACATGAATTCTCCTATTTAAAGTAAGTGCTTACTTAACTTATAGCGCGCTCGTCACGGGATCGCACAAAAAGAGAGTGGCGCCGAAGCGCCACTTTTTAGTATTCCAGGTAGTCAACGAGGGCGTCATACCCTCCGACCAGCACCCCATCGTGGAAGATCATCGGGAAGGACTTGTAGCCAGCGTCCTTGAACCGCTGGATCTTCTCCTCGGTGTCGTGATCCTGGATCGTGTAGGAGATATTCTGACCCTTCAGGAGAGCCTTGGCGCGGGTGCAATAGTTGCAGCCCGGCTTGGTCATGATGTGATAGCCCATTTTTATGCCTCGCACGCTACGCACGAAGCGTTGGCACGGGCCAGCTCCTGTGCCTTGTTCAGACCCTTGCGGTAGTAGGCGGACTTGGAGCCGCCCTTCCACAGAGCCACGATGATGTCGATGTCGTCCTTCATGGTTGCTTCGGGCGGAAGCTGGACGTTGAAGGAGATGCCCTGGTCGATGAACGGCGTGCGGTCGTTGTTCTGACGCACGAGCTCCATCTGGTCGATGTCGACCCACGGCTTGTAGGTGTCCTTCTGGCGCCTGGTCAGGAAGTCCAGATGCTCGACGCGGCCGCCTGCTCCCAGGATGGACTCCCAGACATCGGTGCGGTTCATGCCGAGGCGATCGAGGAGTGCGACGAACTGCGGATTGTAGTTCGTGAACACGCCCTTGGCATTGTCGTTCTCGAAGACGACGGCTTCCCAGGGCTCGATGGACTGCGAGACCTGGCCGCAGATGATCGAGGACGAAGTGGTCGGCGCGATCGCGTTGACGGTCAGGTTCCGGTAGCCGGTGCCCTTCAGACCTTCAGGCTCGCCATACTGCACTGCCATCCAGCGGGACGCGGCGTGGGACTCGTCATGGAGATACTTGTGGATCTCGATGTTGAGGTCGCGGGCTTCCTGCGTCTCGATCGGGATCTCACGCGACTGCAGGTAGGAGTGCCAGCCGAGCGTTCCGAGGCCGAGAGCGCGCCAACGCACGGCAAAGCGCCGCGCATCGGCCATGAGCCGCTTGCCCTTGGTCTTGCGAATGTATTCGGACATGACCGCGTCGAGGAAATAGATCATTTCCCGAACGAAGTCGGTGCCCTTCCATTCGTCGTAATAGAGGACGTTGACTGACGACAGATCGCAGACGAAGCTTTCATCCGGGCTGGACGGCAGCATGATCTCGGTGCAGAGGTTCGAGGCGTAGATCAGCAGACCAAGCCGCTTCAGGATCTCCGGCCGGGCGTTGTTCGCATTGTCGCGGAACACGATGTAGGGGAAGCCAGTCTCGCGCCGCTTGTTGCGGATCTTCGCCATCAGCTTGCGCTTCGGGCCGCCCTTGCCCTCGGCCAGCATTTCATTCATCCAGTCATCGCCAATGACGACGCCGAACGACAGATGCTGGATCGGGTGATGCACGCCTTCGGTCGTCGAACGCATCTGCATCCAGCGATCGATGTCCTGGTGCTCGATGTCGAGATAGACCGCGCAGTTGCCGCGCCGGACATTCGACTGCGAAATCACCTGGACCTGCTCCTGCGGGAGACGAGCGAAGTGAACCGGACCTTCCGACGTTCCACCGCCCGCGATCGGCGAGCCGAACGGACGCAGCGCGCCCATGTAGAGCGAGGTGCCGGCGCCTTCCTTCGTCATCGCGCCGATCTCGGCGTTCTTGAACAGGATGGAGTCCATGTCGTCGGCCATGAACGAGCCGTTGCAGGAGATCGGCAGACCGCGATCCGTGCCGAAGTTCGACCAGATCGGCGAGGCCGGCGATACCCAGCCGCGCTTCATGCCGAACCGGACCATCGGCAACTTCATGCCGAGTTCCTTCTCGGCAGCATCAACAAGCGCGTTGGCGCGCTTGATGGCCTCATCCTTGAGGTCTTCCTTTGCGATGCCCTCCCGCAGATATCCGCGGGAGAGGGTCTTCAACGCAATGTCGTTGAAGTGTTCCCAATCAGGGCGCATTTACGTTTCCTTCTTGCTTAGAAATTGTCGTCGTCAGGCTGGTCGGCCTGCTGGTAGGCAGTGGGTTCGGAGTGGAAGAAATCGACCTTGGCGGGCGCGAGCAGCCCTTCGGTCATCCAGAAGGTCTCGGCCTTCTCAGCCTCGGAGACCTCGAACATCGGCGTGTAGCCAATGCCGGTGAGGGACTCGTTCAGGCGCTGGGCGACATAGGTCTTAAGGATCGACGCATTGAGCTTCGGCTGGTCGTAGTCGCCGAGCATCCAGTCAATCAGGGCGGATTCCGCGTCGAGCGCGACCTGGCACTCTTCCTTGATCTTCGCCTCGAGCTCGGCGTCGAAGAGCTCCGGATATTCCTGGCGCAGCGTGTTGATGATCTTCATGCCGGCCTGGGCGTGGAGCATCTCCTCATTGCGGGTGTATTTCACCTGCTGGGCCGCGTCCTTGAAGCGGTTCTCAAAGCGGTTGAACCACAGAACGATGTAGAACTGGCTGAAGAGGCTGACGTTCTCCACAAACAGCGTGAAGAGGATCAGCGAGTAGATGAACTGCTTGCGATCGTCGCCCTTGAAGGCCAGCTCCGTGTGCTTGTTCAGATAACTGACGCGGCCGGCAATGGCCGGAACGTGCATGTTGTCCTTGAAGACGCTGATCAGGCCGAGCTTCTTGAGGAGCTTTTCGTAGGCGTTATTATGAATGACCTCGATATTCGCCATGACGATGCCGAGATCAGAGATCGACGGATGCTGCAGCTTGCGGCCGAGCAGCGCCCAATATTCCTTCACCTTGACCTCGATCTGCGCGATCGCGGCGAGGCAGCGCTTGATGATTTCGCGCTCCTGGTCGGTGAGGTGCAGTTCGTAATCGGTGACATCACTGTCGAAGCTGAACTTCTTGGCCGTCCAGAAACCGTCCTGCATGGCTTCGATGAAGTCCTGAGCCCAAGGATAATGGTCGGGTAAGCGCTCGACCTGGCGTTCAAAAAGCATGTGAAATCTCGTCGGTTCGGGAATGGTTGAACCCATCACGAGGATGGGTTCGCATCATAGTTAAGTAAGTAATTACTTACTAGACTTGACAAATAATTTATGCGGCCATCGGCATAGAACGGAGGATGGCGAGCGTCTGCTCAAAGCTCGGCGTCTTGATGCCGGCTTCCATGATCGCCACAGCATCGGCCAGGTGCTCGTTCTTCTTCACCGGGACCATCACACCGCCCCGCTTGGTGAGCAACCAGGGAGCCTTCGGATACTTCTCGAACGCCCATTCGATCATTTCGTCCTTCGAGGCGGTCTTGGTGCCGACGGCGCCGAGCTTCGTCTCTGCCGGCGAGACTTCGATGCCGGGGATCGGAATGCCTGCATACGTGCCGATGACGATGCCGAAGCCGAGGACTGCGTTGTAGTCCTGACCGCCCGAGGGCACTTCGTAGAAGACCGTGGTCACGCCCTTCAGCGCCTGGTGGACGCCCTTGCGCAGTTCGATGGCGCGCGCCAGATTGTCGGACGACGCGCGGATATTCTTGACCTTCGACTTCTCGGTTTCGACCAGGATAAGGGCCTTGATCTCCAATTCGAGGGTGTCGAGGTCGAGCCAAGCGGTCGCGACACCGAAATTGCGCAGAGACCCGTCAAGGCCAGCGATGAGGATCTTGCCCATCAAATACTCCAAATTTTTAGGGGTTAATCAGAACGCGCCGAACAGCTCGTTCTGCTCCAACGCGGCCTCGGTCTGCTTGCGCTCGACTTCTGCGGCGTCGGCTTTCACGTTGAGGCGCCTGGTCAGCTCGGCGTCGAGAACGATCTTGAGGTTCTCACCCTCGATGCCGAAGTGCTTGGCGACGGCCGGGCCTACGAGCGGGAAGGCATCGTCCATTTCCTTCGGATGCATCTCCACGAACTTGTATTCCTGGGCGTCCTCCGGCGAGAGGCCGAACTGGATCTTGCCCATCGCGCCGACATAGGCGTATTCGATCTGGAAGAGCCACGTCGGCATCAGCGGCTTCTTCTTGAAAGCGCCGGTGTCGTATTTCACGGTCGCCATCGGCGTGCCGTCTACCTCGTAGAATTCACCCTTGAGCGCGGCCACGACCTCGTTGCCGACCTCTTCCAGGATCTTCTTGACTTCATCGTTCAGAGCGGTGCGCGCCTTCGGCATCCTCAACTCCATTTCTAATTAAGTGCTTACTTACGTTATAGCGCAATTTTCGAGGGAGCGCGCTATATGTTGTGACCTATTCGGTGGGCTTCTTGTGACCAAGGCCGCGGATTAGGTGATAGCCACTATCCTGCAACTTGATCACCCGTCCGTAGGTGTCATACGGGCCGGCGATTATCATGATCTGACCGGGCAGAGCGTTGGTCTGAAGCTGATAGAGACAGCCGCTCATGCTGCCATCTCCGTAATCTTTGTGGTCTTGTTCGGCAGCTTCTCGACCAGGAGAACCTGCTTGATGTGGTCGCGGAGCTCGTTGTGGCTGATCACGAAGACGGAGCCGCGCTCGCGCGCCTTCTCCTCGAGGATCTGCATCAGCCGTTCCAGGCCGGAGCTGTCGAGCGCGTCATCGATTTCGTCGCCGATAAACAGGTCGATCGGCTTGGTCGCGCGGGTGGCAACGAGATCCTGCAGCGCGAGCGCCGTCGCAACGCGAACCTTGCGCTTCTCGCCGCCTGACAGCCCCTTGAACAGCCCGCCGCCCGTCGCGTTCGTGACCTCGATCGTGAACTTCTCCTTCATGACGCCCTTCGAGTCCGGCGTCAGCGTGGTCCAGATAGCCTCGATGTTGCCATCCGACAGGATCGTCAGATACTTCGCCGTCTGCGCATTGAGGAAGGGCGTCACATCGTCGAGAATGTGGGCGCGGACGCCGGCCGGCGAATAGATCTTCACCACCTCGGCCTCGAGCGCGACGTTCACCTCTTCCTCGGCGATCTTCTTCTTCAACTCGGCCGTCTTGGTTTCGGCCGCGGCCAATTCCTTCTCGAGGCGCTCGACCGTCGCATGATGCGGATTAGTTTCCGCCTGGATCGCCAGCAACTGATCGCGCCACGACCTGGCCGTGTTCGCGTAACTCGTCTGATGCCTGAGCAGATCGTTGACGGTTGCAAGCTGACGTTCGAATACAGAGCGCTGGGCTGCGACCGTGCTGATATCAGTCATCGATGCAGCGAATTCGTCGCGAGCGGCCTGAACGAGCTTTACGTTGTCGGTCTGCCCGGCAAGCTTCGTGATCGCGTCGGCAAGCGCCTTGTCGTAAGCCTGGAACTGCTCCGTGGCCTTGCTCTTAGCCGTGCCGAGCTCGGCAGCCGTCAGCGGCCGGCCGCACGAGGAGCAGGGGCAGCCGACCTGGTGCTCGATCTGCTCCAAGGACTTCTCGGCGCGGAGCTTCGCCTGCTCGTGCATCTGCTTTTCGTTCGCGTAGGCGATCTCATAAGCACGGGCGTCATTCAGCGTCTTGTCGAGCGCGGCGAGGCCCCGCTGCTCCTCCTGGACAAGCCCGATCTTGCTGTCGCAGTCGGCAATGCCGGCCTCGATCAGCGCCTTGTCGAACTTCTCCAGATCTTCCTTGACCCGCCGCAGGTGAGGAAGGACCGCGGAGATCTCATCCCTGACCTTCTGCTCGCGCACCGTCTTCTCGCCGGCCCACGCCCCGAGCTGGCTCTTCGCCGAGTGGACCTGGGCACGCAGGAAGCCTTCCTGGGTATCTGCCTTGTCGTGCTCGATCCTTACCACCTCGAGCGCCTTCAGCGCGTCGTCGTGGTCCTTGCGGGCCATCCGATAGGCGCCTTCGAGCAGGGATGCGCCGGATGCCTCTTCGATGATGACCTTCAGGTTCTTGTCAGTCATCGACGGCAGGTCAGGCATCTTCTCCTGGCCGGCATAGATCGAAGCCGTGAACACGTCGAGCGAACAGCCGATAATGCCGATCGCAACTTCCTGCGTCAGCTTCTCGGTGCCCTTGGTGAGATCGACCTCTTTCACGCCGTCGAACGACTTCAAGGTGAAGGTGTTCTTGCCCGTCTTGTGCTTGCGGTGCCTGGTCGCGGTGTAGGTGATGTGACCGTCGATCGCGACGGACTTGACGAAGCAATCCTTCTTCGCATCGCGGTTGATCACGTCATCACCGGACACGCCGCGTGCCGTCTCGCCGAACCAGCACCATTCGAGCGCTTCGGGAATGGACGACTTGCCGACGCCGTTGGAATCTGCCGACGTGTCGGCCTGGTTGTCGCCCTGGATCAGGACCAGGCCGCGATCAGACAGATTGACCTTGGCATTGGTCAGCGCCAGGAAGTTCTGGATTTCGAGCTCGGGGAACTTCATGTCAGGCTTCCTCGCAAATAGCGCGCTTGGTTCGATCCAATTCGGCGCAGCAGCGCTCGCAAAAGAATGGCTCGTCGTCGTAGGGAATGACGCCACGGTGGGAGAGGCGCCGGCCGAGCTTCCAGTAGCAAGGGTGCTGTTCGATCGGCGCCGGGAACTTGAACTGGAATTCCGTCTGGTGATTGCCGCTGAAATAGCTCATCAGTTCACCTGCTGCATGTCTGGCACAACCGCGTAGCGGCCTTGGGAGAACGCCTCGGCTTCCTGCTTGGTCGGGAAGGGAAGGGCGCCGCGAAGCGAGCCATCCTTGTTGCGCCGCCTGCACAACGCCAGGCAGCCGTTCTTGGTGACGAAAATATCCTCGGCGTGCCTGGACCGCAGATAGAAGCGCGTGAACGCGGTCGCTTTGCCCTTGCTGATCGCTGCAGCCAGGTCGCCGGCAGCAGCCGCCTTCTGGATCGCCGTCTGCTGCGGCGCCTCGTCTTCCTCGGCCGGATCCTTTTCCAGTTCGATCACAAGCGGCAGGCCCGGAACGAGGGCGACCAGGTGCTTGAGAAACGGCTCAAGGATCAGGTTACGCTCATAGAGATCGAGTTCCATGTCCTCGCCGCAGCCAATACAGGTCATTGAGCCGAGCAGGCCGTCCATAACCTCGGCCGTCTCCTGCTGCTCGTCGCAATGAGGGCAGACGATCGACATCACTTCGCCCCGGCGTTGATGGCCGCGGCCAGGTTCCCGGACGCTGCGGCGTTCTGGACCGTGTTCGTGACGGGCGCCGCCTTGGGCTTGCCTGCCGGAACCGAGCCGCGATATTCGGTCTTTGCCTTCTTGCCTTCGAACGGCCGCTTGGACACGTCGGAGTAATAGGGCTCGATGCGCCAATTGCCGAACTTCTTGTAGCCCTGGCAGGTCGACAGCGGCAGCGCATGAAGCGTCTGCGGATAATCGATGTCGTATTCGCCGATCTTCCTGCCCTTATCATCGAACTTCGAGACAAGCTGCTTGGTCGTGAAGTGCACGGTGTAAAGCTGCATGATACTGTTTCCTGTATAAAATCAATGCGTTGATATGTTTTAGCGCATCAGCGAGCGGAGTTCGTCAGGCTTCTTCAAAGACCGTGCGGGACTTATCGAGGACTTCCTGGGCGCGCTTCTTGAGGGCCGCCCGGTCGATCGACGCCGGAATGTCCTTCTTCGCGTCGACAAAATTGGCGACGGACTGATCGAGCGTGACGCCCTTCGTGGTCGCGGTGGCCGCGCGGGTTGCGACCGTTGCCTTCGGCACCTCGATCGACACGCCGAGAGCGCCCCACTTGCGGAACTGGTCGCGGAGCTCGTTGATTTCCGCCTGGGTCATGGTCGGGCCGCGGAAGCGGACATAGTTGCCCCGGCACTCGAGCTCCATTTCCAGCTCGTCCAGGCCGGACAGGTCGGCGAACTTCGGCGCGCGGGTGTCGTGGAAGGAAACCGTGTCGGCGTCGGTCTCGACCATCAGGAAGCCGGCACGGGTGCCAACGTCACCCCAATTGTGATGGGTGGTCGCACCGATCGACACGACCTTGTCGCCGGGGAAGATCACATGGTTGTGGTAGTGGCCGGCGTAGACGCGCTTGAAGCCAAACGCCGCGAGGTCGCCATCGGTCAGACCATGCGCCGGCATACCCGAGAGAACGCCGTCGATGCCTGCGTGGATGAAGACGTGCATCTCGGCATGATTGGGATGCGCCGACAGGTCGCCGAGATCTTCGAGAAGATCCTTGTTGGACGCGCGCCACGGCACGAAGCCGAACCACTCGCCCTCGACCTGGAAGGATGTGACCTCGTTGTAGCACTTGAACATGCCACCGGCGATGGAGATCTGGGCCAGGTTCTCGATCTGCGAGGACAGCGCCCGGCTGTCCTTGCTCTTGAGATCGTGGTTGCCGGGGATCGCGTGAATGTCGATCCCCATGTTGAGGATCTCCTCGATCGTCGCCCGGAGCGGGTTCAACACTTCCGGGTCGATCGAGCCGCGCGTGTGAAAGATATCACCGGCGATGAACATGAGGTTGCCGCCCTGCGCCTGTAGCGTCAGAGCCGCCCGCTGCAGTTCGCTGAGGATGAGCGAGAGGCGCGTGTTGATGCCATCAACTCCGGTGCCGGAATAGACGGTCGAGCCATAAGCGTGAATGTCAGCGAGAACGGCGAACTTCATGTGAATTCCTTTCTAAGTAATCTCTTACTTACATCGTCACTTATAGCGATACGCGCATGGGAGCGCGTCAGGTTCCGAGCGGATTCAGAAGGTCGTCTTGCCGGCGAGCTTGATGAAATGCCGATGGTTGACGTAGTGCTGCATGGCACCGCCCCGCGCCTCGTAATTGCGGAACTTATAGATCGTCGGATCCATGCAGGCGTCGAGCGTCGTGAGGTAGATCATGCCGCCCCGTTCGCGCTCGATGACGCCGACGTATTTCACCTTCTTCAAGCGAAATTCGAGGAGATGGTCATGGTCGAAGGCCCATTCTTCCTTGTTAAGGGCCATCGCTGCGGAGATATTGGCCTCTCCGCAGCAGAAGATTTCACCGCGCCAGCGACGGGCGAGGTAGGCAAGGCTGCCATCAGACAATTCGTAGACCGCGCCGATGGTCCTGGCCTTGCGCTTCACCACCCACTTCACGTTCGCCTTCGAGAACTTGCGCTGCGGCGGGCGGGGAAACTTGCGCTTCGCTACCATTGGGGAGAACTCCGTTCCAGTCGTATATGCCCTGGGCGCCGCGGATGGGGATCGGATGCTCGAGCGGGTTTAGATCAGCCAGGCGCCAGGCAAAATTGCCCCGCTCCCAATGACCGTATGCCTTCTCCTCATCAGATACCTCGTCCATGAACTCCTCGCTCATGACAAGGCATTCGTCGATCGTGACGGTGCCGAGCAGATAGCCGCAGGGTAGTTCTTCCAGAGGAGGCATTCCGGTCGAGGCGTAGAATCCGGCGAACCGCTCATCCTCGAAATATTCGCGCTGGACCGGCTTCAGACCCTTGGTGGACGCGATACCAATAGTTTGACCAATAATCGAAGCCGGTGCAGGCCAGGTGCGTGTTTCGAAACATTTGAAGCCCTTCACCGCTAACGAGGCGAAGGGCTGCCAGATTGAGATAACCTTCATTGCGTGCCCGACTTGCTGTTTGTGTTTACTGCTCACTTATAGCGAGACGAGCACGGGAATGCAGGGATTTGGCTCAGAACTTCTCTTCCAGGGCATGAATGATTGCCTCGGGCTTCAGGTTTGTCAGCGCATCGCGCTGGTCTTCCAGATACACGACGCGGCGACGATCCCCCTCATGAGCTTCGATGCGCACGCCTATCAATTGCTTTCCTTCATTCGAAATGACGAAGAACATGCGGTCGATAACGATCGACCCGAGGTCGAGAGATATTCTGTCGAGAAGCCGACGAATGTGCTTTTCTTCGGCAGTCGCGTAGCCGACTTCCCGATCCTTTTGAGACTGTTCAAAGGAGTTTTTCAGCGCCTCCGAAAGGTTAACTTGTTTCGTGGTGAAGCTGAAAGACTCGCTCGCATGCGCGCCAAGAAAGCTAGTCAGAACGTCTTGGGCTGCGGCTAAAGAATCCGCAACGACATAGTAGATGGTGTCTTCGCCTGTTTTGATATGATGATCGGCGTTCCCGACATACATTCCGGCCGGGATTTTGAGTGCAATAACTTCCATTAATTTCTCCAAAAGGTTGTTGGCGGGGCTAAATACCCCGCCGCCGTGGTCGTGTCACCTACTCTTAGGCAGCTTCGTCGAGACCCTTCGACTTCGCAGCCCGCTCCTCGGCCTTCGCCAGCGCCGATGCGATATCGGGAGCCGCTGCCTCGCCAGTGATATCGGCAACTTCGTCATCGCTGATGATCGGGGGCTGGTATTCTGCCGGCAGGAGAGCCTTGAGCTTATCGTAGCCGTCCGGTTCAGCCATCAGCTTATCGGCGAGCTGGCCGGAGAAATACTTCTTACCCTCCCACTCGACGTAGGCGCCGGCCATCTTGAGAAGCTTTTCGCCCTTCAGGAACTCGATCATCGAACGATGGAAATTGAAGCGCGCCTTGCCGTCCTCGGTGTAATCCAGGATGAACGATGCAGCCTGGAACGGACGCGAGACCTTGTTCTTGGTCGTGCGGGCCGTGATCTTCGAGCCGGTGATTTCCGCGTCCTTGCCATCGCCCTTGGCGATCTTCTGAATGCCGAGCGAGATACGGGTCGAGTAGACGTAGCGAGGCGTCTTGCCGCCCGGCGTCGTCTCGGGATTGCCGTAAACCACGCCGATGTTCAGACGGATCTGGTTGAGGAAGATAGCGCAGATGTTCAGGTCATCGACCAACTGCGCGAATGCCGGCATGTTCGCAGACGTTGCACGGGCAAGTGCCGTGTTGTCGTGCATCGAGCGCTGGCCGAGCGGCTTCGGCTTGCCCGTCTTCGGATCGTAAAAGACCGAGTTCGGGATCATGAACGGCAAGGAGTCGAAGACCCAGCAGATCGGCGCTTCCGGCTTGATCAGCTTCTTCTCGCGAATAACCATCGCCACCTCAATGCAGAGCGCCAGGCTCTCCTCGAAGGTATTCGGCTTGCGGTAGAGGAAGCGGCCGGGATGCGGATCGAGACCCATGCCGACGGCCAGGTGCTGCGCAAACGACCGTTCATGGTCGGCGAACGCTGCGTAGCCGCCTGCCTTCTGCGCCGAGATCATCGCCATCGTTGCGATCGCGGTCTTGCCAGCGGACTCGGGACCGTAGATTTCGATGATACGGCCGGAAGCCATGCCACCATCCCAACGCGACGAAAGGGCGTGGTTCAAGGGCGGATAGCCGGTGTCCAGATAGTGCTTCACCGTAGACAGCTCGTCATGCTTGGCGAGCCCGCCAAGTGCGGCTGCGATATCGTCGGGACTGCTCATATTCACTCCTTCGTAGGTTATGCGGCGAGCGCACGCGGCGCGCGGAAATGGGGGAAGACGGAGATCCACTCGTCGAAGTCCTTGAGGATGGACTTGAACAGCAGGAGCTCACAGAACTGCCGGAGCTTGTCGGCGTCGGGCGTGCCCTTATCGACCTCGAGGTGCTGGGCCGCGGGACGCGCCGTCGTGCGCAGATCCATGAGATCGAGGTTGCGGGAGAAGGTGATCGCCTTGTCCTCGTTTTCGATAAGGTCGCGATACTTCTTCGGCAGCTTCTTGAGGTCGATCGTCTTGTCGAGGATCGCCATGTTCGAGAAGTTCCCGAACGAGCCGTATTCCTTGATGAAGTCGATCGCGCCCTTCTGGCCGATGCCGCCGACGCCGGCCACGTTGTCGCCCATGTCGCCGGCGAGCGCCTTGACCTCGACGAACTGGCGCACGGTCTTGACGCCGGTGAACTCCTCGAAGTTCTTCACGGTCACGAGCCGATCGTTGACGAAGTCCTTCCATACGACGCCGGGCGAGACGAGCTGCAGCCAGTCCTTGTCGCCGGTGACGAGAATGATCTTGGAGCCGGTCTTAGTGTAGCGGTCGGTCAGGATCGCACCTAGGTCGTCGGCTTCCATGTTGAGCGCTGAGACCTGGGGAATGCCGAGGAACCGGAGAGCCTTCTTGATGTAAGGAACCTGCCGCTTGTAGGCGTCCTTCATCTCCTGCATCCGGATCTCGTTCTTCGTTTCCTTCTTGTCGCGGTTGTCCTTGTAGGCAGCGAACATGAGCTTGCGCCACGACGCGCCATCCCAGAGGACGACCGGCTGATAATCCTGGAAGCTCGCAATGTGCGAGCGAAGGCCCCTCAACAGGTAATAGATCGCCTGAACCTGGACCTCGCCGATCGAGAGCGGCTTGGCATTGTTGTAGTAGTGACCGAGTGAATTGCCGTCGATCAGGGAATAATTGGTCATTGAAACCTCTCAAGAGAAAAGCGACGGCACCAGGAGGGCGGTGGTGCCGTCGCAAAGCCTCATCCGCGACGATGAGGCGGCCAGAGCGGGGAGGGGATCCCGCTCGGCATTAGCGTCACACGAGGTTATCGAGTTCCGCGAGGATCGCGTCCTGTTCGGAAACAGGCAGCGAGGAGATGCCGGCCGCGGGAGCTGCGGTTTCGGCAGGAGCCGTCGGCTGCGAGAGCGCGGCGAGCTCAGCTTCGGCTTCCTGCTGGCGACGCAGGATTTCGGCGCGACGTGCGGCGATAGCCGGATCTTCGACCGGGGCAGCAGCAGCGGCCGGGGCCGGAGCGGCAGCAGTCGTGGCAGGTGCAGCGGCAGCAGAAGCTACCGAGGCGTCTGCAACAGCAGCGGCGGGCGAGGACAGTGCAGCAGTCGGCGTGCGAACGCCGGCCGAAGTAGCAGGACCAGTCAGAGCCGGAACAGCGACACCGGCGATCTGCGCGATGCAGTTCAGTGCCTTCTGTTCTTCACCGCGGAAGAAGTTCTGCGCGATGAAGGCGTGCAGATCGACCGTCCGCGAGAGAACCTCGGGGCTGACGGGCTTGGACGGAGCCGGATCGACCATCACCTCATACTTGGTATTCAGACCCTTGCCGGTCTTGGTGATGATGATGTCGACACCGGTCAGCGGGTCGGTCAGATCGCGACCAGCGTCGTCGTAGACGCCAACGAGATCCATGACCTTGCCGAAGGTGGTGCCGGTCAGTTCGAGCGGAACGGCCTCGTCGGCGTTACCGGAGCGATCGACAACGTTGAGGAGGACCGACTTCTTGGCCTTCCACTCGTTGTAGAGCTCCTTGGATTCTTCATCCATCGCCGAGTTGATCGCCATTTCGATCGCGGTGTTCAGGACGGACGGCTGCTGGTAAACCGTGTCGCAGTCGCCGACGACAGCCAGCGGCTTGCCGTTCTTGTCTGCCTTGATCCAGTGAACGCCGAGATCGGCCCAATACTGGCCGGAAGCCGGAACCCAGGGAGCCTGGGCAGGGGTCGGGGCCAGAAGACGGTAGGTATTGCGACCGTCCTTGGGCTTAACGGTCTTGCTGGAGCCGCCAGAATACTTGTTCTTGGCGCCGGAGACCGCCTTCTTCAGTTCAGGGCTGAGAGCCATATGCTTAGTTCCTTCGTGCTTTTGTGCTTTGTGCTTTCGACTTGCCTTGATAGCTATCCAGCTATCTAGCTACTTACTTATAGCGATGTGTCGATGGGATCGCTCAAGTCCCGAGTGGTCAGGCCGCCTTGCGGGACGGACGGACCAGGCCAGAATTCTTCCAGTTGTTCGACAGTTCGGCTGCGTCAGCAGCTTCGAGGCGAGCTTCCTCGGCCTTGGCTGCGGCCTTGGCTGCCTTGCTCTCCGCCTTTTCAGCCTTGGTGACGTGCAACGTTTCGAGCTTGTCGAGGTCGCGAACGACCTTGCTCTGACGGGCGACGACACGATCGATGGTCAGTTCCAGGCCAAGGAACTTACGGAGATATGCAATGAATGCGTCCATGAGGATCTTCCTTTTGAAGGGCGTCACACTAAGTAAGTGCTTACTTACTTTATAGCGTAAATGACGAGGGATTGCACTTAATTTACGGAATTTTCGTCCGCTGCCTGAACGCCATTGCGGCGCGCAAGACGATCGAGCGTGCTCTGCTTGGACTGCTCGACCGCGTCTTCGCGTGCCGACTTTTCGCGGATGGACAACTCACCCTTCATCTCCTCGCGGGAGATCAGGCCGAGCTGCACCAGCATGTCGCGCCGGTGCCGGAAGGACTCAACAGCGGTCTTGCCGATCGCCTCGACGCGCTTGGCATCGTTCAGCGCCTTCTTCATCCCGACGACGCGCGGATGACGGGCGATGCGGGTCGCGATCGCGCCTTCGGTGATCTTCTCGCCGGCCGTTGCCGCTTCGTTACGGACGATCTGCGAGACAGCAGCCTCGGTGTTCTCCAGGAGCATCTTCACCACGTCGACCTGCTTTGCGGCGTCAGCGGCGAGAACGCCATAATATGAGAACATGGACGCCTGGGAGATCATGGCGTCGGTCAGATTGTTCGGGGAGAAGGCGAGGTCGCGCTTCAACTGTGCAGCATCGATGAAGTCGCGGACCTGATAGGAGGTCTGCTCCTTCGCGGCGTCGGCCGTCGTGGGAGTCGTCATGTTGTGGTTCCTTGTTGATACTGAAATTATAGCGATTTCGCGATCGGAGAGCGCATTTAGAAAGCGCCGAAAGTGCTGTTGCCTTCGTAGAGCCTCTCCCGCTCCTCAGCTTCTGCCAGCTCGCGTTCCAACTTCTTCTTGTGAGCTTCCATATCGCGGGCGAGATTGTTCGCAACCGCCCGCTGGTGCATACGCGCAGCCGCGAGCTCATTCGGACCCTCGGGCGTGGGAGGGGTGATGCCGATGGAACTCAAACCCATGAGCTTCTCCCACTCATTGATCGCTTCTTCGCGCTCGTCTTCGGTCATGTCATTCCAATCCGTGACTTCGTGCTTGTCGAGAACCTTGTGTCCGAAGTTGCAGTTCGGAACGCGGTGATCGTCGCAATACCACCAGGCGCAGGGCTGGTCGGGCTTCATCATGGTCGAGGTCATGATCTCGCCGTCCCAGGTCGTAATCGTGCCTGGCACCCTGACGGAGCCGTAAGTCGTCGGGAACGGCACGAATGGCGCGGGATCAGCCGTCGGTTTCAAAACCATCTTGGGCGGTTCAGTTTCGGGAGTTTCGGCCTGCTCCGGGAAGAAATAGTCCCGGAGCCTCTGGCCGAAGGTCTTCTTTACCGGCTCGTTTGATACCAGCCGGATAGCGGATACCGGCCGGAGCATCATGATAAGCAATCCGCGACTGAGGCGAACACCTCGTTCATGTTCTGCTGCTTGTCCGGATCGTGATAAATCTCACCGGGGCTAAAGCCGATCACGACGTTGGCGTCATACTTCTTGGAGTAGATCACCTTGCCGGCCGCGTCGGATGCCTTGCCCTTGAAGTCCGGGATAAAGTGGCGAACCGTCTGCGAGCCGAGAAGCACGATAACGGGCGGCTTGAGCAGTTCGATCTCCCGCTCCAGATACGGCCAATAGGTGGCAATCTCGTCGGGCGTAACCTGCTTGCCGCGCTTCGGGCGCTTGATCAGGGCCGTCCAATAGATATTCGAACGGTCGAGCGATGCCGCTTCCACAGCCTCGATCACAGCGTTGTTCGACATCGAGAAGCCCATGACGCCGCCCGTGTCCTCTTCGTTGCCAGGCGCGTCCGAAATGATCATGAAGTCGGCATCGCGGCCAAAGAACGGCTTGACCGGATATCCGTCAGTCATCGTTGCCTTGGGGCCATGCGCTGCGCGGTATTCGTCCACGAGCTCGCCGAGCGCTTCCTTCGTGTCCTTGTCCTTCTCCAGCTCGTGCTCGATGGGAACGTGGCCAGCGACCAGGCCCGGCAGCAGCTCGATCTGGTCCTTGATGCGGCTCGGATCGTTTGCGGCCTTCTGACCAGGCTCGATGCGCGCAAAGGCGCCGACGAGATCGAGAGCCTCCTGGACGCGCTTATTACAGACCCGCTTCTCCACGCGGGCCAGGAAGTCGTTCTTGTCGGCAAACAGTCCCGACTTCCTGGCCTCGAGAATTGCGGTGGTCGCCTTTTCGGACAGACCCTTGATGCGCTGCAGCGGCATGACCAGGCGCACAGGCGTTGCCATTTCGAAGCGATCGGTCGATATATTGATGTCGGGCATCGACACGTCGATACCAAGCGACTTCGCATCACGGATGATACCCGTCAGCTTCTCTTCCTTCTGAACGGTCAACGCCGCGGCGTAGAACTCGGCCGGATGGTAGGTCTTCAAATACATGGCCTGGTAGGAGATCAGGGTGTATTCGACCGAGTGAGACTTATTGAAGCCGTAGCCGGCGAAGCCTTCGATCTTGTCGAAAAGGGCACCGGCCCAATCCTCGGTGCAGGCGATCGTCGCGACACAGCCGTCGCAGAACTTCTTCCGCTCCTTCTTCATCTCCTCCGGCAGCTTCTTACCCATGATCTTGCGGAGCTTGTCAGCGGCCGCGCCGGAGTAGCCGGCGATCACCTGGGAGATCTTCATGACCTGTTCCTGGTAGACGATAACGCCGAAGGTTTCCTCGAGCACCGGCTCCATCAGCGGATGGTCGTATTCGATTTCCTCATGGCCCTGCTTGCGCAGATAGAAGCTGTCCATCATCCCCGACTCCATCGGACCAGGGCGGTAGAGAGCGGTTGCAGCCGTGATATCCTCAAACGTGATGACGCCGGTCGAGCCGAGCTCCTTCAAGAGCCGGCGCATGCCTCCGGACTCAAACTGAAAGATCGCGGTCGTGTTCGCCTTGGCGAAGTTCGCCAGCACCTTCTCGTCATCGAGAGGGATGCGGTTAAGATCGAGACGCTTGCCGGTATTTTCGCGGATATAGTCGAGCGTCAGGGTCATCAGGTCGAGCGTGTTGAGCCCGAGAACGTCCATCTTGACCAGACCCTGGTCTTCAACGATGCGCTTGTCCCAGCAGACGACGTTGCCGTCCTTGCGCCGCTCAACGACCGCACGGTCGACGATATCGACCCCGCCGACGATGACGCCGCCCGCGTGCTGGCTGAAATTGCGGATCGTGCCCTCGAGGCGCTCCATGATCGGCCAGTGGCCCGGATAGTGATTGGCGAAGTCGTCAATATCGGCGACCTGCTTGCGCGCCTCGGGCAGCGGCACGTTCTGGCCGTGCAGCTTCGGCACGAACTTCGAGACGGAATAGTCCTTTTCGGGGATGAGCGTCACGCGGCCGACATCGCGGATCGCGGATGCGGAGCCGAGCGTTCCGTAGTTGTTGACGCCAGCTACCCGCTTCTCGCCATACTTCTTGGTGAGGTATTCGAAAATCTCGTGCCGGCGCTCGGACATGAAGTCGAGATCGGCGTCGGGCAAGTCGATACGTTCCGGATTGATGAAGCGCTCAAACAGCAGTCCGAAGCGGATCGGATCGCACTCGGTAATGCCCATCAGATAAGCGACAAGGGATCCGCCCACGGAACCACGACCAGGACCGACCATGATGCCCGAGTTTTTCGCGAACTGCACCACGTCCTGCACGAGCAGGAAGTAGCCCGAGAAGTTCAACCGCTTGAGGGTTTCGAGCTCGTAGGCGAGGCGCGGCTTATAGACCTCGACCAGTTCCTTCGCGTCCGGCTGATGCCCGAAGATCGGCGCGGCGAAACGGAGCTTCCAGCCCTTCTTGCACTCCTCGACGACGGCCGCAAACTCGTCCGGCGCCATGATCGGAAGCGAGACCGCAGCCTTCTTCCATTCGTATTCTACGGCGGCGACCAGCATTGCGGTGTTGAACAGCCCTTCCTTGAACTTCAAAGCGGTAGCCGACGGATCATTGCCGCGCTTGACCAGATGGGCGACAGCCTTCTTCATTTCGCCGACGAGCTCGGCGTTACCCATGACGTGCATGTCGCGATTGTGGCGCGAGCGGAACCATGGATCGGTCACCTTATGGTTCTCGGAGATCGCGGTCATGATCTCCTGGGTGTCGGCTTCACCCTGGCCGTAGAAGGCCGGACGCACGACGATCGGCTTGACGGCGCCAAGACTGATCTGCCGCAGTGCCAATTCGTTCAAGCGCCCGTAATAGGGCGTGTCGATCGGGACCAGCGGCGCATAGATCATTTCAACCTGGTCATTGAGCTCCAGGACGATATCGTCGACATTCGGATGCTCCAGAACCGAATGGGCATCACCAAGCACAATCGCGAGATCGTCGCCGGCCAACCCTTTCAACTCCGCATAGAGATCCTCGAAGCCGAGCTTGGCCACGTAATAGAAGCGGTCGTCGGAGTTCGCCAGCGTCAGCAGCCGGAAGATCGCCTTGATGCCGGCTTCCTTGAGCGCGTAGACGGTCAGGAAGTAGGAACGCGGCATATCCTTCTTCTTCTCGCCGTCGCCAGGGCGCCAGGTCGGATTATCAGACAGACGCAGCCGGCAGCCGATGACCGGCTTCAAGCCTTCGGCCTTGGCCTTGTTGGTGAAGTCGATCATACCGGTGACGGACATCGTGTCGGTCATGGCGATCGCCTTTGCGCCCGCATCGACGGCGTTCTTGATCAGAACCTTGGTCGTGAGGATGCTTTCGCCGACTGAGAAATCAGTCCGCGCTGCAAGGATCGAGTGCATCGAATTACCCCTTGAGGGCGATAACGCCGTCGTTGTTGATGATTGCGCCGACGTGTTCGAGCGCCTGAATTGCCATGCGGGCATGCGCGTCTGCGGTGCCCTGCTGCCATTCGAGCTTCTTGACGAAGGCGGTTGCGATCAGCGCCCGGTCGAGCCGGACGTTCTTGAGATTGAGGAGCAGATGGCCGACGATCTGCATGAAGCGCATGGACTGTCCGAACGGGTTCTCACCGCGGGCGAACTTGCCCTTCACATCGTAATTTCCACGATCGAGCCTATCGATCAGTTCCTGGGTCTTCTTCGGCAGCACCAAGACTGCTTCGTTGCGGTTCGCCTCACGGGCGGCCTTTTCGGCTTCACGCGCCTGCTTCTGATCGGCAAGCACTTCCTGGGTCGTCTTGATGCCGTAGCGCTCGCGCAAGACCTTCTGAGCCTCGAGGTGAGCGGGCTCACACAAGCTCAAGAACTTGCATCCGCGGCAGACGGTGTCGTCCTTTTTGAATGCGAGGGCTGAACCAAAGCAGCCCGGCGCCAGATGGGGAATGGTCGTCATGATCGTCCTAGTTCGAAATCAGCCGCCCGATCTGGGTGACTTCGTCCATAATCTGCTTACGTTCGACGCGGGAGGCGCCCATGAAGTCGAAGATCATGGCCGAGGTGATACGGTGGGGCATGGCGTAGGAAACGCCGAGCTCCTTGGCGTGTGCGGCTTTCGCCTCGAGATCCCTCATGCGGACCATCAGCTCCGGAGGATTGTCCTTCAGGAACGTCAGGAACAGCTTTGCCCGGTCAGAGACGCGGGTGAGGGCGTAGGCGAAGCAATTCTCCTTCTGGAAGGTCTCGTCCTGGCGTTCGGCCGTGTCAGCGATGACTTCGCCGAGCGTCGAGCCGTTTGCGCCAGATGCTTCCTCAGAGCCGTAGCTCGCCTCGAGGGACGCGGCGACGGTCTCGTCATGGAACCGTTCGAACGTCTTCTCGATCCAGCGGTTGATATGCAGGCGCATGCCGCGGTAGAGGAACGTCTTGAAGGCGGCGCCGGCCGTCGGGTCGAAACGGTCGCAGGCCAGGCACCAGGCGATCCACAGTTCACCCTCGATATCATCCAGGGTCTGCGACTTGGCCCCAAGCGCGTGAACGCGCTTGAGAACCTTATACGCGAATGCCTTGACCTGCGGGCGGTCGAGCTTCGGATCGCGCTTGATCATGCTGCGCCTCCGAATACGCGCTGCATGTATTCCTGCACGACCTTCTTATCGACGCGCGACAGACGGTTGGCGAAGGCGAGCTCCATGCCGAGCGTCCAATTGCCGCCGTAGGCGATACCAAGAGACGCGCAGCGGATCAGCTCGCGCGGCGAGACCGTCATGGTGATCTTGCCATCACGGAACAGCTTGCGGACTTCGTTCGCCATCTTGACGATCTTGGAAGCCGATGCAGCATCGATGCCGGTCTTCGACTGCAGGATCGCGGTCTCGATCTTCGCTTCCATGTATTCGACTTCTTCGGTGATCGCGAAGCGCGAATAGTTGGCTGCGTTCTGAACCAGCGTGCCCTGGTAGAGGCCGGTTTCATCGCCGACACCGTTGGTGTTTCCGGTCGCGACGAAGCGGAAGTTCGGATGCGGCACGATCTTGCGGAAGTGCGGAGGAGCGTCCTTGATCAGCAACGCCTGGCCTTCGAGAACCGGCTGATAGACCGCGGTGACGGAGGGCATCGCGAAGTCGTATTCGTCGGCGCAATAGACCCAGCCGTTGATCATTGCCATCGGAAGCGGCCCGAGCTGGAACTCGGTGACGGACTGCTGCTGAATGACCTTGACCTTGGCGCCGGTCGGATCGAGCACCTCGACTTCGACAGCCTTGGAGCGAACCGTCCACTGTCCGAGCACGTCGGACTCCTGCATGTTGATCGTATGCTGAACACGAATGAACGGACGGCGCGTGCGGGCTGCCGCCTGCTGCAGGACCGTCGTCTTGCCGGTGCCGTGAAAGCCCCAGAGATAGGTCGGCATGTTCAGCTCAAAGCCGATGATGACCTTCTTCAACAGGTCGATGTTGAAGACGTAGGACTTATCGAGGTCCGGCAGATAGTCGGCCGAGCCGGCGTCGTGGCCTTCGAGAACCTTGATCGGGATCGGCTGACCCTTGGCCGACAGAGCGGCCGGCGCGTTGCCGAGTTCGAACAGCTCGTGGAAGAACGCCTGCTTGACGGTGATCTTCGGCGCGGCGACACCGGTCGCTGCCGCAACCATCTGCGCCTGAATATCAGCGGCATCGGCGCCGGGCGCTACAGCGGCTGCCTGGGCCTTTTCAGCCTCGGCTTTCGCCATCAACGCCTTTGCGGTCTCAGAGAAAAGCGGCTCGCCGGGAAACTCGGCTTGATACCGCTCGATGGTCCAATCGGGATGGGTCTTCTTGATGTGACCCTGGATTGTATGAACGCGCACATTGTCGATGTGGCACAGAATCTTCCCGTCCGACGCAGTTGCCGCTGCGCCAGCTTCAATAGCCTGGCTCATGTCATTCCCTCTTGTGATGAAGCGCTTTCGCGTTGCGCTATAAGTAAGCTCTTACTTATTTCTGACGTGGGACGCAAGCGGGGAAATAAGTCCCCGCTTACTTTTTTTTTCAGATCGACGTGAGGATCTTCTTGATTTCGGACATGACCTGGGTGGGCAAGTCCTGGGCCTTCTTGAGGACCGTATACTTCGGGTAGAACCGGCTCACGGAGTCGTCCATGATGCCGATACCGACGCACTCAATGCCCATCTTCCCGAGCTGCTGGACGACATACGTCAGGTGAGGGCCGCACTTGTGGCTGCCGGCCGGCTGACCGTCGGACAACACCAGCATGACCTTGCGCTTCTCGCTGCGCTTGAGCAGGCGTTCGGCTGCGTATTCGAGGGACTCGCCGTCGACGTTGCCGGCCAGACCTGCCTGCGCATTCTTCATGAAGGCGAAGCGAGCCTTGACCGTTGCGGTCAGACGCTCGTCGAAGGTCTTGTAGATCGGCAGCACCAGCGGCGTCGTGCGATCCCAACTGATGCGCGCGGCCTTTGCGTCGTTGGCCATCGCCTCGCGCATCGAGGCGGGCATTCCACCCCAACCGCCCGTCGTGAAGCCGATAACCTCGTTGGCGATCTTGACGCGATCGAGCGTGGAGCAGAGCGCATAGCCGGCCGTCATGGCGAGCGCCATCTTCGGACCACCCATCGAGCCGGAGTTGTCGATCACGACCGAGACGGCCGTGTCCTTGCTCTCATGCTCCTGCTTCTGCGAGAACACGCGCGGGTCGCCCTGCGGAACGCGGAACAGCGACGGCGCATGCAGCTTGCCGCTACGATGACCAGGCGTGCGGATGACATGGGACTGAGACGCCATCATGCGCTCGATGTCCTTCTGCATCTTCGAGGTCATCTGGCGCGTTTCGTCTTCCATCTCCGGAACCCAGGTCGGGTCCATGGTGGAAGGCACCGGCACCGGCTTGATTTCGTCAAGCTCGCGGCTGAAGACGAGATACTCGCGAGGGTTCATCGCAGCGACGGCCGCGTCGGAGATCTTGATTGCGATCTGCGAGGACATGTCGACCTTTTCGAAGGCGTCGTCGTCGTAGTCGAAGAGGCTCTTGGCGCCACCGTTACCGACGCCTCCTCCTCCTCCCTGGCTTTCCTGGTCGGATCCTTCGCCGACCTCGCCTACACCACCGCCATCAGCGCCGGACGTAGTGACTTCCGAGACGTGATTGCGACGGCCTTCGTCCTCATCGTCATCGCCATCGTCGCCCGATTCACCGCCTGCCGAACCTCCGGCGTCGTCATCATCCTCAGAAGCACCGGCAGAGCCGTCGTCTCCTTCGTCGTCCTGATCCTCATATCCGCGATCAGGCTTGTCCGACGGCTCGTCGTTGCTCTCGCTATCATCGCCGTCACCGGTATCGCCGGTGTCATCGTCGTCGGACTCCTCCTCGGGGCCATCATCAGCGCCAGAGCCGTCGGCGTCAGTTTCTTCGTCCTTCTCGCCGTCCTTCTCGTCTTCATCGCCAGTTTCATCCTTGGACTTCGGCTCAGGCTTGTCCTTCTTGTCCTTCTTGTCCTTCTTGTCTGACTTATCCGATTTATCGGACTTGTCGGACTTGTCGGACTTATCGGGCTCAGCCTCGCCTTCATAGTCGGCCGCGGACTTTGCGCCCTTGCCGTTCTTGCCAGGCTTCTTGTCCTTGTGATCGCGTTCACCGTCGCCATCACCCTCAGCGGCTTCCTGGTCGGGCTTGTCCTTCGACTTGCCCTTCTCCTGCTTCGGAGGAGGGGGTGCCACAGGCGGCGCGGGCGGGGCAGGAGGGGGAGGCGGCAGGATCTTGCCGGTCAGAATGTCGTGAACCTCCTCGGCGATCGTGCAGGTCTCGCGCGTCGTGGTGCAGGTCTTCAGCAGCTCGAGGGTCGCCGGCTTCATCGTCTTGAGGAGCTCGTCGACCAGCGGATGCTTCCAGAAGCCGCGCTTGTCCATCCAGTCCTGCATTTCCTCGTGACCGCCGAGCGCGCGCATCATCGGAACCAGGATGTAGCGAAACTGCTCCTTGGGATCCTTGACGCCCTTGAGCGCCTCGTCGGTGATCTTTTCGAGGAACCACTTGCGCGTGGTCGCGATGTTCCGCGCCGAGCCGGGGAACGTCTTGATCATCTCCCGCTCGATCATCACGTCTTCGAGGATGTTGTGGGTGTTCATGAATGCGCGGCGCTTCGGGTTGCGAAGATCGGCTTCGCTCATGCCGCCCTTGCCCCCATACCAATGCCAATCGGTATGCAGGACGTGCGCGACTTCGTGGTCGATAAAGCCGGAGATCGCCGCGATGAACTCGGAATTGGCGGTGTCCGGAATGTTTGGAATGTTGACCGTCTCCGGCTGCTTCGTGCGCGGATTGGTCGTGACATAAGCCTGCGATCCGCGCTGCGTTACGACAAGACCCTTGCCGGCGAGCAGAGGCACGAGCTTCTGAACGACCTCGCGCAGTTCGATGATATCGCGGTTCATTTGTCGCTAACTCCTTGAGTTAAGTATGCAATTACTTACTCTTACGCTCAAAATGAACGGAGAACGACAGGCTTCAGATCAAAGGGCAGAAGTGCCTTTGCGCTGTCGCCCATCGCAGGGATCACGATATGAATATTACCGTGCTCGGGATGCTTGCCTGAATAGATCGTGCAGCCATTCAGTTCTTCTACCTGCTTATCCTCAAGCTCGAAGGAGAGCTCATAGGCTTCCTCATTCGACATCGACAGATTGCGCAGGAAGGGAGAAGTCTCAGTCATGATGTTCCTCTGGGAAGCTGGTGTAAGTATGCAATTACTTAATTCTGCGGTCGAAGAAAAAGCCTGCCACTGATATAGCAGGCTCAATGCCGAATCGCATTGGGTCGCGAGCGAATTAGCCGAATATCTCTGCCAGCTTCTTCTCGCGCTCTGGTGTCAGGAGGGGCGTGGCATCGCCGGAAGCGTCGCGCACTATCTGGAGTATCTTCCGCTCTTGGGCGGAATTGCCAGCCTCTATGATGTCTGTCAGCATCCGGCAGGCAGCGTCGTCATAGAATTGGGTCAGCGCGATCTTGAACAGATCGAGCGGATCTATGTTGAGAGCCTTAGCCATTGCCGGCACTCTGTCGAGTGCGAGCTTTACATGACCCTGCTTGAGCATGGTGATCATGTTTTGGTTTTTGTAGCCCACGGCGTCCGCGATCTCCTTCTGAGACTTCGGCGACTCCATGAGTTTCTTAAATATGTAGTTGGAAAACCGCGTCGGTGTTCCTGTTTGCGTTGCCATAATAAATAGTTCCCTGATTATGCGGTTCGTAGCGCCTGGACGTATCGCTTTCGACAACATGACTTATAGCGCGACTTGAAAGGGATCGCTGCGTCGCCCTTAGACCATAACGAAAAAATAAGTCAATACATACTTATGTTGACGAACCGGGCTTGACCACAACCGCTTAAATCCGCGCCTGTTCCATAATGCATCTTATGCAAGAAACGTTCCTCGGCGTCTACCTATGGCTGTTGTGGATATTGGGGACTTCACAAATCAGCAGAATCGGGCGATCACTAGCGATGTAGTGATTTGAATGAGTCGGATTTTTGATCATGGGCATCCAAAGCGACATTACGGCGTCTGAGAGATATCGCGTCAAGCGTGAAGCGCGAGGCGAGAAGCAGGTTCTTCTGTGGATCGAGAACCGTCTGACGACACGTTTGGACGAACTGGTCAAGTCGGGTGAGTTCCGCAATCGGTCTGAAGCCGTTGCGGCTGCCCTTAACAAGTTAATTCAGGAACGAAACTAAGGGCTTAAAACGCTGAAGGCTCCAGGACGCCAATCCTAGAGCCTTCGAAATTAGATAGTGACCGTCGGGACACCAGAGCTATCAAGCACTTTGGTTATCCCGAATCACCGCTGATTTGTCAACGCCTATTTGAGGCGAACGGCGAAGCGTTGCCCTGTGAAAGGGATAACCATGAGAAGCGCACAGTCGTCCGGCTGGCGCGCTCTAAAGCCGACGCTCCCGTCGGCCGAAGAGCCAGACACAGCGGACAAACAAGTCCTCTACGAGGCGGCGCGGGCGGCTGCCCGCGTGCTGAAACTACCGTCAAGCTGCAGGTTCGTCCTCGACCAGCTCGTCGGCGTCTACGGTGGGGAGCTGATCGAAAACCGGATGCTCGTCTGGCCGTCGAACGAATTCCTGGTCGAGCGCACCGGCATTCCAGAGCGATCCGTTCGCTATGCGCTTGCCCGGCTGCTTGCCGATGGTGTGATCGGCGCCAAGGACAGCCCGAACGGCAAACGGTTCGCGCAGCGATCGCTGCGGGGCCAGATCGTCAAGGCATATGGCTTCGACCTCTCCCCTCTCCTTGCGCGCCTGCCGGAGCTCCGCGATCAGCTCCAGGCGATCAAAGATATGGAGCGCGAGCGAGCGGCAGCCTTTGACGAGCTCACCATCCATCGCAGATCGGCGCAGGAGGCTCTCAGGGCGCTTGCAGAGACTTTCCCGAGCATCGACATCACCGAACTGACGGCGCGCGCCCTTGAGCTCGCTAGAGTCACGCCACGCAGGTCTGGAGCGGGATCGGCCGACGACGCCCGAGAAGCCTGGCGCTCGATCAGGGAAGAAGCAGAAGGTAGATATTACGCCGCCTCTGCCGGCAATTCTTGCCGTCACAAAGACAACAACAAATATGCCCCTGACCAGTCTTGTAACAACGGCTCTGATGATGTGAGGGAGCCGGAACGGCCGAGCATCAGCCTGGACGCCGGCGATTTGGCGAGAGCTTGCCCTGATGCGATGGAGTTTATAGGCGATGTGCGCAGCGACCGCGACCTGATTATGGGCGTGTCGCGCATGCGGGGCGCTTTTGGGGTGTCCGCGTCCGGCTGGGAGGAGGCGACCCGTGAAATCGGGGCGCTCGGCGCGTCGGCCACGCTGGTTTACGTGGTGCAGATGCAAACGCGGCCCGCGCCAGGATCGGATCCGATCAAGAACGCGGGCGGCTATTTCAGGGCGATGGTCCGTTTGATCAAAGCCGGACAGTTGAATTTAGCAAACGAGATTCAACGCCTATCGAAAGATCTTGCGCGCCGCTAAATACTCACTATCTTTACATCGGTTGGTGGTGTTCTGCGCAGCTCAGGCGCCCCGCTAGAACGTCGATTGGGAACGATCCTAACCAAAAGGATTTACCAATCGTGAATAAGATGCTGGTAATACTGGCTATATTGGCAAATATAGCTCAGATTATTGGAACTATAATCGTTTTAGTGGAGTTGTTCTCTAAATAATACGCCGCCCGAGCTATTAGGCTCGGGCGGCTTGTTTACGCGGCCTCCTTGCTTTCGACTTCTCCGTCCTTGTCGTCACGGAAGCGAATGGCGCGCGGGTGCCGGAGTGATCCGTCCGGCGTCACTTCCATGAACTCGGTCTCGAGGAGACGGGTCATGAGATTGGTTGCGCCGAGGGACTTCAGATCAGCGTAGTCATGGACTGCGCCCTTGAAGCCGACATGCGGATCGACACCCATGATCTTTGCGTCCTTCTCCCAGAGGGACCAGAGATAGGTGCGAGCGTCATCGGAGATCCCTCCTCCGACCCGCACCTCGACGCCCTTGTGATCGACGATCACGCCGCCCAGGATATTCTCATACTTGGAATGTTCCTGGCCGTTGAAGACACCGATGATCGGCAGATCGAGGGTTTCTTCCGCCTTGAGCTTCATCCAGGCGTGGGACTTCTTCTTCTCGTAGAGGGCGTCGGGATCCTTGACCACGATGCCTTCGAGCACCTTGGGCTGGCCGGTCGCCTTGTCGATCGTCTTGGTGAGCAGCAGCTTTTCCTTCTCGGCGTCGCCGCGGGCAAGATACTTGGCGAGCGTCATCGAGCGGGCGCGCTCAAAGAGCGCCTGCACCTCGTTATCGTCGTTGACGAAATACTGCGGGACGATCTGGATAGCGTCCTCCCCATCAGTGCGCTTGAGTCCTTCCTTGGCGAGCTTGACGAACTCGGCGACCCAGGTGCGACGGACGTGCAGCGGTTCGCCGACAGCACCAACGGCATCGAAGTCCTCGTAGGACATCATGTCGTAGAGGTGCAGCTCAGCGCCAAGCGCGTCTTCATCCTTGCGCCGGAATGCGCCGGTCTCCTCGAACAGCGTCATCATGGCTTCGCCGTCGAGGACGAAGTTCAGGCTTGCATGTCCAGGCTCGCGATCGCCAATCAGCACCTTTTTCAAGGCATCACTGCCCTTCTGCATGGCGTAGTATGCAGCCACCATGACAGGCGGAACAAGGAAGTCGAGCGGCGCGACACGGTTGCCGGTGCGCGAGAAGAACCCGCCATTGCCATCCTTCGACATGAAGGTGTTGCGGTTTCCGTCGAGCTTGAACTCGCCCTTCATGGTCTTCTTCATGCGCTTGGCTTCATAAGCCTGCGCACGCTGGACGGAGAAGACCGGAATCAGGCCGGGCACCGCCTGGTTGATCGTGTTTGCGGCAATGCCGCACTTCAGATCCTTCGACAGGATCAGGAAGAGCAGATTGGCGCCATCCTCATCGAGCGCGCCCATGACCTCGCCGATCTCGCGCTCCGCGGCCATGCCGGTCAGCTCGCGGCTCGACAGCTTCTTGAGCAGCGGCTCGACCAGGCTCTCCTTGAACTCCATCTTGAACCTGCCAGCATTGTCCGACTTTGCCGGCGTGATGCCGTAGGTGACGAAGGGATTATAGGCCCAGGTGAGCACGAACTTGCCGAGATCGGATGCGCCGAGCTGGCCGACGAGCGTCTCCTTCTCCGTGCGCGACGACGTAGCGCCGATGTCTTCGATCAGGCGCGAGACTGCATAAGCGTCCATGATTTTTCCTTACGCTGCGTTGATGGCCGCTGCGAGGTTGCCGGATGCGGCAGCGTCGTTGACGGCGTTCGTCGGGGTGTTGGTGTTCTCGGCCTTCGGCGTTGCCTTGCGCGGGCTCTTGGGAGTGGCCGTCTCGGCGCCAAAAGCAGAACGGCTCGGCGGGCCGTCAGTGGACGGCAGCGGTGCTGCGCCGATCATCTTGCCGATGCGGTCGGATGCGCCGGCGATCAGCTCACGTTCTGCAGCCGGCACCTCGAAATCGTTGAGGGTCTTTTCGAGGACCATAGGGCGATGAACCCGCTCCAGGATGTCCTTGCGCAGCTTGCCCGTGACCGGCGTCCTCGATCCGTATTCATCCGGCACCTCGCGACCATAGGAGATCTTCGAGACAATTGCGGCAGCCGGGCACTTGCCGGCAGACATACACGCCTGGCAGCCCTTGCGAACGTCAGGGCGCTTGCCCATCCAGACCAGCTCGCGCAGCTTCATGCACAGGCTCATCTTGGTCGTGACGTTGAAGATCGGGCACGAGAACTGGAACTGGTTGTCGTTATCCAGAGTCAGGTATTGGCGCATCATCAAAACCTTCCATAGAGATCGTTTTCGGCATATGCCTGCTGGGCAGTCTCGACTTCACGCCGGCGCGCTTCGGCGCGCGCCTCTTCGATGTTCGCCTTGCGCGCCGTGTCGAGCTTGCGGCCGGTGTCCTCGTCATACTGAGGACCGTCGGCTTCGCGCATGCCGGACGTGTCGAAGTCAGGGTCGAGCCATTCGACGGCCGTAGCGCCCATCTTGTTGAACGGGGCCATGCCGATCGCCTTGACGAGCTCGGATACGTCCTCGGCCGAGGTCTCGCGCGCCGCGCCCACCTGGCGATAGCCCTTGCGGGTCTTTTCGTTTTCCTTCTTGTCGATTGCCTTTCGCGCCGCGATCGGGCTGTCGAAGGTCTCGACCTTCATTTCGCCGAATGCGCCCGTCTTGCCCCAGCGGTTGATAACGACGCAGTGGCCGTTCGCCGCCTCGATCAGGTGCAGGTGATAGGACTTGGTGCCGGCCTGGTGATCGAGGGAGATCGTCCTGGACTTAATCGGGTAAACAAGCATGGCTTTCCTCTTCGTCCGAGCGAGGAACGCGCGGCCTAACTTGCGCTTTCGTTCGTCCGCTTCGTCGTCGTTCATGTTTCAGTTATAGCGAGATCGCTCTTGGGAAGCGGTAGGAAATAAGTATTCGATTACTTATCCCGTCAGGCAGCGCTCTTCTTCTTTGCCTCTGCCGCATAGGGGTTCTTGAGGCGCCATCTAATGTCGAGGCTCGGCGTCCAGAGCGCCGCGGCGTAGAAAGCCTTGCGCACGACATCGCCGGTGACTTCGTTCGGATCCTTGTCGAACGGCAGCAGCGCAATGCGCACCTTAAAGCCAATGCCGGTGAGGATCTTGGCTGCGTCGAGGGCCGACAGCAGCGCCGGGACCTCGCCATCCCACATGATCGTGACGGTCGTCACTCCCCTCGCCTTCAACTGGATGAAGCGGCCGAGCTGGTCATCGCCGTCGGACGAACCAAAAGACAGATGCTTGCCGAAGGAGCCGACCGGGACGACGCTGCGGAGCTCGGGATCGGCGTCGAAGGCGACCTTGATCGCGGCCACGTCGAAAGCCCCCTCGCCCATCACCACATGGTCACAGGCAACGACATTGTGCCCGTTGAGCAAATAGCGCCCCGTTCCCGGAAGCTCCATCGGGAAGAGATACTTCTTGGGCGAGGTTCCGGTGAGATCGCGGCCCTGGAAGGTCTTCAAGCTGCCGTCGAGGTCGAAGACGGGAATGATGATCCTGTTTCCGAAGTTCTGCGTCTGGGTCACGCCCTCGGCATCCTTGAACTTCCACCAGCCGAACTGGCACCAGCGGAGCTCGAAATACTTGGCGATCTCGGCGTCGAAGCCGCGCTGCTCGAGATAGGCCAGGTTCGAGCCGTCGGGCAGCGGAAGCGGATCGGAGACCGGAAGGGTGACCTCGCCGTGGATAACCTGGACCATTGCCTTGCGCTTGGGCTTGTAGCCCTGGTCGCGCATGATCTCCTCGCACGCCGCGAAGGTGGCGCGCCAGTTGTCGGCGCCGTGGTCGAACTGATAGTTCACATACTGGAGCTTGTTGAAGGACGTGTTACAGACGAAGCAGTTACCCTGCCCGTTATCGATCCCGAAATAGGTGCGCCAGCGCTCGTCGCGGCAGGCGGGATTCGGGCAGGTCTTGATGTTGAGCTGAATGCCCGAGGAGCCGCGCGTCTCGCGATAGGAAACGCTTTCCCGGTCCAGGAGAAACTCCATGTCGAGTTCTTCCTGGATCTGTTCGAATGACAGGCGAGCCATGCTTATTCCTTCCCGATGACCTTGGTCAGGAACTGCATCTTGGCGCGATCCTGCTTGATGCGCAGCGAGAAGCCGCTTTCGCCGTTACGCGCGAGCAGCCAGGTCAGGCGGGCTTCATTCGCGGCCTTTTCGGCGTCGGTGGCATTAATGCCGATCATGATGTCGACGGTCCTGGCCTTGTTCCAGTCGTCACCAACGTCGGTCGCCTTGGCAGTCGCAGCCTTCGCGCCGTCACGGTTCGTCTGAGTGGCCGTCAGCAGCGCACAGTTGGCTTCGTAGGCAATGGCGCGAAGGTCGACGTAGATCGTGCGCAGGTTCTCCTGCAGACTGTCGGAGCGATATTCCGCGGCCATGATGTCGGCGTAGTCCACGATCACCAGGTCGAAGATGATGCCTTCGGCGCGATACTGCTCCAGCAGGCGGTAGAGCTGCGTGGGCTTTAAGGTGCCGGATGCGTGGTCGCGCAACTTGAACCGGCCGGACTTTGCAGCGATCGCTGCAATTGCCCTTTCGACGGCATCAGGATCCTTGTGCAGATCCTTCATCAGCGTATCGGAAAGCGCAGCATCGACACGCGAGGCGATGATGTCCTTCGACACTTCGAGGCTGTCGTAGAACACGTTGTAGCCGGCCATCGCCGCGTTCTTGCCGAAGTCGCCGAGCGACATGGACTTGCCAGCCTTGGCAGCGCCCATGATGCAGGACAGTTCCTTGCGGCCCCAGCCCATGTGATAGAGATAAGCGTCGATCGCGGCATAGCCGGACGTGATGCCGGAACGCACCACCTTGCCTGCCTTCAGGTCGTGGCGCTGCTTGGTGCGATTGCCGATTTCCCCGAAGTAGTCGTAGTCGCCACCGTCGGTTACTGCGCCGACCGAGACGGCGTCCTTCATGAGCTGGCCGATCTTGTCCCAATCCTTCCCCTTCTCGAGAAGCGGGAGGATCTGCATGATCGCGCCTTCAACGGCCTGGTGCTTGGCGAAGTCGACAACCTTGTCCTGGACGAAGGCCGGGTTTGAGAGATCAGTGGTCAGGATCTCGCGAACCATCTTCTTGACGGGATCCACCATGTCGGGGCGGATGCGCTTTGCGGCGATCTCGTCGCGCAAGATGGTCGGCAGGATCTTCATGTCGGGCACGGACCGATAGGTCTTCACATGCTCATGCACGATACGAACGAGGGTGCCTGCTGCGTCCTCAGTGAAATACTCCGGCTTGATCAGATCCTTGGTGTTCATCGCGAAGTTGCTATCGCGCATCACCAGCGCAGCAACCTTCGTCTGGAAGGAAGGATCGAATTCGAACTGTGCCGTCTCTTCGGACATTCGAGACTCCATTTCCTAAGTAAGTGCTTACTTATGTCTTAACGCGCAAAGCGTCGTATTTCGATTATAGCTAAATCGCTAAGGGACTACTGCAGGTAACGCTCGATCATTTCCCAGGGCGGGAGATCGGAGCGCGCCTGCACCTTGTCGACCGGGAGCAAATGCTCCTCGATGAAGCGGGCGATGAACTCGGCCGGATTGCTGCGGAGCTTGGCCTGCTTGAACAGCCATTCGTGATAGGCGTTCTGCTGCGGGAGATCCTGGTAGTTCTCGACCAGGTATGCCGAGTGCTCGGCCAGATAGAGCCGGGAAGCCTGCAGCTCCTCCCAGCGGTCGACGATCTGCTCCACGACGCGCAGGTCGTAAAGGTGCGTCGGCTGCGGCATGTTGTTCTGCTGCCAGCGGCGCATCCGGTAGGTGAAGGCGAGATCGAGATAGACATCATAGGGACAGCCGATCATGTCGGCGATCTGACGGCCGCGCCAGCAACCAACGAGCTGCTTCTTCGCCTTGGTGATCTTCTTCTGATCCTGCTGGCCGCCCGGACGTAGAGCGCCAAGGATCAGATCGATATTCATCGGCTTTACATGCTCGGCGCGGTCGCGGTCGAACTCGCGGGCATAGATGCGACGGTAAACGTCACCATAGGCTTCCATGTAGGCGCAGGTCGCCTGCAGGAGCGTCATATGCCGGTAGTCGAACCACTTGCTGTTCCAGCCTTCCCGATCAAACCCCTGAAACTTCGTAGAGATGAAGTTGGAGATGATGAAGTCGTTCTCGAAAGTCGGGCAGCGCTCGGCTTCGAGTTCGGTTGAATAAGCAGTAATCAAATGCGGCATAACTGGTCTTTCGCTGTTCTGAGAAGACTTATAGCGAGACGCATGCGGAAACGCAGTCAAAGCGAGCGCGGGGTTATCCGCGCTCGTTGATGTCAGAACTCGTAGGCTTCGACGATATCCTGGCAGAGACCTGAGCGAACGATCTCGGAGCGAAGGAACTGGACGACCGTAACCTGGCTGTGATTGCCGATACGGCGGACTGCATCCTCCAGGCCGGACTTTGAGCCGATCTTCTCGTCGGTCTGGGTTGCGTCGCCATTGATGACGAACTTGGCATTCTCGCCGATACGGGTCAGGAACGCCTTGAACTCGGCCTTGGTCGCGTTCTGTGCCTCGTCGAAGATCACCCAAGCATCCTTCAGCGTGCGGCCGCGGATGAAGGCCAGCGGGATCGGCTCGATGATGCCTGCCTTGAGACAATATTCGTAGTAGCCGGAGCCCAGCGCTTCGACGAAGGCTTCCTTCACCGGGATCAGATAGGGTGCGAACTTCTCTTCCAGCTCGCCAGGCAGGAAGCCCATGCCCTCGCCTACCTCGACTGCGGGCCGGGTGACGTAGATCTTCTTGATCTCGCCGCGCTTGAGAGCCTCTGCTGCGCGCTGAATGGCGAACCAGGTCTTACCCGTGCCGGCAGGTCCAAGGCCGAAGATGATGTCGGAGGACTTGAAGCCGGCATCGTAGCGCTTCTGGCCGTTCGTGAGTGCGAGGACGGGCTCCTTGCGGGCAGCCGTCGGCTGGACAGGAAGGGAACGATCGACGGAACCGATCAGCTTGGAGTCATTGCGCATACGTGCGCGGTCGTCGCGGCGGGTCTGGCGGGCGACGGACTTGCGAGGCTTAGACATTTCAGGGGGACTCCAATGGGGAGGTATCTCTTACCGGCCCAATGTAGCTGAAAAGGTCAGGCTAAGTAAGTGCTTACTTATGTTGAGGGCTAAATAAACGCGCGCCACTTCCCGTTCTGGAACGTCACCAGAGTCCGCTTGCCATTGTTATACTGGAAGGTGCAAGTGACCGCCCAGCCGGACGGACCCTTGTTGTAGCCCTGCCGCAGGCTCACCACGCCGGAGACGTAGACGCCATCCATGATCTCGGGCGAATGCTTGTCGCCGATGTTCATCTTGCGGCCGAGGGCTGCGAAACCCGATACCGTGCCGCGTGCACCATTGGCGCCGCGGAAGCCGTGATTGCCGCACTCTACGCCGTTAATCACGTAGGAATAGCCGTCATGAACCCACTCGACATCGGTGAGATCTACACCGTCCTTGTCGGCTGCCATGTTGACGGCATATTCGAGCAGCGAGAAGGATGGCGCCGGCCGGTTGGCGTCCAGACATTCAGCCACCTCCTCACGCCAGGCGAGATAGGCGTCTTCGAGCTGGAGACCGAGCCGAATATTGATGCCGTCGTTGCGGTAGCGGCCTTCCTTCACATAGCGTTCCAGGGCGATATCGTGATTGGACTCGACGACCGTGACTGCGACCGACGCCTGCAGCTCCTTGAGGATATTGACGACGCCACGAACCTCCTCGAAGACGCTCTCGCGGCCGCGCACTGCCACCTCGTAGGAATGGGCGTTGTCGTGGACGTTGTGATGATTGCGCCGGTAATTGTCGAAGATGTCGTGGGCGATCGCGCGCCGGACCTTCAGCGTCTTGAAGACCGAGTTCTTGGCCCGGAACAACGCATCGGTATTCTTGCGGTCTTCCTTGTCGGTGTGCATGTCGAACATGACGACCAGCTCCACCTGCTCGTCATCAACCGAGACCTCGCCATCCTTGACGAAGAATTCGAGGTCCGAGAAGGAGCCGTCCTTGTCGGCGACGAGATGCCGGCAGAAGAGATCGCCGTCATGGTCGAACTCGACGAGGACAGCGGCGAGCTGATGGTGGAAGATCGACTTGATGCCTGCCTTGCGCGGGATGATCTTCGGCTTGGTGACGAGCCCGGTCGTCATGACCTGGTGCGCCTGGCGCGCGGGATCGAGCGACGGGACCGACTTGAGCTGGATCTTCGAATGCGGGAAAACGCCCCAGCGGCCCTGCGTGTAGGTGGTGAGATCGCTGATCGGCCGGTTGGCCGTCGGCAGCATGTTCATCTCGCCGCAGAAGACGAAGTTCTCGCCGATCTTCATCTGGCCGAAGCAGAGGTATTCCTCGATCTCCTCGGCATAGGAGCGGACGGCCGCGTTATTCTCCGACCACCACTGCGTTTCATAGGTGCCCGGACCCACGATGATATCGGCTTCGCGGAAGGTCGCATATGCCTGCAGGTTCTCCCAAAAGGGCAGATCGACCTCGGCGTCGTTCTGGGCTCCCGTGAAGATGAACACACGCCCACGAGGATCCTCGACGCCTTCAGCGAGCAGCGTGTCGGTGAGCCAGGTGCGCGGCGTGCCCTCGACGTTCTGCTTCTTGCCGGCCCGGCGATCATACTTGGTGGTGATATAGGGATCGACCACGACAGCCTCCGGATTGGTGACCGGATAGCGGGAGCTGGTCAGCAGCTTGTCGATTTCATAACGCAGCAGATCCGCGCGTGCGTTGGCGTGGTTCTTCGGTGCTTCCGGATCCTTCTCGGTCGCCTGGATGACGCGATTGATAAGAGCCGGAACATCCTCGCCTGCACGCTTGCGAGCACGAAGGACCGAGGAGCGATTGCGCACCGTCTGATACGAAAGACCGAGAGCTACGGCTACATCGGTGAGATTGGGGTAGGTTTCCTTGTCGTTGTAGGCTGCGACGAAACGATCTTCAGGCACAATAGCCGACATGTATTCCCGTCCATTCATCGTAAGATATACTTACTTCTAAGTTAACAATAATAGACGAACGACGGATCAATCTTCCGGTGTGGAAAGATAGGTCCGCAGGGCGTCATAGTAGTTCTGGAGAGCAGTGAAGCTGTTCCGGCAATTGCGCAGGCTCGCCCGGTCCTTGATCCAATAGGTTTCCGTCTCGGCCTGGTCGAGATCGCGATCCGGGACCAGCACGCCATAGGCGCAGGCCGGCTTGCAGTTCTCCTGGCCGATCTTGCACGCGAGCTCCACAGGCAGGACCGGAAGGGCGATTGGCGCCCTAGCGGATGGAGTTAACGCGCTGCACGCTGCTGCGCTTGATGCCACCAGCATGAGCGCTAGGATCCGCCCCGGCTTCGCTGTTAAGGCGAGCGACTTCATCTTCCAGCTTCTCCTTGTCGAGGATAAGGGCGGCCACGTCTTCGCGCAGGCCCTTTTCGGCAGAGGCAATGGCGAAATTGTTCGCCTTCAATTGATCCTCAGCCTGCTTTTCGTAGACGACTGCAGCGGCCGAATAGCCGCGGTCGTAGATGGTGTTGTAGGCGTAGATGCCGGCACCCACGATCGCGACTGCGAGCGCGCCGTAGACCCAGCCGAGATAGGGTGCGATGAGAGCCTTCAGCATTAGGAGGGCAGCCCCGACACGCAGATTTCGGCCTCGCCCTTGCGCTGGTCATCACCCATTTCGCGGCGCTTCACGAGACCAGGAACCCTGACGCCGCCCGCCTTATTCCAGGCGGTCTGGGCTTCGCAGCCCTTGCGGTATTCACCCTTGAGATGGAACGCGGTCGCATTCGAATGAACCATGCCGTAGACGCCGAAGTTATAGGCGCCCGAAAGCATGGCTGCCTGGACGCCGACCGGGAAGTTGACGAAACCCGGAACCTGCTTGACCAGCGGGAGATAGTAGTCGTTGAAGATCTGCTCACGGGTCATGGCTTCGCACTGCGACCTGGTAAACGACATGTTCGCCGTGACGGGCTTGCCGTTGATGCGCGTGATGCCGGCGCAGATGTCGTAGATCTTGGCGAACCGATCCCAATGCGCCTTCAGGACCATGCCCTCCCAGGGCAGGATCAGCTCATCGGTCGCAAGGATGACGGCCGGAGGAAGAACCGTCTGCGAGGTGTCGATCTGGGAATGCCAGCCACCTGCGGTCGCTGCGATGATGGCCGCAGCGATTGCGGCCTTGCCGCGCTTCGTGGCGACGATCGTGTTAATCGGCATCCTTGAATTCCTTCTGGGCGTAGAGGCGAGCCACGAATGCGCCGGCCGTGGTCAGGCCGGACAGGACCGCGAACGTGCCGAGCGGGATGAATGCGGGTGCGCCATAGACCGCGAAGATCACCTCGAGGACCGTGAGCACGAAGGCGAGCGCGTTCAGGCGCTGCGACCATGCCTTTGTCAGGATCTTCTTCCAGTCGGGGTGCAGCATCACTGAACCTCGAGATTGATCGCCTGGCGCGTGGGTGCCGGAATAGGGGTATATTCGGCCTTCTTGGGGAGCTTGCCGTTCTCCTCGATCACCGTGGTCAGCTTGACGACGGCTTCCTTGAGCTCACCGGTCTTCTGGCTGAGCTCCTTGGTGATGGCGCGATCCTCGTCGGTGCGATCGAGGCGCTTGTCCTGCACCTGGTCCTTCAGCACGAGCTGGCGAACGATCGGGGCGTTTTCCGCCCGGCCGGCCAGCAGCCAGTTGTAGGCGGCGAAAATGCTGCCTGCGACCGAGAAACATGCGATCACAAGACCGAGCGTCTCCTTATTGAGCTGAATGGAAGGCATGGCTGCCATGACACGTCTCCGGCGAATAAGTAAGTAAGCTCTTACTTACTACATGTGGGAGGAAAGGGCAACCAAAACTCAAGATCGGCCGAGCCTAGCCGGCAGATTCGTCGTTTAGGGCGTCAACGCCAGTTCACGCCAGTTCACGTCGGCGACAGCCCGTGCTTCGGCTACGGTCGTAGCGGCATCGATGGCGCTCTTCACCGACAGCCGGCGATCCTCGATCATCGGGGAAATCTGCTTCCAAATATTAGCCATGGTGAGGATCTCCACCGCCTTCTCGTAGCGGCTAACCCCAGACGTGTCGGCTTCCTTGACGATGTGGGGAATCTCGGAGGAGCTGAGCCCGTCCCCGAGCTGAGGATCGGCAACGACAAGCTCGGCCTCAATACGCTTCTCCATGTAGACCATGTCCTGGCCTGGAACGGTCGTGATGTAGAGAGAGCGAAGCTGCCCCGCCTGCAGGTCGATCTTGGCCTTCAGCTCCGCCTTGATGGCCGTGAGCCCCATCTTGAAATCAAACCGCATGGATAATTACCCTCTTGCTCAAAGTCGTAGCCCCGGTCTCGATCTTGACCTCGTAAGTCCCCGGCGTGTCCGTGGCGAACTCAAACGAGCCATCCGACAGGTGCCATGCCTTCTGGAAGATGATCGGGGTTCCGTCCGGCACGGGAAAGGAGACCTCGGCCGCCCCGTCAGCGGCGATCGTGTATTCGTCCTCGGCATCGATTTCCCGCTTAGGCGTGAGCACACCTGCCGAAACATACCAGTCGCGCACATCTCCAAGCTGAGATTCCACGGGAAGAATGGAGAGGCCGAGCAGATCAGCCTGCTCTTCCGCCTCCTCTTCAGAGATCGCGTTGCCATGCTGGGCAATCGAGCCATCAGGCTTATACAATACGAACCAAATCACTTCTTTGCCCTCATGATGGACCACGAAACGCTGTCGTTAGACATCGGGTTTTGCGCTAGCGCGCCAGCGTTATAACTGCCGGAACGAGGAGTGCCGCCAGAGCCGATAACGAAGCGGAAATAGCAAGTGACCGTCTGGTCCGAACCGATAATGCAAGCGCCGGAGATCGACTGGTTGCTGCACGTATATCCGTCAACGGCAGGCCCGACGATCATAGTCTGGGCGATCACGGTGCTGTTGACCACGAGCTGAGCATAGCCAAACCAGGTGATTTCGCTGTCGTAGTTGATGAAGCTCCGGATGTTCCAGAAACCGGTGAACAGGAGCCGCTCAGTCGCCTTAACGGCGATGTTGCGAACGAGGATGTTCGATGAGCCGTTAAGGTAGATCGACGATCCAGAGCTATCGACATAGACCTCGGAGATCGCACCGTTGGTGAGCTTCTCCCCGCCGATCGTGCCTTCGTCAATGTCGATGTTGTGCACCTTGATGTTCAAGGCGCTCAGGTCGTCGACATCGATGTGGTTGGCCTTGATGCCGCCGTCCACGATAAGGCTGGCAGCGTTGGCCTTACGAACCGAAACGCGGTCGACGTAAATGACCGGTTCGGTCGAGCCCGCGCCGTGGGTGATGCGCAGATGGCAATAAGTGGCGCCAGCCGGCACGACGACCTTCTTCGTCTGCTCGGCGATCGTGGCCGGGATGGAGCTGTTGTTCCAGAGGAACGTGCTGGTCGTCTGCACGCCGTCGGAGTCATACCAGTAGAGCGTGATGTAGAAGCCCGCGCTGCTTGCTGCGTTCAGCGAGCCAAAGGCAACGCTGACCGTCAGGGTCGATCCCGAGGTCACCTGAAACTTGTTCTTCATGTTGACGTTGAGGTTCGTGCCATACGAGGCGCTCTTGCGATCGAGCGCCAAAACGTAGCGGCCGGTCTGCGAGCCTTCCGTCGACAGGTAGAACATGCTGTTCGTATCAAGGCCGCCGAACAGAGGCGAAATGTTGCTGCCGCCAAACGTCCACGTCGCCTCGGTGTCGCTCTCCTCGAACTCGCCATTTGCGACCCAATTCTGGGCGTCATACATGACCATCTGCTTTGCGGTGATGATCTGCGACTTCAGGTGACGCGTGTCGATCGCATCGGAAGCAATCAGCGAGGCCGTGATAGCGTTCGCCTTGAGCTGCTGGGTGTCGATCGACTGCGTGCGGATGGTGCCACCGTCGATGATCGTCTGACCATAGTTGGCGACAAACATCGTGCCACCACCATAGGTCGCGAGCACGAGCTTGTTGTCGCCGTTGGCCGTTGCGACGACGTTGCTGGCAAGCAGCGTGACGCTGGCGCCGTTGGCAGGGTCGGTCGCGCCCTTATCCCAATAGACGTAGAGGCGGCCCGTGGTCCACGTAGCGTTGCCGGCCAGGATGTTGACGAAGCCGACTTCCGGCTGGAGCGTCGTCGCGTTGGTGCGGGTGTAGCGCAACACGCCGGCCGTCCACGAGACGATGTTCGTCGCCTTGTCATAAGAGAACTGGACGTTCTCCAGGTTGATGCCGCGCTGGCCGATCGTCAGCTTGTTGGCCGTCAGGGTGTTTGCCGCGACGGCGCCACCGTTGATCTCGGTCGAGTCGCCACCCATTGCCCAATTGCTCAGGACGCCGGTGTTGGAGATCGTGACCTTTCCGCCGTTGATCGTCGTCGTGCCCGTGTTGATACGGGTTGCGGGGTCGGACGCGCCGAGCTCCGCATTGTTCTTGATGATGCCGAGCTGCGAACCGTTGACCGTGATGGTCCCGGCCATGATGGTGCCAGCCCTGATCTTGGCAGCATCAAGATCGAGCACCTTGGCACTCGTGATGATGGCATCCTTGATCTGCGCAGACAGCGTGATCAGTTCGCCCGTGGTCAGCTTGTCGGCCGTGATGCCGTTCGGCTCAATCAGAACCGCGGCCGCGCGCATCAGGCGCGGGTTCGCGACATAGGTGGTTCCGCCGACGTTGTTGTAGTTGATAAGCTCGAGGCGAACCTTGGCCGTGTCGGCGGGCGCGGTCGCAAAGCCCGCAACAGCAGTCCAGGCCGTGGGATTGCCAGTGGTGTCGGCCGTGCCGGGCGTCAGCAGATTGCCGTCCTTGTCGATGAACTGAGCGCGGACACCCTTGCGGCCGGAGCCGGCATCGCCGACGGTCTTGACGGCCGCGGAGAGATAGAAGCGTTCGCCAGCGACGCACGGCACCTCGAGCACGTTGGTCACGACGAAGGTGCCAGTGCCGGTCAGTGCCGCGACCCAGGTCTGGCCCGGATAGGCATTCGTAGCGTCCTGGATGATGCGGCTTGCGCCACCCGCCCAGCCGACTGCAGCGCCGAGCTGCATGTCTGCATTGTCCGCAAGGATCGTGAAATCGCGAACGGACAGGTTCTTGGTGGTGATGGCGCCCGCGGCGATCTGATCCGCGCCGATCGCGCCGGCCGCAATCTGACCGGTGACAATCTTGCCGTCGAGGATCGTGGTCGAGGTGGTCAGCACCCAGCCGGAACCGTCGACCTTCTGGATATACATCTTCCCGTCGGTCGTGAGGAAGAACTGCTTGGGCGTAGCCGAGGTGAAGGGAAGCGCCGGCAGGGTGTTGCCAATGCCAGGCGGCTCGATCGAGGTCGCAAAGCTCGTCCGGTCGATCAGACCCTCGAGAGCCTCGGTGGTAAGCAGGACGTTGGAGGAGACCGTGGTTGCGACCAGGCTATCGGACCAGTCCGACTTGTTGCCGCTGCCATCGACGGAACGCAGCCAGAAATAGAGCGTCAGCTCGTCATCGAGGTCGGTGACGAAGAACTGGTTGCTGCTGGCGACGAGCGTAGCGGGCTCTGAGGCGTCAGGCGTGGTGTCAGTCGTGCTCTGGTAGATCTCGTAATGGGAGAAATCCAGTTCGGTATTCGGATCGCCAGACAGCACGACGAGACCGAAGCCGCCCTTTGCGGTCCAGTTCGAAGGCACAGCGGGCGGCAGCTCGTCCCGGCTTGCCGTGTAGACGAGCGGAGGATCGCTGAAGTTCGACCTATTGCCGCTGGTGTCGTAGGCAAGCACCTGGGCGGTCAGCAGCGTGCTCGGCAGCACCGTGACCTTGAGGGCCGGCGACGGCGCCGAGAAGCCGACATAGTTGCCCATGCCTTCCTTGATCTGGACGACGTAGCCCATCAGGTCGCCTTCGGTGTTGGCGTCCCAGGTGTAGGTCACATCGACCATTCCGTCGCCGCGAATGACCGAAGTGGCAGCAAGGCCCGTCGGAACTGCAGGCGGCTCGAAGTCGACGCTATCGGAATGGGTGCTGATTTCGAACTCGGTCGACCAGTTCAGGCCCGTCCTGCCGAAGGCGTCGTAGGCGGCAATGCGGAAGTAATAGGTCGTGTTCGGCTCGCCGGGAATGGTCAGCGGGTTGGCCTGGCCGTCGTAATAGGGATCGTCGGTCAGATCGATGCCGGCAACCTCGGAGCGCAGAAGCACGTAACCGGCATAGTCGGGATCGGTCGGCTGGCTGAAGCCGAGATAGATCGTGGACGCCGTGACGGTGTAGCTCGGAGCGAGCGCCTGCGGGACCGGGTTGGTGAACACCCGGTCGACCTCATGCGAGGTGCGGGCGAACACATCGGTTACAGTGACCTCGATGCGGATGGCGCGGGTCGGGGTAGCGTAGCCCAGCTTGACGCAATCGGCGCGGTTCGACGCCAGGTCGTAGGTATAGCTCTCCGCGGTGACGCGCTCGGTGCGCAGCAGCGCGCCGGTGCCATTGTGATAGACATTGACCGTGTTGTGGCTGTAGTGCGGCGATGCGACGTGCTCGAGGGCGCCAGCAGCCGACAGGGCGAAGTTGTTCTTCCAGCGAACCCTGAGATCCGTGCCGGTGAAGTTCGCGGTCGTCGGATCATCGACCAACTCGAGATCCGTCACGGTCGGAACAGGATAGCCTTCCGGACCGGCAGCCTCGAATTCGATGGTCGCCGGTTCCGAAGTCAGGCCGGTATAGGTGATCGTCTGGACGTAGAACTTGTAGGTGCCGCCCTTCGTGGTGAGCAGCTCCATGAAGGTTTCGTTGGTCGAGCCAATGACGAAGCTTTCACCATCCGGCGCGTCGACGGCGACGATGAAGCCACGCAACAGCGTATTCGGAGGCGGGCTCCAGGAGACCGTCAGCGAATGGAAAGTCTGGCCGCCCGTAACGTAGCCGGTCTCGCGCACGAGCAGGTTCGTCGGCGGAACTGCCTTCTTGTCCGGCCGGTCATACGGCAACGGTTCGAACACGATGTCCTTTTCGATGCGCGCATACTTCTGCGGATCGTGGAACAGGGCCGTGATCTTGAAGATGTTGGTGTCGGTTTCATCGACCGAGATGACGCGGTAGAGGCGCGGCGTGATGTCGGTGCCCTTGATCGTCCACATCGCGTCCGGCTCGGCTTCGGCGGAAAAAGCCGAGGAGAGACGAATGGTGCGGGCATCCAGGAACGCCAGGATCGGCTTGGTCTCAACCTGGCCCGAAGGCAGCGTCAGCATGAGCTGATAGGTTTCGCCCTCGGTGTATTCGAAGTCATCGTCCAGGGTGACCGTCAGGCCATTGTGCTCGACAACGCGGCCGCCCGCGCGGATCAGCGCCTTGCGAGGGTTAGAGACAGCGATGATTTCGCCAGGCCGCAGCTCGGCATGATCCCAGCTCGCCTGATAGGTGAGCGTGTCAGTCTCATGCTGCTCGGTGTCGATAACCCACTTGCCATAGCGGTGCGCGAGGCCGCGCGAGGTGCAGCCGGTGAGCTGGAGCGTCTTGTCACGCCAGTCATACTTGTGCAGGAGCTCGCTATCGATGACGACTTCGGTGTCCGGGCGATAGAAGTCGTCCGGATTGTTCCACTTGACCATGATGACGGAGTGCCGGGCCTTGAGCGCCGTCCCGCCGTATTCGAAGTCCCCGCCGATGACGTTTGCCGGCGTGACCAGGCGCACAGGATCCTGCGGCATGTCCGCGGTCGCAAAGACCTGGCCCAATGCCCAATAGCCCATGCCGCGCCATGCCTTCGTGATCGACTGCAGCACGAAGAAGGCTTCATCCTTGGTATTGATGACGCCGTTGAAGGTGTAGCGGGGCTCGTAGAGATCAGCGCCCGTATCGCCGTTCTTGAAGCCGGACTTGACGAGCTGATCGCAATACTGCGCGATGGTGTAGAGCGACCACTTGTCTACGATATCAGGCTTGATGAACTCGCCGAGGCCGTAGCGGTCATTGACCAGCAGATCGTAGAAGACCCAGGCCGGATTGTTCGTCCAGGCAATCTTGAAAGTGCCGTCCCAGATGCCGGTATACTGGCGCGTGAAAGGATCGTAGTTCGACGGAACGTTCACCAGCAGGCCGCGGACATGATAGGACCGCGGAGGGATGTTCGACCCCATCTGCTCGGCCGTGCCGGAGATCGCGAAGGCAGCCGTGTTCGGATAGATGAACTTGCCTTCGACCAGCTCGACGTAGCCCTCCCAATAGGTATCGTTCTGAAGCTTGTCGTCGGTGGAGTCGGCCGTCAGACGGCGCACGCGCACGTCCCAGGGCGCGCCATTCAGCGGCAGGGGAACGCGATGATCGATCTGGACCGGCGAGAGAGTCTTCTGGTTGGCGAGGTCGTTGACGATGACCTGCTGCCATCCACCATTATTGGCGCGCACATCGATCGCGTAGGCGACCGAGGTCTTCTTCAGGCCGCCCTTGTCGTCCTGGTGAACGAGGGAAGGAATGCGCATGATGACGCGCACGGCGTCGACGTTCTCATCGACAATGGTGCGCACCGTCGGGCCGAGCGAATTCTTGACCTGGACTTCGACATTGACCGGGGTCTCGACGGCCGTGTGACCGTTGAAGTAGCCTTCGTCAGGCAGCCCCTTGTGCGCGATGATCGAGAGGTTCTTGAAGTTATAGGTGCCGTCGTCGTTGAGGAGCGGCGTCTGGTCGAAGTAGATCGACTTGTGGCCATCGACGAGACCCCAGATCGGGCCTTCGGAGACGGCTTCGACAAGCCGGAAGTTGGCGCGAGAACGCAGCGTATTGCCGTCGTTCGACACTGCGCCGCTCGAGCCGCCCTTGCTGCTGCCCTTGAAGCCGCGAACGCGGGCCGGCTGGGCATTGACGATTTCATGGGTCGCGAGCGCGGTGTCGCCGTGGGAGCGGAACTGGATCACTTCTTGCTCCCTCCACCACCGACAGATCCACCACCGTCGCCGGTGACCGCGATCTGCTCGATGTCGATGCCGCCCGAAATGAGCACGCCGCCCGTGATGACCTCGCCGTAGACGAGAGGGACCGGAGCGCCCTGGTCGGAGGTGTTCCCAGGCCCGGTCATGGTGAACGACTGCGAGCCGTCCTCTTCCTTGGCCTTCTCTTCGGGCGCCAGCAGCGAGGAGACGCCGGCAAGGGCCACGGCTGCGCCAAAGAGCGCGACCTGGGTGCCGGTGATGCCGAGAGAGCCCATTGCAGTGCCGGCGCCGATCGCGCCCGCCAGCGCGCCGCCCGTGAACGCGAAGGCTGCGCCGATGAGCACGACGCCGAGAACGACCTTGAGCAGCCCGCCGCGCTTGGAGCCGGCAATAAAGGGCGCGATATGCAGGTCACCCTTGCCCAGGCGCAAACCGCTGATCTGGTTTTCATCGAGCGCGAGACCGCTATCGACCTTCTTGCCGCGGACGACATGCCAGGCGCCTTCACGCAGATCCTTCATGAACATCGGGAAGTTGGCAGCGAGTGCGCGGACAGCCTCGCCGGCCGTGCGAACGTCGAGGCTAAATTCCTTGCCATACTTGTCGCCGAGCGAGCCGTGCAGGATGACCTTACGCATCGGCGTTCCCCTTGTAGCGAAGCCAGCGCGTTGACTGCCGGCCCCAGAGCCCAGCAGGTTCGCGGCGCGACATGCGCGACGGCAGGTGATGGACGATGAGGTCGTTACCGACGAGGATCCCGCCGTGGTTCTCCTTCGAGGAGCGGATCTTCATCAGGAAGACATCGCCGGGCTTCGGCGCGTCCGTGGTCTCCACGAAGCCGGCCTTGGCGAAGTTATCGATGTAGAGATCCTCGGCGCCTTCCCACCAGGCATCGCTGCGCGGGAATTCAGGCAGCGTGATCGGGTCGTAAGGCCAGCCGGGAATGCCCTGCTTTTCGAGCTCGACCTTGCCGAGCGCATAGGCATCCTTGATCACCGCATAGCAGTCGGTGACGCCGTGCATGAACTGACGGCCGAGCAGCTCCGGAATGTCACCGCCCCAGATTACCGGCTTTTCAGCGGCGCGTTCCTCGTCGAGGGTGATGATTGCCCAGGGCTTGCCGGTCTGGACCTGGCATTCCATGTCGGCCTTCGACGGGTAGAAGGGGCCGTCCGGATGCGAATGCACAACCATATCGATGTCATCGCCATGGCTGACGTAGACAGCAGGCGAGATTTCGAACGAGCACTTCCGGCAGGAGCAATTCGGATCGTCGACGTGGGTGGCCGGATCGTCGGCGAAGTTCTCGCAGGCGATATACTTGCCGGCGACGATCAGGCCGCAGCTTTCCTCGGGATAGACCCGACGCGCGTGCGCCTTCGCATCCTCGAAAGCGAGTGCAAACTTCATCATGTCAGGAGATCCTCTGGACGCCAGGGAAGCCGCCGAAGGGCAGCGGATTGCCGCGACCGAAGCGGGTGCGGCAGCAGTTCAGCCGGCGCGACGGCATGTCCTTGGACGGGTCGCTGACTTCTGCATCGTTGATGTCGAAATACCGGCCGCCCGTGTAAGGGCACTGCGCCTTCGAGTAGTCGAAGGTGCCGGTCTGGAGGTTGAAGTAGCGGTAGCGCCACAGGCAGGTGTTGCGGATGACCGTGCGGCCAGGCAGCGTCTTGCCTTCCTGGTCGATCGACGCGGACAGATCCCACTCGATGAAGACGCCGTTCTCCGAGGTCTTGCGCTCGAAGCGGAAGATGTCGGGGCCGTAGAAGGCTTCGGGGTCAGCGTCGGGCTGGTTGTCGAGGAAGCGCTTGTAGGTGCGGACGCGATAGAGCGTGCAGCCGAGCAGTTCGCCATAGGTCGAGACGAGAGCCTGGGCCATGCCGTCGACGTTGGAGATGCGGATCTTCGGCTGCGGCAGAGCGCCGGCGCCGGACGTTTCGAGGCCCTCGAACTGAACGTCGACCGGCTGGTAGCTGATGCTGTTGAAGACGACGGGGCCGTCGTTCTCGGAGCCCTGCACGAAATACATCAGCGGGCCGCCCATCGGCGAAGCGTCGATGGTGAACAGCGAGATGATGGCAGACGGCGAAAGCGACTGAGCTTCAGACTGAACGGACATTCGGGCCTCTTAATTGAAGCCCAATTGTAAGTAAGTGCTTACTTACTTGCAAGCCCTAGATAAGGAAACACTTACAATTCCGTCGTATGGCTCTGGACGAGGTTTGCCGAGACGGTCCAAATGCCCCCGTTCGTGACGTAATCCCATTCCTTGCAGGTCCACTTCACGCGAACCGGTTCGCCGAACGGCTTGAACCAGAAAGCCTTGGAGCCCTGCTGGTCCTCGAAGAAATCGACAATCTCGCGCATCTGGTCATAGGTCAGCGCCTCCCACTTCAGCGAAGAGGTCTTCCTGATGTGGTTGATGCCCTTCGGCATGGTCTGGCTGTATCCGTCGCCGAACTCCGACTCCCAAAGGTTGACGGTCGGCTTGTGAGAGGTGCCCGGCGAGGGACCGACGGGCGGAACGAAAGTCGGCAGCGGCATCAGCGGCTCCTCTGGTTCATGTAATTGCCGGGACGCGTCTGCTTCCGGATCTCTTCAGCGACCACGCCGCGCATCGACTGCTCGTATTCACGGGCCATCTTCTTTGCGAGATCCTGGTTCTGTTCCGGCGAGCCGGCGCTTCCCTGGACGGTGATCGGCGAGGAGATGACGATCTGCTGGTTCTGGGAGAAGCCGCCCATCGCGTCCATCTGCTCAGGCGTGAAGACGCCCTCGCCCTTCTTGGCGATGATCGGCACCTCGGAAGGCAGCAGACCTTCGATGATGCCGCCCGTGTGGAACTTCGCAGCGCCGGCGAACATGGCAGCGTGCGCCATCTTCGGCGAAAGAGCGCTCGAGCCGATGATGCCGCCCGTGTGTGCAGTCGGAACCAGGCCCTTCTTGCTGCCACCGGCAGCGGCAGCGCCGGCCTTCTTGCCACCGGCCGCTCCTGCCCCGGACTTATTCCCGAACATGCCGGACATCATATACTTGACGCCCGTGTTCACGATGTCCTTCAGGATGCCCTGAAGGGTCTGGCGCAGGTCGCCGGTGCCGGTGATGAGGTCGGAGATGCCACCCGCAAGCGAGTCCATCCAGCGGGCAGATCCCTGGGCGAGATTGGCCTGCAGATCGCCCCACTCCTGGAACTGCTTCTGCATGGGCGACATTTCCTGCACATACTGTGCACGGATAGCCGCCTTCTGGGCTTCGCCACGCCTGGTCGCCTCGACCTCATCCTCGCCGGCAGCAATCGCTTCCTGCGTGGCCTGGTCGATGAGTGCGATCTTGCGCTGCATCTCCTTCTCACGCATCTGCGTGGTCGTGAGCAGCGAGTTCTCGGTGTCGCGGCGTTCCTTCTCGAGCTTCGTCTGAGTGACGGCGCTGTCGAGCTGGGACTGCGAGCGCAGCATATTGGTCTTGGTCTGTAGCGCCTGGCGATACGCATCGCTGTCTTCGCCGTAGAGCTCCTTGGTCTTGGCGATATAAGCGTCGAGACGGCTGGTCAGCTCTTCAAGGGCAGACGAGTCCTTGATGTAGTCCGGGTTCGCGGCCTTCTTCTGGGCTTCAGACAGGCGATGGTTAAGCTCGACGCGGTCCTGCTCGAGCTTTTCGGCTTCGCGATCCGTCTGGGTGCGAAGCTTCTTCTTCTCGTCGACATCCTTGGCAACGGCGTCGTATTCCTTTGCCGCAGCGATCGCGTCCTTGTAGCGCGCTGCCTCCGGGTTCTTGTCTTCCGCGCTATCGCCGAACTTGCCGCCCGTAATGGCCTTAACCAGGGCGTCGTAACGCTTGCCGGTGTCTTCAGCATTCTTGCCGAGATCCTTCGTCTCGGTAGAGGTCTGCTTGATCCAGTCGGCGAGGTCGGCGTCGTTGGTCTGCTTGCCGAGCTCCTGATACTTCTTGTCAGCCTCGTCGAGCGCGGTGCGCAGGTCAGCCGTCTTCTCGATCTGGGCGTCAATGATGGTCGGCTGGTAGGCCGGAAGCGGGCTGAGGCTCGCAGCCATCGCCGGTGCGCTGGTCGTGGCAAGGCCAGCGGCCTTTTCGCGCGTCGGGCCGTTGGAAGCGCCGTCGAGCGCCTTCTGGATCACGTCATCGGGAACGCCCTTGAGCGAAGTCCATTCCTTGCGCAGACCACCGAGACCTTCGCCGGAACCAAGGCGACGATTGAGCAGACGCATCGCCATCTGGTCCTGCATCTTCTCATCGAACATCTCGTCGCCCGACAGGCCCATCTCTTCCATGAGACCCTGGAGCGTCTGACCGACGATCTGATACTTGCCGAGAGCAGACG